AGAAGGTGGTACTGTAACAATCAACGGCACAAGTAACTCAACTAAATTAACGTTCTCCTTAACTCCAGACGAGTCTCATCCTCTGACGCTGGAAATACCAGCCTCCTATCAGGCAGCAGGCAAGGCTACCAATAACGGTGCTGTTATTGCCGACGACCCTGGTGCAACAGGGGGATTTGCTTTCAGTATCGTATTCTCCGGTATTCCAGAAAACGCTGATGTAAATGATCTGGTAAATACTCTTAAGGTGACGGCCGCCGGTGGTCAGACAGCTAATACGGTTATTACCCAGACAGCAGGTGATCCGTTCTTGGAAATAGACAAGGAGGTAATCAACTTGGATGCAAACGGTACTCCTCAGACTATCAATGTTAATGCTAACATCAGGTGGACTATCACACAAGCTGTTTCTAAGTTGGTAAGGACAGTAATGAAGTGATGTGATTATTCACGTCTGTATTGCTTATAAAAAACAAAAAGGGACGTCTATTTGGCGTCCCTTTTTTCTATGCATTGTATATAGTATTTATCTTTTTGCCTACTGACAAAAATCTTTTTGAAAATCATCTGTTTCCTGATATGGACTCTTTTCCCGTCATCTAATTCTCTCCAAATTTCATTAAAAATCGAATCTATTAACTCCATAACCTTCTTATCGGAAACGAGATTCTTTCTACCGGGGCTAACCCATCCATCATCAGTCATCTTACCGGCTATCCTATTAGCTATTCTACTTAATTCACGTGGGGTGCTCATTTCAATCTGTTTTTAAATATTCTACCTTTTTCACACTGAAGTATGCAGTCTCTCATGGGATGATCTTGTTCGTGATCGTCACACATCGGAAATTCTTTTCCATAGGGGAAAGCAATGTGCGGGCACTGCGCCCTGAACGCATCCCAGGCCGACTTCCTCACAGCCTCAGCCCCGGCACGCACGCCTTTCTCTCTTTCCTTGGCTGGGTCAGCATACACGTTTGAAATAGCTCTTTTCTTCCAAGTAAGCATATTGTAGTAAAACTTATCCACCAGTTTCCTACCCACTACATCAAACTTCTGTCTATGAATTAAAGGTGCGACCTTAACGACGTTCTTCCTATTTTTACTAACATCGACATAAATCAGCCCGGCATAAGACGGAACTTCATTTACGTCAATCATATTAGGCGGACAGGCGTAGTAGAAATAGTTTGGAGGATAGCTTATGACACCACCTACTTTAATAATGCCGTCTTTAAGAACCTTATGTTTTTTATCCTTTTTGAAGTCGTTAAAGAAATCTTGTTTAGACATCTTGACCTCTACTTCATAAGCGTACAATGATCTTGTTATGGCCAGGAAGTCAGATTCCCAATCATATATATGGAGATTGTTAATAACATACATCGGATTACTTAGCAGATCCCTATTAAGGATCTTAAGCATTTGTTGCTCTGGGTAGTTCATTGTCTTACTTTTTTAGAGGCTTGTGGCGGAATCGAACCGCCCTACGAGATTTTGCAGATCCCTGACTAAACCACTCATCCAACAAGCCATGTAGCCCATGCCTGAATCGAACAGGCAACTTTTGATTAGGACTCAAAGGTTTTATCCGTTAAACTAATGGGCCTTATTTTCAATAATCCTTCTTTTTATAAATGCTCTTCCATAACACTCACTTCTACCCTCTGTTGCGTTTTTATTTCTTGATCCAAAATTATCAGTTAAAGAATGACAATTCGGACATAACAATTCTATATTATTAATGTCATTATTTAATGCATCTCCATCAATGTGATGGATTTGAAGCGGCACCAATCCAGTACTTTTATTAGTTTCACCCCATCCGCATCTTTGACATTTATTATTATATTTTCTAAACAAATATTTTCTAACAAATGGTTTATAAGTAAAATATTTCTTATTAGTTCCATCTATTTCACCGTTAAGCCACTTTTTTATCAATATTTCATCCCTATTACTATTCTCCCTATTTTTGTAATCAAAAAAGCATTTCTGATTACAAAATTTACCCATACCATGACTATGTTTTCTAAATGTTTTTCCACAAAATAAACAAGTGCATTCTTCTGCTTTAACAGGAGTCCAATTCCCGTTTTTTAACCTATCTATTTCGCTTTCACTTAGACGTCTCCTTGGTGAGACATTTATACCAAGTTTCCTTGCTACATTCTTTATATGAGTACCAGAACATCCATACATATCACCTATATACAAATAGCTCCTTTTTTCATCAAGAATTAATCTTTCAAGGTTACATTTTTCAAGTTCCCAGTCTCTACCTCTTTTCATATTCGAACAACTATTTAAACATATACAAAAGTAATATTTAAATTCGAATATGAGACTCTTATATCAAAAAATATGTTATCCAAGGAGGATTCGAACCTCCGCTAACAGAACCAAAATCTGTTGTGCTACCACTACACCATTGGACAGTGGTCCGGTAGGAGGGATTTGAACCCACGTGTAACCAACTACCCTTTCTACAAGGTATAAGCTTGAGGGGATACTACCGGATAAAATTTATGTATAAATCCTATTTTTACAAATATTAATTATGGTAGCGCGTGATAAATCAAAAATATCGGCTATTTCTCCATAAGACATATTGCGATTATTTCTCATATCCCTTATCGTTTTAGCCACATCATTATTTATCTTTCCACTATATAAATTTGACTCTTCACCCTTTCTTATTTTAAACAGCCCCAATCTTATGGCTTCCTTAGTATTATAAGAAAGTGTACACCATTCAAGATTATCATAGTTATTATTCAATTTGTTTCCATCTATATGATTTAAAACATTTAAATTTTCATCATATTTATCAACAAAGTAAATACCGACCAATCTATGAATACAAAATGATTTATACTTTCCATTTTTACATAAATTCACATAATAGTATCCTCCTTGATTTATCCTTTTCTTTAAGATCTTACTCTTTCCTGATTTAAAAGAAAAAACATCTCCGCAATCAGAAATAAAATAATCTCCATCATATCCTTTAATTTCTACTAATCTACTCATTTTATTGATTAATTATAGAACAAGTAGGTATCTTTTCAGATACCTACTCATAGGACTTAATTTTAGATACTCACTTTATTAAAAAACTCTCTCTCAACGCAAAGTTAAGTACTAACCTAAAATATGGCAAACTTTAAAACATAAAAAGATTAAAATAACTCACTTCTTTTTTTTCTTCTTCTTTTTAGTGTCTTTTACTTGTTCAGCTTCGTTTTCGGACTCCACTATATCACCGGCTTCTTCCTGAATCACATCTGTATCAAGAAGCGTATTGTATTTCACTTCTTTATTTTCATCAAATTTCTCCGATTCTGCCACATCCTTATCTGACTCCTCATCTTTATCCAATTCCGGCTCAGCGACATCGTTTTTGTCTTTACCGATTATACCTATCTGGTAGCCTCTTAATTCTACTTGCATTAATTTCAACTTCGATTCTAACTCCTGTATTGCCTTGGCTCCAACCGAAACCTCATTTTCCAAATCTCCGATTCTGATCCTGGCTTCAATCAATGCATTTGATTTCTTTTTTAATTCAAATGATATACTGTTTTTCTTTTCTTCCAAGTTACTGATTTTGTAATTAGCCTCATCAAGATCAGACTTAGCTTTGTCAAGATCAGCCTTGGCCGCATCAAGTTCTTCCGTTTTCTTCTTGACGCTTTTTATCAGCTTTTTCTGATTTTCCTTCAAGGCGTCAATCTTTTCCTTAGACTCAGAAAGATCTTTGCCAATAGATAAAATCTCTTTATCCTTTGAAGCGATATCTGACTTAAGTTCGGAAAGCCTTTCCTTGTAAAAATCAGCCTTATCCTGCATTTCCTCAATTTCTTTTGCAAGATTTTCGGATTTAATAGCTTTCTCCCTGTACATTGACAGCTTGCTGTCTGTGATGAATGTAAAACCTAACATGCTCATTTTCAAAATATTTAAACATTACTTAACTCCAGAACTACCAAGACCTTTTTCTCCACGTTCATTTCCGTCTTCTACCTCAATATCTGTCACCTCTTCCAATACCATTTTGTATTGTGGAACGATTTCCATCTGAGCTATTCGATCGTTTTTATGGATTACGGTCGGTTTTTTATTGATTTTAGTAAGATTAACCATATACTCTCCTTTGTAGGTAAATTCGCATTTACCGGGCGCGTTAGTAACTACCACTCCCTCGTCAAAAGAGAATCCTGATCTTCCTTCTACATTCACGCACCATCCTTCTGGGATATTCAATTTGAATCCTGTTCCGATTCTAACAGAATAACCTTGATATAAGGTGATTGATTCAAAATCGGAAGGAACATCTATTTCCACTCCCATGTCATTCACCATCTTCACCACTCTATATGCACGAATATCACGACATGCATCACCATCATGCTTGTATTCAGGTATCACGACATCGGGATACAGCTTCTTAATACCTACCTGCACAGTCTTCTGATAACCTGGAGTCAAATACGATTCAGGTATTTTATTAACAACCTTATCTTCTTTTTTATGTTTGTTGTTCTTTTCAGAAACAGTATCCTTCTTGCTATCTTCTTTTTCAGAAAGAAGTCTTTCAATATCTTCTAACTTGTCCATAATTATATTTTTATAGTACAATAAACAATACCTTCTTTTTTTATATCCTTCGTTGATTCATAACACTCACGAAAAGTACTTATGTCTGCATCATTAGGATCATCGACCCACTCATCTCCTTGCTTATATTTTTCTCTGGTTTCTGAGTAGATCATACATAATTTATCCCCATGCTTCGCCATAATCCTTTCTTCTGTCACTTTCCTACGAAGTTTAATAAGGGGAAATCTTGTAACTATTTCTACCATCATTCTACACAATCTTTAAAAGCCCAAGAGATGTTATTCTCCTGGGCTGATGTTTATATTAAAATGGAAGGTCATCTTCTTCCATAGGAGGGAAGTTCGGCATCTGTGCTTGCGGCTGTGGCTGCGTCTGATGCTGAGGCTTGGTGCTCCTTGTAGTAGGTGCCGGGGCAGGTGCAGCCGGCTGAGCCGGGGCCTGATACTGAGCAGGCTGTTGAGCAGGCTGTTGGTAATTCTGATACGGAATAGCACTCGGAACAGACTTGGGTTGTTGAACCTGTTGAGGCGCGGCCGGCTGCTGGGTATAAGTCTGAGGGGCTGTAGGCTCTTGCTGAGTATTTCCTCCTAAACCTAATTTAGCCATTATACCTGCTCTGATATCTTTAATAGAAGCATTGAACCTGTTTGAATATTCAGTAATCTTCTGATAAGTAAAGTTGTTTTGAGCTGAATAATCGAGGCTTTTCTTGCCATCAAATCCCGTAACCTCAACAGGGTCAGGCCAGCCATTTACGCCTTTTTTATAAAAACGTTCAACAAGCTGATCTTCTTCTCCGTCTACTCCGGCATATGCAATAATAAGTTCTGAAGAACCAAACTCATCTTCTTTCTTCTTCTTAAAGACATTGAAATAAATTTCACGACTAAAATCGATATTTTCGTAGTATTTTACGAAGCTCTTAACAAAGCCCTTGATATTTCCTTTTTGATTTACGAGAGGTATGGAAATACAATAGTTTTCATTAAGCTCGTAATCTTTCAACACGATAAGGAAATTAGTAACAGTATTTCCATTAGAGAAAGTACTTGACTTTAACCCGATGTAGTTGATGTACCCAACTACTCCATTATAATACTCTTTCCAATATCCTGCCGGCTGACCGCTATTAGGATTTATGTGCTGAACAAAACCTTCTTTTGGTTCGTTACTTTTTTCATACAAGTTACCATCTGAATTAATATACAGATAATAAGTTGTACCAAAACTTCTGTTTTCTCTAAAAGCCATATTATTATTTTTTTTATAGATTATACAATGTTTGATTTAAGACGTATGTTGATTCGTATTTAGGATTGAACATCTTTATCATCTTATACTGATCAGACCAATCCATAACAACATCTCCTTTTATAAGTGATTTTACGGAAGACAGTATATTTTCCTTACCGATAGAAAAATTAAAACACGGGCCTTCCAGCGCATTAAAAGGCATTGATTCCATTATCTTTTTTCTATTTCCAAAATCCTCAGACATTACTGTTATGCCGTTTTCTTCATCTACCTTAACATTGACAACATTATCCACTAAAGTCATGGAATTAAGAACCGATATAAGCAAATCCCTATCGAACTTAACACTCGAAGATTTTTCGAATTTATTACATACGTATTCGTAGTTAGGATACTGTTGTTCTACGTTCATATCCGATATAATCACATTATCAAAGCATAAAAACGTCCTAACACCATCTGTGGAAATACTGATCTCCGTATCCTTATCAGATAGAAAGCGGTATAAAATAGAAGCTGCGACCTCACTTAGCATAATCGACCTTTCTTCTACTGCATTAGCATACTCTTTCCTGTCTATAAACAGACGGAACATATCAGTAGAAACAATGTCAATATAGTCCTTCTTCACATTAAGAAGAATCGAGCATATAGCTGGTCTAAATTCATCCGATCCAACAAACGCAAAAGATCTTTTCATAGACTGAATGAAAGACAAACTCATAACACGAATACCATCACCTACAGGATAAAAGAAATCAGGGAAAGCCTTATCCTCAATCCAAGTAGAAGAAAAAGATCCTCTATCGTATTTAAAAACGATACTGTAATCGTTTTTAATCTCTATCTCTATATCCTGGTTATGATTTTTAAAAAACGAAATAAGAGTCCCGGCATCTACTAAAAGAGAAAACTTATAGTCACAAGAAATATCAGTATTCACATCGAAAATATCATCCGTATATGTTATACGTTCGTTCATGGCTTGTATCCGGATATGATCAAAATATAAAGTAATTTTTATATTCGATGTGACACAATCCTTTAGAACCTTATCAAACATCTTTGAAATGTTTGAAAGTTTCTCATTCATTAGTATGCCAGGAACTCTTACTTTCATTTTTTAAAACTTACGATTATGACTATCTAACACTGCAAATGTATTATTTTAAAATCTAATTACGAATTAATTGGATTTAAAATGATTTAAAATAGATTAAATGGTTCTTCTTGCTGCTTCTGCTATAAGCATCGCATCAACTATACCGTCATGGGCTGTCTTACATCTTTCGTTTTTAACGAACGTATCGTTTGGCCACAGCCTTTTAGCGCAAGCCAATGACGTTTTCTTAGTATTTACCTTACTGGCTTCCATGACCTTATCAGAATGCGTCCAAACCAATTTCTGCCATGTTTTAGGGGCTATGAAATTAACGGAGCAACTTATGTTCGTAAATGCCATGCAAAGGGACAGGAACAGCCCATGTAGCTGGCCTTTGTTCTCCATGAGAGAGGCTGTAGAGGACGTGCTGACCCCGTACAGTGCGTGGACGTCCTCTATGACAAATACTACTCTATCAGGATTGTTTTCTACGATCGTATCCCGGCAAAAAACATATTCTTTAGTCAAGTCTACTGGTCCTGAAACTGATATTCTTGGAGTGGAGATTCTTGATATTAGTTTACTGTCCTGATCGATGCAGGCTATGGCTCCATCTTTTCCCGGATCTGCTGCTATATATAGTATCATAATGCACTAATTTAGATTCATGTCAATTTTGCCAATGCTGTCATCATCTTCAAAACCTCCATTGTCTGTAAGTTTGTAATCAATAGCCACAGCACCGTTACCAAGAATGTAAAAGCCTTTAAACATCTTTCCTATTTCAATAGGATACACTACATTTACGTCCCTTCCAATATCCTCAAACGGCATAGCGATATCTTCTGTTTCAGCTTCTTTTTGTTTTGCTAATACACCAACGGGTATATTTTTACCTTTTATAGATGCGTATGTAACCATATACAGAACATCGTTATTAACAAACGCCCTATCACTACTTACCTTATCCAAGCTAACATATATAATATGTTTTATAAAACTATTGATATCCCCACATATGTTAATAGCTTCTACTTCTTTCGGAATAACGACTTCCACTTCTTCTGGTTTTATATTTTTCTTTTTCATTGAATTAACATTTTTGTATTTTGTTTTACTTCTTCAACAAGATCCTGATCTTTCATCATCTCTTGCTTAAGTTTCTCATTCTCCTTAATTCTTTTCACCCTATCGGCAAGAATCTTTTTGTATCTTTTATCCGAGATCTTTATAAACCAAGGACAGTTCCTTGATGGAATCCTTTTACATGGATAGTCAGTGAGACCGTTCGGTCCAAACTGCTCGCATCGGTTACATTTCTCTTCGCCCGTCATTGTAATTATATTTTAGGAAAACATTCTTCAAGTTCTCTATAAGAGCACTCTACTACAACAGAATCTCCTTTAGGGAGAAATACGAAAATAGAATCGATAGAAAAAACGCTATCTACTTTTCTTACAAGTTGGCCATGCTTGTAAGAAGACATGACCAACCTAATTCCATACGCATCTGAATAAGATCCTTTCCTACATGGAGTTATGCTTTCAACAACATAATCAAAGCCTCCGATATTAACTTCATCTCCGGCATTGATTTCCATAATAGGAATCATTTTGGCTCTTCTATCTATGCTTATTTTCATTTCGCAATCTCAAATTTTATTTGCTCCTTCGGTTCATAATTCCATACCTCAAAATCATCAGCTACAAAATCATAAAATCCTTTCCCTTCCATACGAGATGAGATAGTAACCTGCGGAACCGGGCCGAAGAGAGATCGACGAAGGAGCTCGTTTGCCTGTTCTTCGTGACGGTCATACACATGCATATCTTGGATGAAATGAGTGAAAACTGCGGGCCTTAACCCGGCGTCGTGAGCAAACATCATCATCAACGCCGCATATTGAGCTACATTCCAGTAAGAAGCTGTAATCATATCCTGGCTGCGCTGATAAAGCGTCATATACAACTCATCTCCTTTAACAGATAAATTGATCTGAAACGCACATTCTTGAAGAGGTTTTAGTCCATTGGTTTCAGGATCGAACATGGATGCTACTATTCTTCTTGACGAACGATCATTCTTTAGTGACCAAAGAATGAAGTCTGTTTGGTTAAGAAAACCGTAAAGACCATCATGGATGTCTATCATACCCTCTGGAGCTTTACCGGTACCCATATAAACATGTCTGTTCACCATATCTCCATAACATCCTTCTATCTTTCCATTATCATCAGCCCACTGATCCCAGATATGAGAATGAAGATCTTTTAAATCAGTACTTCTCTTTCTCCATATCCAGATCACCTCATCTATAGCCTTCCATAAATTAGTAGGTCTCAGCGAACCAAGAGGAAATTCCCGACGAAGATCGTACTGGTTGCATACTTGCAGGATACGCTTCACCTTGACGCCTGTCCCGTCACCGTAGACCGGTCGCTTTACCTCTTCCCACGGCTGGCTCATTATAAGAGCCAAATTGTCTTGAAATATTTTATCTACTCTTGCCATATTCTTATTAGGTACTTATATACTATAGTATCACCATCTCAAGGTTATGCCAACAAACAAGAATCATTAAAAATTCTAAGAGGAATGGTTATAAAGACGATTAATTTCTTCTTGTTCTAAACACGGACCACCTACAACTTTCTCTGTCGCTTTTCTTTGTCTAACAAAATCTTCAGCTTCGGAAAAAGTTGTAGCATAAATATATCCGCCATACTTTTCTCCATTGATTTCAAATTCTGTCACAAACTTCTTTTGTTTTTCTTCTTTTGTTTCCATAACTGTAATTTTTAAAAGCAAATAATTGATTGATTTATAAAAAGAAATAAAGCGGTGATAAACTAAGTTACCTTAACCAACTACCATCCAATCATCAGCCAACATATCTGATTGAGAAGCTAACCATCCATTTACAATATTATCGTTAGCATCTTTCATGCACAGATAAGAACAAAATTTAATCATGTTGGTTTCATCTATGTCATAATAATCGTTTACGTATTTTTTAAACGAATCCGGCAATGACTTTACTTTATTAACTATCATATCAGTAGACAACCAATCTTCCGGTCGCTGGAATACGAACATTCCTTTACCATTCCATCCTGAACGAGCAATTAACTTACCTTCTTTTACTGCCTCTAAAGCTTCTCCAAATTTCATAACTATATTTTTTTTTATAAATTAAACTCTGCAAAATCTATTTCAGATCCGGTTGATAAATTAATCATTGACTTTTCAAGCTCTTCCATTGGAACCGGTTTCACAATACCTCCATTACCAAGAGTCCTTTTATAGAAGTTTATCACCACCTGATCGCTGGTTTTTACCGTCTTAGGAATAGGTTGACGAAGATATAATCCATCAAGAGACTTTACTCTTGAAAGAGCCGTATATAGCTGTCCTGTTTCAAAAGAATTAGATACGTCCATCATAGCCGCATCCAATGTCAGGCCTTGGGCTTTATGGATCGTGATAGAATAACCTATTTTTATAGGATACTGAATAATAGCTCCTACTACTTCAGATTCTATCTTATATCCGTTTCTTACGTATTTTACTTTCTCAAACGAACATGGTGTTATAACAACCTTAGTATGCTCATCATCTTTCGGTTTATCAAGGACTACTTCAATCTCCCCATTTTTTATAGATAATACAGTACCAAGAGAGCCATTGAAGTACTCTCCTCCGTTTCTTGTTATCATAACTCTTGATCCTTCTTTCAAGAAAAGAGTTTTTTCAACCGGAGCATCTTTAGGATAATCACCGTTTATAACAGCTTCTAATTTTATTAAAGAGCCTGGTAACGATGATATTCTCATTTCGTTAATAGCCGTAGCTTTTGAGTTGGTAGTTACAATCTCAACATATCCTTGATTATTATCAGACTGAATACATCTGCTGTTTATTGTATCAAATACATCATCATCCATCTTCCCTTCACGCACCTTATTAAGGACACTAATAAACTTCTCATCTTTCTGACGATATATTTTTTCAAAAGACACCATTTCCATACCAGAAGCCATAAGAGACTTCGAACTAAAGAAATAAGATGTATCGTATATTTCTCTAAAAAAATCCTCTTTAATCACAGGAGGAAGCTGAAACAGGTCGCCTACCATAATAAGTTTCACGCCGCCAAACGGATCCTTGTCTCCTCTTGCATGACGAAGTATATCAGCTACGTTGTCAAGAAGATCAGGGCGAACCATAGAAATCTCGTCTATGATAAGATACTTTATATTCTGTAAAATCTTTTCCGAACCTCCGTTGAATTTATATTCGCAGTTATCCATAAACGCACCTTTTCGTATTTCAGGTATATACGGCTGCATTCCGATCCTGAAAAAAGAATGAATGGTTTGGCCACCTGCATTAACAGCAGCAATACCAGTAGGAGCGACAACAACCGCATTTTTTAATGCCGGTATAACACGTTTAAGGAAGAACGTCTTCCCTGTACCTCCTTTTCCCGTAATAAAAAGCGGTTTAGGTGACTTACAAATAGACTTAATAGCCTTTCCTTGTGCGACATTACCTTCGGACATAACTGAACGAAGAACGCACTCCATGATTTTTTTGTCGTAACTTATAGCCATCTTTTTTTCTGATTTTGTTCTACAAAACAAAAGTATGAAAATAAAATAAAACCTAAAATATAAAATGAATTAATTAGGATTAAAAAGAAATAATAAGTTTGATAAGTGGTTTCGAATCAGACAGTAATATGGTTTCGTATAGATATGGTTATGGCATAGTGGTGGCTAACGGGTGTTTCCGTCGATGTTCTACGGGATTATCGTTTTTCGGCTCTGTCGGCGACCGCTAATAACAGACCCTCTCTCAAGTACCAAACATTATAATGATGAATACTGAGATGAAGGGTAAAGATAGGTATCATTATAGAATGATAGTTCTTCTAATGGTATATCCTTGAATATAGATTCACCATCTAATTCTTTATCATTATCTACTGTTATACTAATATTAGGTAATGATTGGGTAGATATATCCATATTCCCTATCTTTTCCTTAAACTGTTCTGCCTTAACATACGTATAGATGTCTTCGCTTACCGATCCCACCGCTTTAGCCATCTCGCCGGCGAACTCAGCATACATATCCCGTACCTCATTAAAACCTGCCTTTTTGTCAGGATCGGTATTGTTATAGGATTTCATTCTCCTACTTACCCTACCGCAGACCCCGGCAACGGACGTCCCCACCTCAGCACAGCAGGCTTCCGCATCAGCCATGTCTGCCTTTACTGTGGCTAACTTCTCCTTACTCCACGCGCTAACCTTGTCGTATGATTGTTTAAGACGGTTTAAGAACATGTCCATTCTTCGCTTCTTATCTTCTGCTATGATAGCGCGATAGTACTTTCTTATAATCTGGTTTTGTGTACTTCGCTCATATCCGTCCCAGAAGTCTTTGTGCGCTTCTTTAGCCATAACAGAAGCCAATGACCTTGCTTCTTCTTCTTTTGTCTTTTTACGATCTATGCCAAGGATTTCGCCATCTTCGGAAACAACTTCCTCTGCGTTTAGGAAACGTAGGATATGAGTATTGTCTTTTAAGAAGAAATTGAAATCGTCTTTTTTACTCACTTTTTCTTTTTCTCCTTTCTCTATATCCTTCTCTCCAAAATACCATCTGTTTGTTGCTCCTTTTTTATACAAGGTCCAGGTATTTGCTATTTGCCAGAAAACAGCTCCGTGCCTATATACCGGAATCAGCTTACCTATTGGGTAGTTATGTTCGTTTGCTTCAATGTAAGCACGAGGATTATCTACGTATGTTATAAATTGTATGTTTTCGAACCTTTTTACGAGCTTGTCTTGTATTGCCATACCGACAATCTCTTTCGCTTTTGTTAGTCCTACATTCAAGTACAAGGCAATTGTTTTATTACTTATCGTCGAATCAATTAATCCATAATACGAGTGGCTTCCGTCTACGACATCAGCCTGAGAGTTTGTCTCTCCACTGTTCAGTACAGACTCATTATTTCTGACTAAATTAACAAACATCGCCTCTCTTATCCTGTCAAGGACTTTTTCATGGTTTGTTATTTCATTTTTCTTTATCTTAATTAAAATCCTATTCTTTGGAATATTCACTTTCCCGCATCCGAGAGTAAGTTGTACGCCATTAACACGATATCTTCTTGCGACAAACGTACTATCCGTCATACGGAACAGTTCGTCAAACATCGGATGTCCTGTCATGTTCTTGAACTTCGAATACCCGATTCCAAGTTTATGAAGAAGATCTTTCTGGTTTTTGAATCTTATTCTCGAATCCCGGCGGGAGATTTTTATCATACAGTATAAAGCATACAATTCCATGAACAGCGAATCATCTGACCACTGTTCCAAAAGTCTAAGACTTATGTTAATATTTCTACCTAATTGTAGCTTCATAATTTGTAACAAAAAAAAATCGGATGGATTTTTGGGGATATCCATCCGATTCATGTCTTTTTTTTCGTCCGGAAAACTCCAAAATCCCGTTACAAATTTGAATCAATCCAAGTAGAAAAACAACAAGACACTTAATATTTTATATTCTTGTTGTTTTATTCGAATTGACTTCAAATCTGTAACGTGCTACAAATGTAGAAACAAAATTCAAGAATCAAACAACAAGAACTTATTTTTTTAATGCTACAGTGCAAATATCGGGACAAATCCTGAATCCATTGTAATAAAATACGTTAATTTTAAATTTATAAATCTTTAATCCTTATCTTTGTATCAAAACGATAATCTCATGAAAGAAAGTGATAATAAAGATGTTAGTAATAGAGCTTATAGGCTTTTAGTACCTTATTCCAATACGGTGGATATGGCGAAGAAGATACTTCTGTTTTATAACGGATACCTAATGGCTTCAGGCAATGAGAAGAATGTCATAGATGCGAGGCACTTAAATCTTCTTGCCTATTATTTTGTGTTTGGATATTCGTATGAGACGAAGAAGAAGTTTTCTCATTGTTTCAGTACCGATCTTCAATATGTATCGGTTTTGGATACGGAGATGAAGAAGCGTGGTATTTTGATTGACCGTGAAGGGAATTACAGGACCAGGTGTTTGTGCCCGGATATAGAGAACATGCGCCGTCTTTTTGTATTGGAGGGTTCAAGAGATCAATGTGCGTTGGTTTCTTTATTTTACAGAAAAAAAACTTTTGAAGCCGATGGCGAAGAATAATTTCCCTATATCATTTGAGTCACATATTATAGATGATGTGATGGATAAGACCGGGAGCGTTTACGACCGAAACCAAATACGTGACGTTTTCAGAGCCAGTATTTCTTATGCCAATAACTTATGTACGTACACAGATAACGTGTCTGTATCGTTCCCGTATGTAGGCGATATGGTTTGTAACCTTCATGAGATGGAGAGGCGCAAACACAATCTTGAGCGTCTTAAATCCAAGGTAGAAAAATTATCTAAGTATCAGGAAAAAGAACTTAAGTGCCTTGATATTAAGATAAGGATGATAAAGGATGCTTATGACTCAGGTGAGATAAAAAGTGGGGATATGTTGATAAAACACAACAAATTATCTATCTTTAAATCTCGTAAAGGTCATAGTTTTAGTGAAATACAAAATATTCAAGAACAGGAATTTAATAGATAAGTCATGAAAAAGATTTTGCAAGCGGAAGTTATATACGATGCTTTTATGGATACGATATTAAAAAAACTTCCAAGAAAAAAAGAGGATTATCCTGATTGGTACAAAGAACGTCTTGAAAAGTGTGAAGGATGTAAATTCAACACCAAGAACGTTCCTAACTCTATGTTGCCTCTTTCTTTGTATGTAAGCAAGAAAATAGGTAAAAATCGTTGTTCGGTATGTACGTGCTTCATCAAGCAAAAGGCCTGGAGCAAGACAGAGGAGTGTGCGCTTGGGGAGGGGCTTCCCCGTCCTTCGTGGATGGACCGTCAGTATTCTATTGATTTTTATGATGAGAAGTCAAGATGGAACAGATTAGAGCTTATTACAATGGATTCTGATGAGTTTAATGTTATTTCTACAGATGACAAGCAATATAACATTGACCTATCTAAAGACGGTAAATCATTTGAAATCATTTTTGAACCGGTAGAGAAAGGAAACAGTATAAAGTTTTCATTCGTTCTTGAGTCGAAGCATGATATGAAGATAACAGCATCAGAGACATCTTGTGGTTGTACGTCATCTAATTTGAATATCATAGACTCCCGTCACTTTAAGTTCAATATAGAGATACATACATCAGGATTTGGAATAGGAAGATTCGTAAAACATATGACCGTTCACTATCAAAAAGATGGGTCTCAAAAAGAGGAATCGATTCCGTTTAATTTTGAAGGTACTATAATTCAAAAAAGTTAAGTTATGGGCGGATGTGGTAAAGCAAGGCATTTACAATGCGAGGATAAAAGGAAGTCCTTATTTTCTATGTTGCAGGCATCTTGTGACGATCTCCCCGATTATTCTGCCGGAGACATTCTCTATGCTGTACTTAGATCTTTTGCAAAGAAAAGAGGATTGTCTGTTTCTTTTTTAAGGACGTTGACAGACAGCGAGCTTTTTGAAGTGGCTGATTATAATTTGTCAATGGAGTTGATGGACGTTATTATTCATGATAAAAAGGTTCTTGACAATGAAGAAGATTGATTTTGATTCAGATATAAAGCATCTTATTTCTTATTACAACCATCTACTGTCTGCGCAAGATAAGGTGGGAGAGGAGATGGAAGATCTAACTAAGGATATTATTAGGAAGAAGGATGAGGAAAACAACATAGAGTTAGAAGACTTTATTGATTTGGAGGAAAAGTCGTTTATGACCAACTTGTATCAACAAGAGATGCTGAAAGTATCTTCTTCTATAAAGGCAGTTTACAGGTTATCTATTAACGCCGGTCATGATCTTAACATAGATGATGACAGCAAGAAGGTTCTTGACAGGATAGTAAACGACGGAGAATCGGATTTTATTATGTACGTTGATAATAATACTGGTTCTGTTGTATTCAAAGACGAGTCTGTTGAGGAAGGAATAAAAAACATGTGTAAGTATCGTGTTGATCCATCTTCTCTTGAAGACAGGTTTAATATGCTTAAGTCTCAGTATGAGGCTTTTTTAAAAATTATCAACAATGAAAGCAAGAAAGCCGACTAACGATGATGTCTCTTACGTAGATCGGAAACTTCTTGTGCTAAGGGATCAGATAGATAAGGCTGAACGTTATCTATCTGAAAACCCTTGGGATAAAATAGAAGATTCTGATAAGAGGGAGAAAGAATTTAGGTTTCAAAAAAGCTTGTCTGATAGCTTAATGCAATGGACTGAATCTTATATTAAGATGTGTGGGATAATGGATGTCTATAATCAGCTTGAGGCTGCCAAAAATAAGAAAAGCCTAAAAGGAGGACAAACAGTATCAGGTATTCAGTCTTTTGTTAAGAATGAGGCTAAGAGCAAGCTCGATAAGTAGTTTTGTCATGAATTTTGATAGCAAAGAACTTTATATAAATATGGGTAACGATATCCCGTTATGGAATGACCTGTATTCTTATGAAGAGCAAGACGATGATGTCAAGCAATTCTGGGAGAATGAGGCTATGAAACTCCTTAACGGTGTTACCATAAATGGGGTATTTATACATCCTTGGCTATATTGGCATATCAATTTCTGGAAGATGATGATTGACGTAGGAGATGATCGTATTCCTGGAAATTCTCAGCTTCGTGATAATGAATGGATGTTTGCCGAATTTCTAAAGCAGGCGGAAGAAGAGAATAAAGGAATATTCATGTTCGGGTGCCGTCGTTTTGGAAAAGCCCTTCTTGACTCTGAGATACTTTATCTTGAGGACCGGGAAAAGATGATAGGAAATATCGTTGTAGGGGATAAGATATATGACGATAAAGGTAATTTGGTAGAAGTCGTAGGTGTCTATCCTCAAGGGAAAGTAACTACATACAGAGTCGTATTCGAAGACGGTCGTAACGTTATTTGCTGCGGTAATCATCAATGGCGTGTCAATCATGGAGGAAAATGGCATGTTAGGAGTCTTAGAGCCATAGCCGGATTGGATTATAAGAGTATGTCTATTCCAGTAGGTGAGGCCCTGAACTACCCTACGGCAAAGCTGCCGGTTCCACCGTCGGCCTATGCCTCGATGCTGGCGGCTTATCTCGGTGGCTATAGTGGGGATATGTTTTTCGATAAATACATTTGTAAGAAATTTCTAAGATCATCCATAGATCAAAAGAAAGATTTTATAGAAAACTTCATTCGTTCTTTCAGAAATGTAGTAACCGGAGAAGAAGAGCTTACGTTGTCTCATATTGACATGGATGTCATAAATTTTGTACAACGTATGTTTTGGGCTTCAGGTTGGTATGCTAAATTGGAGGGGAACAAACTTATACTATCAAGGAATCGTAAGGAATTAAAAATAAGATCCATATCAATATACGGAAAGGAACATGCCACCTGTATAACCGTTGATAATGATTCTCATTTATTTTTGACCACCAATTACATCGTTACTCATAATACGGCCATAATGAGCTCGTTTTTGGCTCGTAATGCTACAATGACGTACAATTTGACGCATAATGTTATTGGGTCAAGTAAGGAGGACCTTATGAGTCTTGGTGAGTATCTTGAGTTTGGTCTTGATAATATACATCCTTATCTAAGAATAAATAGAACAGGTAATGATTGGTTTAAAGAGGTTATTATGGGTACTAAGACGGTGAACAATATTCGTGACGTTCACGCTCGTATTCGTATTACCAATATTGATAGCGGTAAAGCCGGTGCCTCTCTTAAGACCGCATCTGGAACACCATATACATCTATTTATGATGAGGTAGGTAAATTTCCATTTTTAGCAGCATACTTACAAGGTCGTCCTGCCCATATGATGCACGGTAGAATGAGGGGGATGATGATATGCTCCGGTACGGGCGGTAACGTTGAAAAGTCTCAAGATGCTCAAAAAGTGATGAATAACCCTGCTGAATACGGGTTTATTGTCATGAATTATGATCTGCTTAATAAACGTTGTTTAAAACCAACTTGGCGTATTAGTCAATCCGGTTGTTTTGTTCCTGCTCAGATGTCTCATGCTTATGATAAGGAAACAACAACCTTAGATAAGTACCTTGGAATAGAGAAAGCTACAGGTCTTAAGAAAATAGATATTCAGGTATCAAAATTTGATGATAATACTAAGAAGATAAAATCTCGTCTTGATGAACTTGTCAAAAAGGATAGAGCTTTATACGTTCAGGAACGAATGGCATTTCCTTTGTCTATAGATGATTGTTTTCTTAATACGAATGTAAATAGGTTTCCTGTAGAAGATGCTTTGAAGCACAAAAGCCGTCTTCTTGAAGAAGGAAGACCAGGGAAAACAGTAGACATATATCAGACTGATGGAATGAAAATGGGCTATCATTTTAGTGATAAACAGCTCGCTGATTATCCGTTCCAAGGTGGAAATATAGATGCTCCTATTGTTATATACGAAAATCCGCCTGAAGATGGAGGTATTTTTGATTTCACATACGTGAGTGGATGTTTACTTCCAGGTGAGAGAGTATTAACAGATAAAGGGTGGAAATACGTTGAAGATGTAAAATATGAAGATAAGCTTGTAAATAAAGATGGAGAATATGTTTTTATTAACAAAAGACTGTTATATAATAAAATAGATGAAGATGTGTATGATGTTAAAATGTATAATGGAGTTTCAATAACACGTTTTACGAAAGAGCATCCATTGTATGTTAGTGACAATAAACTTAAAAATGGTAAAATAATATGTGAAGATTTATTTAGCTTTGATTTTGTTAAAGTATCTGATGTAAAGAGTGGAATGTGGATTAAATATCCAAATATTTACAGAAAGGAGATATATCCTTGTAAAGAATTATTCCCTTATGTAATGTCTGATGATTTATGGTATTTAATAGGAGCTTGGATAGGTAATGGGTATTCAAGGATAGACAAACATCATGTAGGCATATATATAAGTACACATAAAAACAATGATAAGTTTATAAAGAAAATAGATGATATATGTAAATCATGTTTTGGTAAATATACTAATAAAAGATTCAGGGATAATAGTTGCGAGATATTTTGCAGTGTAAAGGAGTTTGCAATATGGATGGACTCCACATTTGGTAAATATGCCAATGGAAAATTTATACCAGAATGGGTTAAGTATATACCTCATGAGTATAAGGTTTCTTTTTTGTGTGGATATCTTGATACGGATGGTTGTTGTTATGCCGTTAATGGTAAGAAATTATATACTATTGAATATACAAGCTGTAATTTAAAATTATTAGAGAGTGTACAAGATATTTTGTTTTCAATAGGAATAGTTTCTAATATAAAAATTAATAAAAACGATAGATCTGATGTTATTCAAGGTCATTTTAAGAAAAGTAATTGTTTATATTATTTATCTTTTGGTACAAATGGTATATTAAAATTACTATCATTTGGTATAAGCAGTGTTAAGCTTGATGGTATTATTATTTCAGATAAAATAATCAAGGCTAAGAAAAAGGGGTGTTTTATAAGTAGTGATGGTAATTATATTTATATAAGGATTAAAAGTATAGAGAAGGAATTGTATTCTGGTCCTGTGTATAATTTTGATTGTGATACGCATACCTATTTATGTCATCACATAACTACCCATAATTGCGACCCCTATAAATCAGACAAGGCTGATACTGATTCTGTTGGTACGTTTTATGTACTTAAAAGGTATGTAAAAATCAACGATCCATTTGCTTATTGCATAGTAGCATCATACGCATCACGTCCTCCATCTTCCGATGATTTTTGTAGGAATTGTGAAATACTTCAAGAAGCGTATGGGGCTAAGTGTCTTATGGAGAATGCCGATCGAATGTATGAATTGTATCTTACGAGACGAAATAAGCAGCTCATGTTACTGGAAGACGGTGAACGTCTTGCCGGTAAGATTATCCGTGCTGGCGCCCGTCAGAACAACAAGCTCGGTTTGGCTCCTACGGTTCCCAATCAGCGCATGCTTTTCAATACCGTTATTCAATATTGTTGGGAGGATGTTGTTGTCGGGTATGATGATGATGGTAATGAAATAACACAGAAAGGTATTTACCGTATCCCTGATATAGAACTTCTTGATGAGATCATAGCCTTCGGCCCTGGGGTCAACACCGACCGTATCATAGCCTTCGGCCACGCTCTTCTTCTGGCTAAGTATTATGATGATATGGGTTACATGCCTGAAAGTACGACTCAGAAGGAGAATCAAAAGAAGAGGGAACGTAAGAAGATGGAACAGGTTAAAGGATTTACGGTAAGAAGACATAACCCGTATAAAATGAGGTGACGAGAACAAATTCCTTATCTTTGTGAAAAATAGGATAATAGGATGGAATATTTCAATAGAGATCAGGCTTTTCCGGCCAGAGGAGTATTTTCAGGTTTGCCGGTGCAGGCTATACCTACCAAGAGAAAAACCAAGGAGTGGTTTAAAGCCACTATGGATTCTCTTGAATTGATTGGTTTGAAGCAGCTTGATGAGAACCAAAAGTTCAAGGATTTTTATAGGATGATGGAAGGCAAGCTGTCATTTATGGAGCTGAAAGATGTAATTCCTTATCTTAAGGATGTTCAGTCTATAAGGGACAACGTAAACATTCCATCATTCTTACGTCATTATGATATAATAGGTACGATCGTAAACGCTTTTGTAGGATGGTTGGGCAACCTTTCTGACAAATATAATGTAGTTGGACTGGATGAATCTGAAGTGAATCAGTATTCTGCCACGAAGGAGAATCTTCTTTATAATTACATTAGAGAGGAATTGGACAGAAGGGTTAGGCAAGAGTTATTAAATAGGGGATTGGATCCGGATTATAATAATTTTGCCAGCGAAGAAGAAAAGCAGGCTTATGCTCAGCAGATACAAGAGGTGAAAGCATCTATGACCCCTCCTGAGATAGAGAACTTCATGAATACAAAATGGAAGACTGCTGAGGTTATATGGGGTTCTCATACGCTTGAAGCAGACAGGGGGCGTTTTTACATGGATGAGATAGACACCGAGAATTTCATTGATTATCTTCTTACCGGTCGTTGCTTTAGAAATTATCATGTAGGATACGACTATTATAAGCCGGAGAGGTGGTCTCCGTTGAATACGTTTTATTCTAAGACATTAGATAGCAAGTATCCTCAATATGGGGATTATATTGGTCGTGTTCATTATTATACTGCCAATGATATTATAGTAAGGTGGGGGCATCTTCTTACGGCAAAAGACAAGCAAAAGCTTATAGGAGGTGCTGATAATTTCAATGGCACTTATAACAATGGTGATAATGGAAGCTATGTAAGTTTATCCAAATCGGCGAGTGTAGGGATGTTATATCAGAATAAGGTAATACCTTGGAAAGGATATAATGATTATGCTTCTATAAAAGCTTATGAGGATTATTACGGTATTCCAGCCGGCACATATACCGGATATGATAGTAATGGCAACGAATATCACAGAACCAGATTCATGCCAAATTTAGAGCATGGTAATTATTATAACCGTGCCCAGAGTTTAAGCGACGAGCATGTTCGTAGTGATTTGTATCAGGTAACTGAATCATATTGGGTATCCCCGGCTCAGGTGTATGTAATTACCTACCAAACTGAAACCGGATTAGTAACTACCGAAATGGTAACCGACGAGCTTCTTCAGGACTTTTTACAGGAAAATGGTATTAAGAAAATTACCAGAACCATGAGTAAGGGAATGGAGAACCCGGAGATTAATACCTATTTCGTAGATTACGTTCCACAGGTAAGGTACGGGGTTAAAATAAGTGGAGGTGCCCTCGCTCAGGACAACCTGTATCTGGATGGAGAACCTATCGATCACCAGATAAAAGGGGATAGCAACATCTATGACTTTGTTTTACCTGTTGCCGGATATATCGGTACTTCTATGGCTAACAGGATTCAGCCATATCAAATATTCTATAATTTCTCCATAAACCAGATAAACAATATTCTTGAAAAGGAGATCGGTAAATTCTTCTTAGGAGATATAAATCTGGTTCCGAGTGAATACAAGGATTTGGGTGAAGATGTGGCTGATATATGGGCAAACCTTCTTGATGTAGCTAAGTCTGTAGGTGCTCTTACATTAGATACCTCATCTCAAAACACGAAAGGTGGTGTCCCTTTCAACCAGTTTGCTGTCTATGATTTGTCCCAGACAGAGCAACTTAAAACAAGAATGGAACTTGCTGAATGGTCGAGGATGAAATGTTTTGAAATGGTTGGCATCACGCCTCAAGTAATTAACGGCCCCAACAGGTATGAGACTGCCACCGGAGTCCAGCAGGGCGTTACGGCATCTATGTTACAAACACAGATATACTTTGATAACTTCGGTTATTTCAAGAAACGGGCTCTTGATCTTCATCTGGCTGTCGCTCAACAATGCCAGGAAGAAGGAAAGGATATTTCTGTAATGTACACAAAAAGTGATTTAACCAGAGCATTCTTATCTATAGGAACCGACGGTCTTAGTCTAAGGCATCTTGGTGTTCAGGCATTATCTAATTCCAAGAAAAGGGATGAGCTTGAGAAATTTAAAACTTTCATGTTGCAGCTAAATACGGCCGGAGGCGATATTTACGATCTTGCATCTATCTTCACATCAGATTCTATGGTAGAGCTTATACAGAATGCAAGGAATACTCGCGCATACAACGAGCGTCAGATGCAGCAGCAACAACAGAATCAGATGCAGCTTAACCAGCAACAGATACAAGCTGAAGCTGCTGAGAAGGATAAGCAACGTCAGCATGAACTTGCTTTGGAAGACAAGAAAGGTCAATACAGGATACTTCAAGAGAAGATTCAGGCGGCAGGCAGGGCGGCAGACGCCAAGAGCGACGCCACCTCCCTCAACTTCCTGGCTTCTGTTTCAGATCAGACCGTAAGGCAAGCTGATATAGAAAGCAAGGAAAGGATAGAGGATAAGAAGCTCGAAAACGATTCCAAACTTCATGATGATGAAATGAGAATAAAAATGGAAGAGTTAAAATTAAAATCCAAAGAACTTGCCCAACGAGCGAGGGAAGACGCCACCAAAAGGTATGTAGCCGGAATCAATAAGAATTAAGGATTAAATATCCCCAAATTTCATTAGAAAATCTCTAATAAAATTTGGGGATATTTAATTTTTAGTGAAGATTAAACACTTATAAGTTTTTTGTCTGAAATATAGGTATTTAAATATTTTTGCAGTATGGGAAAATTAGGAAAAAATGGAATAGTAGAATTGGACGATATTTTTAGTATCGGTCCGGTCGATGATGTTTATAATAGGGAAGAAGATATTCTGCCTATTAATGGTAATGAACCGGCTAAAAAAGATGAGAAGCCTGTAGAAGAAGGTTCTCAAATTAAAGAAGAGCTGGTTGTTGATCCTACTCCTGATCCTAAAGAGGATAAAAAAGGAGAAGAGAATGTAGTTGACGTTAATCAGGATCAGGTAGAGACCCCGGTTGTCAATTACAGAAAAGTATTGGATGCCCTTTCTTCAAGGGGAATCATTCCCGATTTGAAAGATGTGGTATTTAGCGGTGAAAACGGCGAAGAGATTACTATCAATGATCTTGATTTTAGTAAAGAAGATTCGTTGTGTGATATACTATCTACAGTCCTTGAAAGCCAGAAAGAGGACATTGTTAAGGATAAGATAGATGTTACCTCTGTTTCTGATATTACTAAGAAGCTTATCCAGGCTGATAAGGCCGGCGCGAATATCGTTGATATTCTTAAGCAATATGATACGAATGTCGCTCCTATAGAAAAGCTTGACATTGAAAACAAAGCAGATCAGATAAAGATCGTTCGCCATTATGTTGATCTTCTTGGGTTGCCTAAAGATGAAGCTGATGAGTTTTTCAAAGGCATTATCAATAAAGGTGAAGAGTATGTTGAAGCAAAGGCTATAAAGTATAAGGCTGAGCTTGATAAGAGAATGGATGATATTATCCAGCAACGTACTAAAGAGGCTGCCGAAAAGAAGGCGAAGGATGCAGAAGATTTTAGAAGGTATAAGAAAGACCTTAAGTCTTCTATCCAGGCAAAGTATCAGCTAAATGACACTATGGTATCTAAAGCTCTTGATTTTGCCCTAAAACCTTCTGAATCGAATCCCGGAATTACCAAAGCATTTAATAGGGTAAGGGAGATGATGATGAATCCGGAAGAAGCGCCAGATTTGATTATGTTTCTTATGAACCCAGGAGAGTTCATAAAACAGAAGTCGAATCAAGCTGTAGTTGATGAGAAAAAGAAAATTTATAAGCTCATCAGCCATACAAATAAAGACAAGAGGGTGGCTCCGGTAGATGATAAAGGTGATCAAGTTCAAGGTGTGAAGTTCGATGAAATCAGTATAGATTAAAAATTAAAACATTTTTTCGTTCATGGCTAATGTACTTTTAACAAAAAATTTCCCGGCCACCATGAATGGTGACACGGTGATTGGATATACCGACGCTAAAGTCGTTAAGCAAAGTATCGTAGAACACGATCTTAGCTCTTTAGAAGATTGGTACTACGAAGATCCTGATAAGAACCATCTGGGTATGCTTGAGTTGTTTTCTAACATTACAAACTATCCTCTGCCTATGTATATGGGTATGATCAAACAGGATGCTACTATTACCGTAAATGGTATCAATGGTTCATTCCGTTATGATCTTCCGGTATCAGAAACGTATGAGGTGGTTACAGTAGAAGACACGTCTTTGAAATATGCAAAACCTGGTATTGATGAAAGCTTCTTCGAAATTGTGTTGAATGCACAATTTAAACAAGGAGATGTTATTACTTACGATGTGATTAACGGTTGCCAGGCTCTTATCTCTACAGAGCGTCCTCCTAAACAAGAAGGTGAAAACTGGAGATACTGGTGTAAGCTGTGGGGTCGTTCTCGTGCTAAATACTTCCCGAAAGACATGCTTCGTGCCGGTATTAAATACTGGAAGGTAACAAACGTTCTTGGTGAGTTCTCTACTCAGTTCTCTGGTGTAGGAGGTGCTTCTAAGGCCGGTTCTATGACTTGTGAATTTACGCTTGGTGGACACCGTGGTGTTGAAGGTGAAACGACTATGTACGCTGGTATTAAGTCTTTGGCTTATGCGGACGAACGTACACAGAATTTCATCGACAAGGCTTACCAGAAAGTTCGTCAGCTTTCTGAAATCAGAGGAGGTGATGCAAGTTATGCTATCATCGGTTCTCGTCTTGGTGATGGAAGCATTGATATGCGTACGGCTCGTGTAGCCAATACAGTATCTCTGTTCTGTTTGGCTGAGTTGGCTAAGATGGAAGCATACGAACTTATGTTCATGCGCGGTGGTAGAGTCAAGGGCCATAATGGTGTTTTGATGAAAAACGAAGGCCTGTATCACCAATTGCGCCGTGGTTTCGTTATTTCCTACGCTCGTCCGGGTGGTATCAAGCGCGAACACTTCCTGGCTGCTGCTGACTATATTTTCCGTGGCCGTAGCGATATGCCGATTGAAAATCGTGTAATGAAATTCAAGGTAGGTGCTATGGCTTACAAGAATATCGTTGAGATTTTCCGTGATGAGTTCTTCTCTCAATTAGGCGCCTTAGCTCCGCTTATGGGTACAGAACGTATCATCAATAACCCGGTAACAGGATCAAATGATGCTCTTGAATTAGGAACTGTAAAGATCAAGGGCGTTACTATTCCGGGTATTGGTAAGGTTATTGTAGAACACGAACCTTCTTTGGATTACGTTGATATGGTAGATAGAAGCCAGTTGGTAGACGGTATGACTCCTATCACATCATATTCATGTATTATGGAAGACTTGACCGCTCCTGAATATTCCAATGCATTCGCCGGCATCCCTGCTTCAGCCGAAGCTCGTATTGGTAATATCAACAGCAACGTATTCTACGTTAAGCCTGATATCGGTTCTATGTGGTGGGGTTACGAACAAGGTAGATGGTCATCCAGAGTATCGGCTCAAGAAATTGTATCCAGCCATCCTCGTATGTCAGAACAATTCTGGTGCCATTCTGTATCGGCTTGTTGGGTAAAAGATACCAGCCGGTTCGTAACAATTGAATTGTTACCAAGCTCTTTGTAATCATAACTTTTAATATTAACTTGCGGTCGGCTTTAAAACCGGCCGCAAATTTTGTTTCTAACATAGTCTTTTCATATATGAAAAGACGTAGGGTATATAAAAAAATGGGAAAAAAGATTTTTGAAGAAAGCCATGAGTCTAAGAAACTGCTGGCTACCGTAGGAGGAATGAAGATATATTCCGACTCTATTTATGTTATAACAGGTAAGATGGATGAAGAAGCTCCTTCCGGATATCAGGAAAGAGGCATTTCCAAGACTCCTTTCCCTGGGAACAAGACAGTATCTTGTTGTGGATGGGACAAGGATCTTAGGGTGTATGATACAGGTTTCTTTATCAATTCAGCATGTTATAAAGGTTACTCACTTGAAGACAAGAAGAATGAAATGGATATGCGTATTAAGAATATTCGGTATCCGTTTGAAGAAACTGTCAATGAGGACCTGGACCAAAAGAACTTCGATTTCTGGGATTCTTACAGAATTGACTTATATGATGGTCGTTTGTTCTACACTAATGACGTTCGTGATTTATTTGAGCTGTATATAGCTATTTTATCCAAGTCTCTTACTCCTAAAGAGGAAGACGGTAATCCGATGTACGTTGAATCTTATTATTGTGTAGAAGACAAGACTACGGCCGTAGATATCAGGAAACAACGTCAGATTGACAAGGCTGATATTTTATACGAGTTCATGAACAAACTGAAAGGATCCGAGGCTGAAAGGAAAAGCATCTACGATCTGCTTTTGTATCTTGATATCATATATAGCGTAGAGCTTGATCAGAGCATGGTTCAATACATATTCACTAATTGGATTGATGCTAAGAATACGAACGTTGACATGTATAAAGAAGCAAGCTCAAGGTTCTTGTCTGATGATGAATCTTCTGAGGGAATGCAGGTGATCAAATTCCATCGTATGATTAGGGAAATGATCGAGGGACTGGCTGTCACCGTCAACACCGACGGACTGTATCTGAATGGCGAGCTCCTGGGCGCCGACGCTATCTCTGCGTCTATGGCTCTTGCTTCCAATAAGTCGATGTTAGAAACCAAGTCACGTGTTCTGGAAGCGTATAATGCTTTAAAGAACAAGCATAAAAAAATAGAAGGAGATAAGTCTGACAAGAAGAAAAAGGAAGACGAAAAAGGTTTTGATATTGATCAATACGCTGATAAAAAAGAATAATTTATGAAGATTGTTGATTGTTATCTTCGGGCCTTACAGAAGGCTGAAGAAAACATGACCAACGGTGGTATAAAACTTGACAAGGCACGTTTTGTTCAGCTTTTTAATGACGAACAAAACCGCCTTGTTCGTTATATCCTTGATAAGAAAAACGAAGAGGATATACGTTATATCCAAAAGTTAGTTGTGTATTCAAAAGAACTTGACGAGAAAGGAGATAAAGATAATCCGGAAAGCACTTTGTTTTCATTGCCTTCTGATTTCTTTTCTTTTTCAAACATATCAGGCGTATTTACCAAAGGTGAATGCACGGTCACTGATTTTACCATGTGGGAGGCTAAGAACGAAAACCCGCATGAGCTTCTTGCCGACTTTTTTAACAAACCTGATTTTGATTTTAGGGAAACGTTCTACACTATAGGCGAAGATTCGGTAAGGGTGTACAAGTCTGGTTTTGAAGTAGACACCGTTTACCTTACGTATTACCGCTATCCTAAGGAAGTTGACATCGAAGGATATATTAAATCCGATGGTTCCAATTCAACCGATATAGATCCTGAATTAGATGATAAATTAATTGGTATTATCCTTAACATGATTGAAAAGCAATTTGCTTTGAATGAAAGCGAATACGGACGTTATCAAATAGATTCAAACAACGTCCAATCTCCTTTGTAGCAGAAGAAAGGCGTATCCTAAATTAAAGACTATCAAAAAGCATTAAGAATTAATTAATTCATAATGCTTTTTGTTGCTTATATGACTATCACTATTTTTGAGACAGATAACAGAATATTAATTTTTAAAATATTATAAGGCTATGGCTATCCATAAACCGTATGACAGACACATTATCTGTCCTCCGCACGCTAAGTTGGCGGACGTAGATTCTTTGTTGCTTCAAGAAGGTCAGATCGCTATCTATGATTTGGATGGTGAGCAGACTAAAGATGGTTTGAAAGCGTTGAAAGACTTGAAAGGATATCGTAAGGACGAACAACGTTTCCAGATCAGAATCGGACGTAATGAGATGGTGAACGATCGTGTATCTGATGATAAATCATTCTCTACACCTACGTTTGCTATCGATGAAATCATAGAAGTGTATGCTTCTGCTCCGAAGAGCAAAGAGATTAAGGTAGACGAAGTTATTTTCGGTTACAACGGAATTGACGACAATACCGCTATTACAGCAAGAAAAGGCGATCGTATTCCTATCCATATTAAGCTGACAGGACGTTTGTTCGAGCTTCGTGGTTATCCGATGGGTGAGGTAAATATCGATGATTACATCATTTTCGAAAACTGTCCAGGTCGTGAGGATATGTGTTCAGAATGTGATCCTTGTGAAGATGTTGATATTTTGGCTGCTATCTTGAAAACAATCGAACGTATCAAGAATCAGCCGATTGCAGGTGGTGGAAAGGTGGGTGATTTTGTAGAAATCCATCCTATCCATTCTTGTGATGAGTTGGAAAAAGCTCCGGTGGAAACCGACATGAATTTCTATTGTATGGAAATGTGTGATACCGGTGATGCTTATGCCCTGGCTCAGCTTAAGGCTGCTTATCCTGGTTTGGATATCAAGAGAGTTGGACGTCATCTTTCTACATCTAAATATCAGGTGATGAAAGAAGGTGGTAAGCCTTCTGATTATACTCAAAAGCTATCTTCTATCATGAAAGGCTGCGAAGAGTGCCCTGACGGATATACTAAGGTAGACGGCGGTTTGATTTATGCCGTAACGTTAGAGGATGATGGTGTTGATCAGTCTACTGTAGTAGAAAGCATTAAGAATGCCGTTAGTAGCACTGCCGAGAAAACAGCAGCCCAAGATGGCGGCGTAGGTATGTACACTGTGGCCGTAAGCAAGAAACTGACGAAGGCTGATATCGATGCATTTGTAGAAACTAATCCGACTGCTACAGTAACGTTCGTTGCTAAAACAGCAGATATGTGTAGCAATCCTGCTGTTACTACCGTTAGCTGGGAAGCATGTGGTTCTTGTAAGATTTCGAAAGAAGCTTATGAAATCACGTTGCCGGACGATGAATGTGGTAACAGTGCTAAAGAAGAATTGCAGGCAGCATTCCCGTATCTGACAATCGAAGATTACGGTACACCTGGTGGATGTCAACACAAATTCAAAACAACGGTCGTTACTAACATGGTTTGCGACGAATGCGATAAAATCTTCAAAGACTTCTTCGTATCTAAAGCTCCCGAATCTTATCGTGGACGTAACTGGAAACGTTTGGGTGCCGTAGCAGGAGATCAGTCCATTATCGCCGATCCGATTCCTAAGAACTGCAAATGCGGTATCTTGTTCCGTGGTATTGACTACATGATTTCTCCGTCCGACTGTTTGATTGACCGTCTGACATTCCAAGAAGGATCTGTTCGTATTGCTGTAAATGGCGGTTATCCGGATGAACAGCGCGAGGCTATCAGCACGTACTTCAACCCGATCCATACCGAATACAAACAGCACTGGGCTCCGCGTACTCACCTCGGCGCTGAATTGCTGGATAAGGAACGCGAACAACGTATGTTCTTCGACTTCCGTAAGACTCACCAAGAACTTATGGAACGGATGTTTACCAACGAAGAAACCCGCTTAGACCTGTTGGCTCCGTATGCTGATTATTCAGTAACGTTGAAGCCGGCACGTTACTCTAACGGCTTCGGTAGGGTAATTGATGATCATATTACAGTACACTTCCATGTACCGTATGGCGCTCACGAAGGTATTCAAGACCTTATGGACTTGTTAGCTGCTTCGGCAAATATCAAGCCCTGCAAGATTTGATTTTCCTTTTTTCTATATATCCCAAGGGGGAGGAGGCTGGTCCTCCACCCCCTTTTTTGTAATAAAACAATTTGAAATAAGTTAGTTTCATATGAACGGCGTGGATTCTTTAGTCGGTGCCTTAGGTAGGGGCATTGATAAAATAACCAACATAGTTGGAAAATGGGGTTCCTCCCAACCGGTAGATGACAGCAAATCCGGTATAAAAATAGGGGACAAAATCTACCAAGTGGTTGTGTCCTTAAATGGCTGTTATTGGTATCTTGACGAAGAAGGTAAGAAGCATCCTGTTTCTGGTATTCCGGCCACAACCGAATGGGAGTGGATTAACATAGCTGAGAAAGTTATCAAAGATTTCAAAACCTGTTACCGTACACCTGGTGGAAAGGTTGAAGTATGGAGTTGGTATCTTCTTAACGATCAGATGGATGTTCTTAAAGAAACCCATAGAATTACCGACAGTACCGACATGGATAATCCGGTAGGTAAGGTTCTTGCTAAAATACCGGACGAGTGGGTTATGATCGACTGTGATCTTCCTGATATGACAGAACGCGACATTACGTTCGTCAACAGATGTTATAAAACTCCGGATGGTAAGGTTGAAATAGAAGGATTAGAAGCCATAGATGATAAGATAAATATCAGGGAGTCTATTTATACCGTTATTCAGTCAACTGACGATAATTTCCCTTCCGGCCATGTTTTCAGGCTAATTCCGGAAAATTGGGTTAGAATGGTTTGTGACTTTCCTGACATGACAGAGCGAGACGTAACTTACGTTCTTGAATGTTACACTACTAAAAAAGGAAAAGTGCAAGTAGAAGGTTTGGTAGCCATAGATAATATTCTTGGGACCAGGGAAGAGGTTTATACCGTTCTTCAGTCAACCGATCCTGATATTAAGGTAGGAACCGTGATGGATTCCATTCCCGAAGATTGGGTGAGGATGGTCTGCGATTTTCCTGACATGACGGACAGGGAAATTGTTGAAGTGGACGAATGTTATAAGACTGATGGTGGCAAGGTCAATATAAAAGGCTATCAAGCTATTGATGCCGTTCTTGGTGTAAGGGGACAGTATTATTATATTGTTAAGACAACGGACGCCGCCTATCCTCAGTGGACGAGAATAGATAAGATACCTAACGAATGGACGAAAACCGAATGCGACTTCCCCGATCTTACGGAAAGACATATTATGTCCGTAGATGAATGTTATACTACTCCTGGTGGTAAAATACATCTTGGTGGATACAGGTCGGTAGATAGCATAATAGGAGTCCGGGACGAGTATCTTATTGTTATGGAAACAACCGATCCTGATATACAAAGAGGTGCCACATTCAACAAAATACAAGAAGGATGGCAGCGTGTTGTTTGTGATTTCCCTGATGCTACTACATCCGACACAGAAATAGTAGAAAACTGTTATAAGACGGAAAAGGGCAAGGTACAGATCCGGACATACATAACAATGGACGGATATGGAAATACAAGGGAATTGAGACATATGGTTCTTAAAACAACCGATCCTGATTACAATATCGGATCCAATATCGATCAGATACCGGTAGGGTGGTTAAGTATCGAGTGTGATTTTGCGTCTGCTACACAGCGCCATATAAGACAGGTGAAAAACTGCTACGTTTCTGATGCAGGGAGCATTTACGTTGAGGGAGAAATTGTTTACGACAATGACCTTGACGTGGACAAGATGGCGCTTACGGTCATGGAAAGCACTGACCCGGCGATAGCCGTAGGGACGACGCTGGCCGCTATTCCCTCTGGCTACGTGAGAACAGTTTGTAGATGTAATTGTTGCAACCACTAAATCTTATTGTCATGAGCTGTAACGAATATTTTTTAGTAACACTGGAGTCTAAACCGACTCCAGTCCGTCATAAATACACGAATTTAACAGACGAATGGTATGGCCCTGATGGTGTTAAGTACGAAGATCCTGATACGATAGCCAAAATCGAAGAACAAGCTACAGATAAGAATCGTATAGGAGATAACACTTTATATCAGAAACTTATTGAAATACATTCTCAAGGAGAGTCAATAAAATCGGACATCGGAGACATAGGTCAGGTATTAGATTACATAAATGGGGAGGAAGTGTAATGGGAACCATATCAGATAAGTTAATAAGGATCATAAATACCAAGGAGGATATAAGGCAAGCCCTTATATCCAAAGGGTATGATGTACCTACTTCCATACCTTTTAAAGAGTATGCGAAAATGATATTAGACCTGCCATGCAATGCAGATTCCTTCCCGGATATAGAAGGTATCGTAGCCAGATATTCCGCTTCTGGTATCACCAATGAACAGATGGCTGCCAATCCCGTATGGGTTGATAAGACGGGAAATGGACGAGATTTACAGTTGAAAAACTTCTCTTGGAAGGGAATGTCAGGGGTTGGAGGATATGTTGGTGATTTTTCTAAATGGGTGAATAATAGAGATACTACAGAAATAGGAATAACTAAAAGTAACTCGAAAGTCATTATTGATGTTAAAGTATCACAGGGTTCAGGAAAGAATATTGTGTTTATCAGTAAATCTAATTTAGGTATATCTAATAATGTCACCATTAAGATTACAAGTACTTACCCGGAAGGAGTTATGAAATTTGCCAATTCCGCTTCGAATAAGTATTTAAAGTTGCCTTCAAATGGAATAATAACATTACAAGATAACCCAGAATATACAAGTAATGAAATGCATCTTCATTTAGCAAGTGCGGATTTAGGTCAAATCACCATCGAACAACTACCTCTCTACCCCGGCGCACTCGTTTTTGATGGTGTAGACGATTACGGTACCTGTGATAACTTCCCTGTTCTGACTAAGGAAAAGGGATATACGGTTGTAGCGTTGAGACAGTGGATTACAAGGGGTGAAATAGCCCAAGGATTAGTATCTAATGTAAAGAATTGGCTCAAGGATGGTGCCTTCTTGTTAGAATATAGAAATATACAAGCCGATCATCTTAATAAGCCTATATCTTTTGGAGCAATAGGGAGTGAAATGGATTTACCACACATCCTTACTTATCAGACATCTAAAAGTTATAATGGTGTTTCGATTACAACTGGTAATTTTGAGGGAACAGATGTGCTACATGTTGGGAAATTAGCTCCAACTAATGTAGGAACTTGTATTAACGCTGCTATCTGGGAACTTGTATTTCTCGATCACGATGCTACCGAAGAAGAACTGACCAAGATCAAAGACTACTTCGTCAAAACCTATCCCTGGCTCTTCCCCGACCAGGCATGGACTGTCACCGGCAAGACCAACGAAGACGAAGATCGTGCTACTATTGCCAACATTACGGGCAATGGTAATGATCTTGTACTGTCTAATTTTGGGTTTGCAAAAGGGAGTGGGTATGGGTTGTATAATGCAGCATTTAGTTCAAAGTCTAATTTGCAGTATTGGTCTAAGCAAAAAATACAGTTTTCTAAATCTCAGATAGAAACAAATAAAGTCTTACCTTATCTGATAATGGAATGTAAGGATGAATTATCATATAATATCAAAATAAAAATGACTGGTTTCGATTCTGGGGTTAAATTAAAATGGGGATTTACTGACGGATATACTTATATAGAGGGAGATGGCATACATGTTCTTAATAAAAAATCAACTACAATAAGGCATCTTCATATTGAGTATTCAGAAGATTTTGATCCTGATCATGTTGTCACCATCGAGCAAATCCCCGAATACGAAGGATACCTCATTACTGATGGGGTGGATGATATAGCATCTTCCAATACTGTCGTTTACGAAGCAGATTTTACATTTATAGGTGAATGGAAATTCATTCAAAAAGATGATACTGTGGCTAGTATAAATAGTGTGTCTCATTTATATATACAAAATAGATACAATAGAGGTGCTACTGTAATGATAAATTCAACTTTTGAAAACAAGAAAAATATCACCGACTATATGACATTTAAAGCTATAACGTCTAAAGGTAAGGGTTATGATGAAAATTGGAATGAAGTTGATTTATTATACGGTGATGGAAATAAAGGACCATCTCAAGTGAGTATTGGAGGACAAGGGGGCTCTGATTTTTGTCATATGATTTTTAAAAATATGGCTTTGTATATGAATAAGGTATTTACAAAAGACGAATGTATCAAAGCATACAACTATTTACAAACCCTAAAATCAAAGTAATATGAAATTTATTATCATACCAAAAGAAGTATATGATTCCGTATCTGAAGAAAAGAGACGTGAATTAGGAATAGGCAGCCCAAGAGCGAGCGTAGATGGTTCTAAAGTTATTTTACACGTAGAACATTATGACCATCTATTTAAGTCTTTAGACGCGCAGGCTGATGACGATCCTCAATACCCGTATCTGGTATATGACAGCCCTTCTTCTGAGCTTGAATCTGTTCTTTCATCTAAAGAATGGGTGTCTGATGTTAATGACGAGTGTCTTTGATCTTGTTATGGTTGGGGTAATTACTATATTTGTAAAAAGTTGAATAATTAAAGCGTGTGGTAGCGTTATCTACCATATAATCATCATGTTTCAGATAATAATCGGATGCGTTTTGGCTAATATCCTTACGATAGCAATCATCGGTTTAGCCCTGTATTTAGTGTATCGTAAAAACGAAGACCGTTTAAAGGCTTTGGATTCTAAGATTGATCAGAAGGTTGAGGACGTAAAAAACAAGGTTGGCGCGGTGATGGATATCGTAGACCAGATCAAGAAATTGTTGGACAAAATCAATAAAAAATAAAAAATGGCAGAAGTAGGTTATAACAGTAAATTCGAAGGTCTGGAGGTTGATTCCAGACTTGAGAATGTGGTGCAGGCTGCTCCTGGAACAGGTTCGGAATCGGGCAAGGGAGGCCTCATCCCGGCTCCCCCTGCCGGAAGTCAGGACGGTAGCAAGACTCTTCTTAGTAATATGACATGGGGAGATCATGTAACAAAACAGTACATAGATGATGCTGTTTCGGCAGCAGGGTGGAAGAAACAGATTGTTAGCAAACTTCCTACTGTTGAAGAAGCGAAGGATAATGTCATGTATCTTGTAAAAGACGATGTGGCATCTACAGAAACTAAAAACGTGTATAACGAATATATTTTGGTTACTGAAGAAGGTGGAACTAAGGTGCTTGAATCACTTGGTATGGTAAGTACAGGAGTAGATTCATCTTATCTTGATTTATCCATATTTCCCAGTACTTCTGGAACTCTTGATGAGGATTCGTATGCAAAAGTTCTGAATGCTTACAATAACAATATTACATTAGGTAAGCTTAGTTTTTATTATTTTTCTTTGGATTATTTTTTAGACAATGATAATTCTGAATTAAAAATAATAGCTGTTTTATTTAATAACACCAACTCAAAGGAAGACGTATCTGGATCTTATATAGACATTGAGATGGTAACTTATGTTGTTTCCCAAGATAAGACATATAGAGCTATAGCTAATACGGCTACGTTGTCTAATGACATGTTATCTTATTTGAAGTTTATGGCTAAGACTCCTAATGTTGTCACAACATTAGCAAGTTTGCCAATAGATGCTCATAATATCATAGCCAACGTAGCTTCCGCTACGAACCTGTCTATGGCCGTATCTGCTGAGGATGTTGGGAGGGAATGGCAGGTGCGGGTCAACAACACTACCGGCACAGACATCACGCAGCCGCTTCCTACCTCTGGCCTGTTCCAGAGCATGTCAGGCGATAGCGTAGTAGTACCTAAAAATAGTTTTATAGAATTAAGTATTTGGTATATTAATGATAAGTTAGTTATCAGAGTAGGTGAACAAGCTTAACAGAAAGGATAGAGTATGGTTTATGTAAATAAAAACGTAAAAGGTTTTTACTGGGAAGGATACGAGTTGGATTCCTCTTCTTACGAAGTAGGGTATTCTTACCAAGATTTCTTAGATGGTAAATGGGTTCAACTTGACTCCGATCAAGAAAAATTCCATCAAGACAATCCTGATGCGAGTGTGAAAGAAGTTATTGCCATGCAGCTTGACCCGGAACCTCCTGGACCAACTGAAGAGGAGTTGCTTGCCAAGGCTAAAGACAGGAAGGTTTCTGAGGCCAGGGAATATGCTTATTCTGATGCTGTCCGCTCTTATAGTTTGGATGGTAAACAGATATGGTATAACAGCAGCATGAGACAGAAGGTTAAAAACGATATTGATGTAGCAAAAGGAAGCGGGATATACACCGTATCCGTAGCAGATTCAGAATACGAGCTTGATATTGCTAATACGGCAATGAATGAAATGCATGTATATGAATCTGAGTGCAACGATCGTACTGCTGCCATAGAAAAGGAAATAGCTTCTAAAACCGACAGGAGTGAAGTTGAGTCTATGAAAGTAGATGAAGGCTATCCTGAGAAGTTGGTAAGGACAAAGGATCAGATCATAGAAAAAAATAAGATCCTTGAAGCCAATGATCCGGAGAAGGCTACAGCTATGTACATGAGGGCGATGATCAACACGCCGGCTATGTTGGAAAACACCGACCAGAATTTTGCTCTTAAGATAAAGGGGTTGTACCCTATCTGGGACAAGGATGGAGTTTACGGCGACAAAGGTCTTCCTATGGGCACTGCTGTTGTAAAAGGGCAGCGTTTCCGTAGCAAAAACAAACCTTCGGATTTGGATTGGACCCTGTTTGAAGTAAGGCAAAATCACAATCTCCAAGCCGACTGGGTTCCTGGTCAGGGAGGTGGAGCCGAAAGCCTGTATATGGTTGTTCAGGAAAAGCATTCAGGTACGATAGACGATCCTATTCCTTGGGTATATAATTCTATTTTAGAGAATGGAAAGTATTACATTGACAAAGAAATTAAGTATCTTTGCATAAGAGATTCAGGCATCCCTTTGGCTTACGAGAACCTTTCTGATCTTGTATCAGCAGGATATGTAAGGGTTGTTTAGGTCGTGATTTGTTGTTAATGTTATGGATAACCCCTGTATATTTATTTATGCAGGGGTTTTCTTTAATCCAGACTCTACTTATTTTTCATATCGGTAAGGTTCTGGTTATCTTTGTGAAAAAGGTTAAGTTATGGAAAGAAAAGATATTATAAAAGAATTGAGTCAGTATTTTAGTATTGTTGAATTAGTTGGTCCTAAAGAATACGGTAGAGACAAAGATCTTTGCTGGAGGTATTTAAGAACTGAATTGCTTCACACGATACTGGTTTTAAGGAAAGACATTTTGAAAACTCCGATGACGGTTAATACCTGGAAGTCGGGTGGAAGGTTTGATGAGCGTGGGTTTAGGAACAATATCTCGGATATAGTAAAATCCAAGACCGTATCAGGGTATTTGTATATCAGTCCTCATATGCTTGGGGCAGCCATCGATTTTGATGCCAAGGGTATGACGGCAGAAGAGACAAGGAATAAAATAATTCAGTCACAGGATTTACTTCCTTGTCCCATTAGATTAGAATCAGGTACCAATTGGGTCCATATTGACGTATATGACTCTCTTGGAAGTAGCAAGAAAGTAACTATGTTCTAATATGGCTTACAGATTTGTAGGAAGGATGAATTTAGAAAGTTTCTGGGCTTTTATCATTTCCGGATTATCAGCATTGTGGATGAATTTCCAGGAGATTCACCACCTTATATATTCTATATTGTTTATATTAGCTATAAATCTTTTGTTAGCTACTATAAAAAGTATCAAACACTGCTATATCCGAAGAAAGAGAAAGAGGCCTTTTAAGATATTGACATGCATAAGCGAAATGGGAGTTTTGAAAATCCTTCTTGAGTTCGCGGCCTGCTCTTTCGGGTTGTTCACCATATCCGGAATGGATCTTATTATGTCTATGGGAGGGCATAAATCCCCAGAGTTTATAGACATGCTTCTTCAGTGGATTACGATATTCGCCTTAATATTATACGGTGGAATGGCATTCAAACGCCTCGGCGACCTTGCACCTGATTTGATGATAGTAAAAGGCGTTAAGTATTTCTTTAGCAAAGTAAGTTGGTGGCAAAAAGTTCCATTCGGAGAAGAGCTTAAAGAAGGTATTAACAACGGTGATATACAAGAGCTTTTAGACGAAGATAAGGAGGGTAAAAGATGTGTTTGCAAAAAATGAGAGCCGGGCATGTGTTAGGAGTTCTTCTACTGTGTTTTATATCTTTCTTATTTGGTAAAACATGCAAGAAGAAAGAAATAATACACGATATAGAAATAGATACGGTAATAGATACCATTATCCAACCTATTCCTGTTCCTCAGTATATAGTTGACGTAGGGGAGGTAGAAATACCTTTCCCTATGGATGCTATAGTTAAAAAAGATACGATAAAAGACACTGTTTATATCAATATACCAATACAGAGAAAAACATACAACACAGATGATTATCGGGCTGTTATAAGCGGATACAGACCTAATTTAGATACGATGATCATCTACCATAAAAAAGAAATAATATACGAAAAGAGCCGGCGATGGGGCATAGGACTGACGGCAGGGTATGGAGTTGGGCGCGAGGGCTTCTCCCCCTACTTAGGCGCTGGAATCTATTATCGGATATGGTGACAATCACCTCACCTTTTATTTAATGTCCAATAGTTTAAACTTTTATCACCTCATTTACTTATCTTTGTAGAAAAAGATAAGGTATGAACTATATCGATATTTTACCACAGATAAGAAATAACATTTTCTATGTCAGGATAGTAATGACCGACTATGATGTGGAAAATCAGATGGTTATTAGAATAGTAGCCAGAAGAAATGACGGTCTGTACAAGACGGAGGTAGTGCAGTATCCAAATGAAGGAACTGATTACAACGGAGAAATCATTGTTTCTATGTTTGGTATGGCTAAGTCATTGGTGGCCCAAATAGTAGGAGTCAAGATAAATGGTACCGAGGTACGTGTTAATAGCACTGAAGTAGAGGGAGCTGATATAACAGCCAGATACGATGATTCCCTTACCAGAATGGGATGGGAGGAGAGTATGAACAACATCCATATTGATTTTGAGGTTATAAGCACCAACAACCCTAAAACGCTTCGCATAGCCGATCAGTCGGAATGGGGGATACTTGCAGACAGACCGGCTATTATAGAGATCGTGCCACCTGAAGACGAGAATAAGTATGTTTATTATCTTGGTAAGAATCAGTTGAATGTATTCAACAGTAAGACTCTTGGCATAAATCCAGGTCGCGGAAATGATTTTGAAAACCTAAAAGATGGTATATACGATATTACCATAAAAGGCAGTCCTTCCTCTTATTCATTTAACAGAAAGTATTTAAAAACGGATCTGATCCGTCTTAACATAGATAAGATATGGGCCAGGTCAACTGTGTTATGTGATCATGAGGATGATGACATAATTAATAAAATAAAAGAAATAGAGTTTCTGCTGGCTGCGGCTGAAGCTAATATGAGATTAGGTAATTTTGAAAACGTAAAACAATTATACGAAAAAGCATCTAAATTGATTTACGTTCTCAATAATTGTGAAAATTGTGGTTGCAAAATTTAATTAATTAAATATAAGTGAATTATGGGATGCGGATGTGGAAGAAGCAACATTGCTTCTGTTAATAAAAGTCGGGCTATAAAGCCTCAGTCGAATACGACACCTAAAGCTGATTCTAATGCGGCTTGTATTCAGAAATATGATGAACTTGCTGTTTTGGACAAGAAAATCATAGACCTTCATCGCAAGTTCAGGTTTGTAGGAGGTGTAAGTAAAAGGTATGCTGATATTCAAAAGCTGGTAAGAGGCTGGATCGTTAATTTGAAGAACGAGTGCCCGGATCCTGATGATCTTGCTACTTATTCTGAATACATAAACAAAGAATATGCCAGGTATTTTACCGTGAAATGATATGTCAGCTACCGGAAGTACACAGCAAATTCTTTTCCCCTCATCTTACTTATGTGAGTGTGCTGATCGTTTTATAGCATGTAAGGCTGATCAGTATCTACAATATCATAAGTATAAGGTAGGTATTAAGCCTGATATGGATATGGTTCTTAAAATAGATCGTATGAGAAGAATCGTATGTGAGGGGGAATGCGGGTTGTGCCCGGACGAGATTCAGAAATTTAAAGAAGAACTTAATAAGATCTTGTCATGAAAAAGATGTATTACAACAAAGAATACAGAAAAGCTTTCAAGAAATCGGATTGTCTGGAAGATCTTGGTTCTGAAGAAACGTTTATCGTTCATGAGGCTGAATTTTGTTCGGATATAAGCCAGGATGATGCAGATAGGAAAGCGGAAGAGTTTGCGGAGAAAGAAGGTCCGTTGTATGCTAATAAAGTAGGTGGCTGTTGCGAGGTATATTATAACACAAGACAGGAAGGGGATTTCTTTAAAAATGATTGTCCTGATGGTCAAAAACAAGAACAACCCACACATCACGTGGTAGAGGCCGGGCGTGTATGGTCTAAGTTCAGTACCGAAATAGCCAACTACGAAGCTGCGAAGATTCTTGAGCAAGAAGGGCAGGCTGCCGCTAACGAATCTGGAGTATGTAAAACCGTTTATTACAACGAAGATCAACATGGTTGGTTTAGTAAACGTTGTAAGGAAGGATGGAAGGCTCCTGAGAAATACAGGAGGATATACGCCGGTACCGTAACGTCTTTCATTAGCGTTGATGATGCCAATGAAAAGGCTAAGAAGATACTGGAAGAAGAGGGCATGAAATGGGTTAATGAAAATACCAAATGCGAGCCTGTTGTTGATGAATGCAAATTTGATTTTTGAAAATGAGCAACGTAAAATTTAATCCGACAGAAGGTGAGAACGATAAACTGGTGTCGGTGTTTTCTGAAATAAATGAAGGTCTTGATACGACTTTGAATTACACTATTTCCGATGAAGGGAATAAGGCTAAGAAGAGCATCGTCGTTAATCAAGTTGGTAAAAGGGAAAAGTTTTTATCGAAGAAAGGGGAGGGATCTGAACCTTTTGTTTTGTCTGATGGTAATACTTTCAACGTTCTTAAAGAAGGTGCTTCAGGATCGGCATCCGCTTGGGCTGAGGACCAGCTTCCTCCAGAAGCCACGGAATCAGTTGGCGACAAAAGCCTTCTCCCTTCTTGGGATTTTTACCTTATAGACATGACTCAAAATACCGGAGACAAAGTGCGTCCGGTTGGAAAGCTTCGTAAGAACAATCTCCTTAGATTTGAAAATGGAGATTTTGCTCCTACGGTAGGCATAACCGAGGAAATGAGAGCCGAATGTGATGTGGAGTTGTATTTGGATAGCGGTCATAAAAATAAGTATTGTAATGCTGGAGCATTTGACGCTAAGGCTTTTTACGAAGAGTATGGTATTGGTCAAAAACTTTATAATGTATCAGGATCAGAGGTAAGGATTTTAAGACCTTGGGAGACTACTTCAAAGAATTATAGCATATTCTTAGGATGTAGCAAGAGTCTGTATGTAGTTGATAAGGTAGTTGGTAAAAGTGGGAAAATATGGTCTGGTGTGTACGACGCAGACACGGTTCCTATGCTGGACGGACTTGACCTGCGCCAGACGTGCCCTGTGCTGCCGCCCACAGCCTTATCTCCTGGACCGGTATGTACAGTAGACTCCAAGGCAAGATCTTTCTTTTTCTTGTATGAAGGAGAAACAAATTGTAAATCTGGAGCCGGAGTTGGTAACGCCTGCACGATGTTTCTAAATGGAAGAACTTATCCGAGAAGCAATGATGTAAATCAGATCAATATAGCTAAGTATTCAAGGGTTAATAACGTAGATCCAGAATCTTCTTATCCTTTTTCTGAAGGTGGGTTCTTGACCTTAAATGCTTATATCATATACCTTGAAATGCTGTACGGTACTAAATACTTGGTTAATCCAGATACTTTTGGATCAGGGATATCAAGTAACTCCGGGGTAGGTAATGATGTTAATTACCATAAATACGGAGGATTGAAATACCGTAAAAAAGGAGAAGATACATGGATGTATGCCACATGGAACAACAGTTCTTCTATTATCCATTATGAACCTACTAAAAAAACTCACTTCTCTTACCTCATAAATTCAGAGTATCCTAAAGAACAGTGCATGGAAAGCCAGATGGCGGCTTCTTTTGCATTCGAGACAGGCGTAGAAGAAGGATCAGAGTTTGATTTTTATGGAGGAAAATACTGGTATAAGAACGTCCAGGGAGCCAAGAGTATGGCTGAAGGTCATATGAATGTTATTGTATTTAAGGAAATGACCGGCACTATATCAGCCTTAAACGAAAATGACGAACCGGCAGAATTTGATTTGGAAGTTATTTTAAGGATGTCTTTGTATGATGGCATGAATTTGTCTGGAGATGTCTTTAGGTATTGTGGAGGAGGATACGAACAGGTAGGGACTTGTTTAAATGATCCTAATGTCACTCGAATAGGTAATACTATTGATATTTATATAGAGCCAGATCAAAAGAAATGGACATATGAGAAAAGGTCTACTATAAATAATGGTGAGGTTTTTAATTTTGAATCTAAATATAAAAAGATAGCAACTACCCAGAATTTAGGAGATAGTTTTGCTTTACACCGTATTCCTTATACCGGATGGAAGGATAAAAAAGGGGGAAGTATCGGAACAGGAGAATGTTTTTATACATGGGACAATTGCTACTGGGCTTCATCTGTTGGTATAAAGTCCAGAGTGGCTGCTCGTTTCGGCGGTAATGCGAACAATGGCTATTGTTCGCCTCGTACTCTGTATGCGTTTTACGCCGCTTCTTATACGTATCGCCACTATTGCGGCCTTGCCCAGTTGTTATTAGACGTCAGTCAACCGCAGGTTTGATGGGTGTAACCCATTGATGGCGCAGCCATCATAAGCGCAGCGATAAGGCGCAGCCTTATATACTATATCACGGCGCAGCCGTATCTTGTTAATATAATATTTTATAGCTACAAAACAAAAATTTAAAATATTTAATACAAATTGTTTTGTAGCTATAAAATATTATACATACATTTGCAATATCATTAGACAACAGAGATAGTTAACATTATAAACAATAAAAATCTATTCAATGAAATCCGTTAGTCTGCTAACAAGTTTTACATTGGGATCTGACCTCTGAAATAGCAAATAACGGTTGAGAAAAAGGTTAAAAAGAATTGGCTGCTCGTTTCGGCGGTAATGCGAACAATGGCAATTGTTCGCCTCGTAATCTGAATGCGAATAACGCCGCTTCTAATACGAATCGCAACAATTGCGGCCTTGCCCTGTGTGGGCTAAAAAATTGGGTATATTCTTTTTAATCTTTCCCAGGAGTGGAGAATCAATAAAAGACAAGCGTATGAGGTTATATGATAAAAATATGATAGAGATGCGCGACGGTCGTAAGCCCGTCATTAGCCCACAACTGAAATCAGTTTCAAACTATATAGATATAAGTTTGGATGATATTAGAGAAGCATGCGAAGCAGCATTTAAAAACCATTCTAAAAAGAATGATGTTGTTAATTTCAATTCTGATTTTGATGGTAATTCGTTAAAATTGTATGAATGGTATTTAGATGGTACTTATGTTAGCAAAATCAAATATCGCAAACTTGTAAAAGAAAACAAGAATGGTAAGGTTCGTGAAATAAACAGCCCGGATCTTACCACCAGAATTTATCAGCATCTTGTTTTAGTAAAGTTAGGTCCTTTGTATTATGAGAAGGATAATATGAATGGTCTTAATTGTAAGCCGGGATTTGGCATAACAGCATCGTCTAAATCAAGGTCTCTTATTAAAAAGATGAAGCATGTTTATTATGATAGACTTGATTTGAAGTATTGTTTGGTTATAGATCAACGTAAATGTTATAACCATGTAAAAGACAAAGTGTTTAGAAAAGTACTTAAGAACTTTATTTCAAATAAAAAGTTTATAGATTTTGTAATAGACGTAAGTTTCGTATCTGGAGAGCTGCCTATAGGGACTCCTACAAGTCCTTTCATTCATCATCTCCTTATGAAAGATTTTGATGATCTTGCAAAGAGAATAGCTCCTTTTTCATTGAGATATGCCGACGATAATTTCCTTGCTTTCTATACTAAGGAGGATGCTAATACTGCCAAATGGAGGATTAAGAATTATTGGTGGTATGAGCTTAAGATAAGATCTAAAAGGCATACTTGTATTATAACAGACATGGATAGACCTCTTGATTTTTGCGGGTATGTTTTCCACCGTAATAACAAAGGCGTATCTGAACACAATAAAGGTTATGTGACAATAAGGAAGAGGGTAGCCAAAGACGCGAAGAAGTGTATTACAAATGAAAGCTGGTCTTCTTACTTCGGTCTTTTAAAACACTGTGACAGTTATTCATTAATGTCAAAAATAGAAAATATCATGAAATTACGAGATTTAACAAGCACGATTCGTATGATTGACTTCTCATTGTGATGGTGTGAATGAAAATTATTATCTTGCACCAAAAAAAAGAAAGTCATGAATTGTAACACTTGTAAAGATGACGGACCTGATATTCTGAGATCTAATATCTGTATCGGGTCTGATCCGTGTAATGACTGTACGGACAATTGCGAGATTCTTCCAAAAGAATGCGATTGCCCGTATGGTCATTTAAGCGATCATTGCATTCATTATACAGGATGCAAGACATTCATATCCAAATTAACGCCGGGCATGCCTTATAATGAGGTTATGCATAATATAGAACTGGTTTTCGAAAACATAGATAAGTTTTTGGATAGGATGGTTGAAGAAAATACGCTTCTGAAACAAAGGGTTGAACAACTTGAAAAACAACTTCAAAATGGAAAAGAGTGCACAAATTGGTAAGGACTTAAGTGGTAAACACGTATATGTTCCACATGTGGACGAGACGCCGGTGCCATGCCTGGACGGATACACCTGCACGAACTGCGTGTACTGCGCTGACGACATCAACGCTGGCTACTTCAGTCTGGCTCAGAAATCTGATCTTACGGCTTTAATCAATGCAATGATATGCCGTATGAAATACCAGGATAGGGAAATAGAATTTTTAAAACAAAAAATAAATATTTTGAGTAACAATGGCAATAACAGGTAACGGTTGTTTTGGCAGTCATGGTGGGTGCGAACGCCCGCATCATTGCAATATTCCTTCTTCTAACATATTCTATGATGGAGAAACTATAGAAGAAGCTGGTTTGTATCATGGTATGCCTTTAGACGGAGCTTTAGCTAATTTAGCTAAATACGTTTCAAGGGCTATTAACGTAAGTGGATCTGTTAATACAGAAGTGTTTGACGGTACTTCTCATGTGGTTCTAAAGAAAGATCCGGCAGAGATTTTGCTTGTGTCTTATTGCGGGGGTGTTGTACCTTCTGATATGTATAAAGTCCAGGGTCGTACTGTTAGGTTCTGCCGGGATATGTGTCAACAGGATGAACTTGCTGAAGTGAGGGTCGTGTACCGAGAAGAGGCAAATAGTTCTTATGGGTTCCATTGTTAATTTAGGAGGATGAGAAATGGCAGAAAAATGCAAAGGATTTATATGTGGGGGTAATCTCGTTGATGGCTCTGTGCCTTCTGATAAGTTAGATAAAGAAACCATTATCGAGCTTATTAAAGAGATTCTGAAAGAGGAAATGCACGAATCTTGGCTTAAGGAAATAATAGAAACCATACTTAAGGAATCTATTGATTCGGATTGGCTTCGTGAGTTCTTTAAAGAAGTTCTTAAAAAATATGCTAAAGAGGAATGGTTTAAGGATATCATCTGCGGCTTAGGATGTGTTGGCGTACAAGAGATATTTGATGTTATTCCTACTGACATAACATTTGAAGCCACAGGCGGTACGGCTACGGTACAGGTGGTTGTCGATGATGGAGTTGAATGGGAGTTGACACTTTAAATTAAGGAGGATGATTATGTCGAGAGAGAAAATATATAAGATGGATGATGGTTCTTGGCTTACCTCGGACAAGAAGGAAGGTGTCGGTCGTGATAAAATGAATTTCGATGCTCCATCTTGGAAAGGAAGGGAAGATAGGATCACTATCCGAATTGTGAAAAAATCCGATACTGAAAGTATGAAAGCTATTACTTTCAGGCAAAAAGGCATTAAAATCACAGAAGTCTCGGTTAGCAGGCTGGAGTTCCCTATATCTGGTGGAGATAAGCAGATCCTTATTACTACCAACGCCGCTTCGATCAATGCCCTTATTACGGGTGAGAAAGATATAAAGGGTGTCATAAAAGCATTTACCACCGCTTCCGGTCTTAATATTGACGTCAATGATATTAGGCTTGATTATGGTTTCCCTGGTGATCCGGGTCTTGAAGACACGTTCCAGGTTTCGATGATTGTTTCCATGCCTGGCAATGAGGATGGGAATGAAGTTAATGAGAACATAACTATAAATGGTGTACTGATTCCTATTTATCAGCCTGGAAAGGTCGTTCCTTACATTAAATTGGATAAGGAATTTGAACAAATTGAGGGTGATGAAACAAGCACGCAGTTAAGTATAGAAAGTAATATAAAAGATTATGTTATTGAAATAGTTGAATGCGAGTCTGTGGATAAGGAGGAAATTCACCTGGACAAGGATGTTGTTAATCTTGATTCCGATGGATCACCGGAGGTAATCAACGTAAATACAAATCCCGAAAATTTAAGATGGAGGATCAGCGAATGAAAGTAGGTAATTGTTGGGCGAACATAGATAAGAAAGAAGGCAGTCTTAACAGTAAGGTTAATATTTACTTTGATGAAAATGATACTGGTGCCAACAGAAGTGTCAAGATAAGGGTGTCTTCCAGGGACGGTAGCGTATCTGAAGAATGTACGTTAGTTCATAAAAAAAAAGAACAGGTAGTTTATAGAAATAAAAGACAGTCAGCTCTTTTCACAAAAGAAGGATGTAATTCTGAGACAGAGAAAGGGGAAGAGCTTGAGTACGTTGTTGAGGCCGGAAAATACACATCTATCATATCTCAGTCTGATGCTGATGACAAGGCTATGAAAGACATTGAACAAAATGGTCAGAACTGGGTTAATGAGCATGGTCGTTGTATAACCATATTATGGTACAATGTCAAGAAATCAAAGTCGTTTAGAAAGAACGATTGCGATCCTGATACCGAAGAAGGAAGTTTGGTTACGATGACAATCGAAGCCGGGCAATTTTCTTCTACCATAAGCCAAGAAGATGCTGACCGTAAGGCTGAAGCTGAGTTGAACGCCAAAGGTCAAGACTATGCTAATTCTCATGGTACTTGCAATACCATAAAATGGTACAACGACAGGAAATCCAAAATGTTCCAAAAGACAGATTGTGAGGTAACTGAAGTTGGATCTATGGTAGAGTATGTTGTAGAAGCCGGCCGCTTCTCTTCTTCTGTTTCTAAGGAGGATGCTAATCAGAAGGCTTTGGATGCCTTGGAAGCTGAAGGTCCAGGTTATGCTAATGAGCATGGTACATGTGAAACAAATTTATGGTATAACGTAGAGAAGTCAAAAGTATTTTATAAAAATGACTGTGAAGATGGATTTATCGGAGCGCCTTACACTTACACAGTAGAAGCCGGTAAATACACATCAGACGTAAGTCAAGAAGATGCTGATAAGAAAGCTCTTGATGATATAGAGAAAAACGGTCAGGATCAGGCAAACCTGAATGGAGAATGCGTTACTGATCCAAACTATTTCGTTGGAAAGGCTTCGGCTCGTGTTCAGAAAAATGATTGCGATGCCGAATCTCAGACCGGAAGCTTCGTTGATTTGACTGAAAAGGATCTTGCCGGATATCCAGATGCTTTTGTGTCAAGAGAAAGCCAGGAAGCAGCTAACGCGTTGGCTGAAGCAGCTATGGAAGAACAGAAACAAGATCTTGCAAATAAGAAAGGTACTTGCATAGATAAAAACCAATTTGTTGGTGTATATAGCAAGGTATTCACAAAAGACAATTGTGAAGGAGAAGGCGTAGGTTCGCAGGTAACGGTAGACCAAGACGATGTAACTGGTGGTCCTTTTACTTCATACGAAAGCCAGGAGGCGGCTAACGCGCTCGCTCAGGCTGCCGTCGAGCAGCAGGGCCAGGCCATAGCCAACCGGGACGGCCATTGTACGTGGACTGGTAAATACAGTGAGGAATTTACCAAAAACGATTGCAATGAAGGCCAGGTGGGGTCTAAGATTACCGTAACCGAACAAGATGTTGTTGGTGCTCCTTTCACATCTACCGTAAGTCAAGCTGATGCTAATAACAAGGCTCAGGCTGCTGTTAAAGAGCAAGGTCAGGCTATTGCCAACAATAAAGGTAATTGTGAAGATATGACTGTATATACCGGTCATTACAGCAAGAGATTCGTTCCCGAATGCGAGGCTTGTCATAAAGGTGTAGAGATGGAGGTTACGGCTGAGATGGTAAATGGAAGCCCTGTTACATCAACAGAAAGCCAGGATGCAGCAGATGCAGAAGCTCGTAGGATTGTAGAAGAAGGCGGTCAGGCTTATGTTAATAAGAACGGAACTTGTACACCATTAAGCACCGATCCTATATGGGAGGACGTAGAACCGGAAGAACTTAGATGTAATGAAGGTAAGTCTCAGAAAAAGCAACGTGATACCAACGAATGTTCTGAAACTCACAATCAAGAACGTTGGGTAGATGGCGGGAATAAGGTTTGTAGCTGGACCGGTCATTATACAGAAACGTTCCAGAAAAACGATTGTGAGATACCGGATTCAGGAACGGAAGTAGAAGTAAGTGAAGCTGATGTTGAAGGCAATCCTTTTATTTCTTTCGTAAGTCAAGAAGATGCTGATAATAAGGCCAAGGCTGCTGTTAAAGCCCAAGGACAGGATATTGCCAACCAGAGAGGTAAATGTAGGTTCGTAGGTGTATATAGCAAGGAATTTACGAAAGACAATTGCGGATCATGTCAGCATGGCGTTCCGATGAGCGTAACACAAGACATGGTAGGTGGACCGTTCTATTCCAATGAAAGTCAGGAAGAGGCAAATAGGTTGGCTCAGGAAGCCGTAGAAGCCCAGGGTCAGGCTTACGCTAACAAGAACGGAACGTGTGAAACAGATAACACCGATCCTGTATGGGAAGATTCGGAACCACTTGAAACCAAATGCGAAGGTGGTAAATCTTATAAAAAACAGGTTAATACCAACGAATGCTATGGTGGAGAAAATGAACGCTGGGTAGAAGGTGGAGATAAGGTATGTACCTGGACCGGAACATATAGCAAGGTATTTACAAAACAGTGTGCCGACGGCGGCGTCGGATCTGAGGTTACCATAGATCAGGATGATGTAACCGGCGGTCCTTTCACGTCTACCGTAAGTCAGGAAGACGCAAATAGCAAGGCTCAAGCTGCCGTCGAGCAGCAGGGCCAGGCTCTTGCTGACGCGCAGGGAACTTGTACCTGGACCGGTAAGGCAAGTAAGGTCTTCACCAGAAACAATTGCGGAAGCTGTCAGCACGGTTCGTCTGTTACCGTAACCCAAGATCAAGTAGGTGGTCCATTTACGTCCAATATCAGTCAAGCTGATGCTAATAAGAAGGCTCAAGATGCTGTAAATTCCCAAGGTCAGGCAGTAGCTAACAAAAACGGTGATTGCGTAGCTGATAGCACAACTCCTTCTTGGTCGGATACTGGAAGTACCCGTTGTGACGGTTGTACGTCTCAGAAGCAACAACGTGACACCAATCCATGTTCTTCTTCTTACAACGACACAAGATGGGTTAATGGAGGTGGAGAATCTTGTACAGACTGGTCTTATTACGGAACAGGAGATTGCGTAGGTCATACTCAGTATGATGCTTATCGTGATAGCTGCTCTGGTAGCATAGATCGTCAATATTCCGTAAGTTGTAGAAATTGCTGTAATTGCGGATCTTACGGATCTTGGAGCGAAAGTGGATGTGGAACTGGAAGCAATAGCAATAAGGTAAAATACGTTCGTTACGATGATTGTAGAAATCAAGATGTAAAATACGAGCTTGAAGTTGGAAAATGCGGATATGCTCCATACGAATTTCAGTTCCATGATGGAAGAACGAGCAAGTCGAGATCCGTCTCTGGAGAATCTCAGGATATTGAAGAAGTTATCATAAGTACTAAAAGCGGTTCATACATAGGTTTTTCTGTTAAGTCAAAACCTGATTGGTGTTCTGTTGATTACAGAGATCAGACATCTGAAAGTATGAAGGCTGTGGTGACGTTATCTGCCAATACAACATCTTCTTCCAGATCTGGTGACATTGTTTTTGTTCAAAATGAATCTGGAAAGACAATTACTCTTAGTATTTCGCAGGCAAGACAAATGTTGTATAAGTTCACATTCGATGATAATACTACTTCAGATAAATCTTTATCTGTTCAAGCTGCATCTAATGATGCTCAATATACAATCAAAAGTACATTGAATGGTTCTTATCATGGTTTTGCCACTACGTCTAAACCTTCTTGGATTACGACTGAGTATAAAAATCAGGCTTCTGATAGTATGGTTTGTGTTCTTAAGATAACTGCCAACACAAGTACATCTTCTTCTCGTACTGGATCCGTTGTGCTTACTCAAAATGACAGTGGTAAAACATTGAAAATAAATGTTACACAAGCTGCGGCTGAGGTCAAGCTTGTACCCGCTCATATCACATTGAAAAACGGTTCTTGGGCTACTTATAAGAAGAATAATGTTTCTTATAACCCTGGTGCCGGCAAGTGTATTGCTGGATTCGAGTGGACTGGAGATGAAAATGGAGATATACGAATTTATACTTGCGACATCAAGGTTGTAGATTCTAGTTACCGTGAGATACCTGGAGCTACCATAAGCATTGGAACTACAACCCAGAGAAAACAACCTGGAAGTTCTTGTTCGTATTTCAGAGCTGTAGCGGGAGGTATATTGGCAGGATATGTTCATGTTGGAGATGAGAATGCAGATACTACATGGTATATACGAACTATAAACGTATCCTATGATGGTAAATTGTATAAGAGTGCTACTGTTAGACAATTTGAAAAAACAGATATTTCCAAGAATGGTGGTATATTTAATGTCTATAATGAGTCACCTGCTTCTTACAACTTTATCGTAGATGGAGCTGAGTGCGGTGATGATAGAGGAACTTTAAAATACTCTTATTCTCAGATGAATCTTAATCCAGCATAATTAACAAGGGAGGGGATTTAGTTCTCTCCCTTGAATGTTTTTTGGATTATATTATTTTGTTTTAAGTATTGTCCATTAGAATAAAAATGATTAATATTGCATATCATTCAATTTTAAAATTTTAGTATCATGGCTTGTAAAAAGAAAGCTCGTCAGGGTGGTGAAGTCGATAAGAAAGACAAACCTAAAATGCGTCAAGGCGGTAGCGTTGGAGGCAAGATGAAAAGAAAGAAGACGAGCACTAAAAAGTGATTGAAAACCAGGGGAAGGTGCTGATCACCTTCCCCATTTTAATAACATAACAACAATTTATTATGAGCAACAAGTTTATTAGCAAAGGACAAGGGAATGTCTGTGTGACGTTTGTAAAGTACTATCCTGTATTGATGCAGGTTATTATGTTAGCCAGCATTTTTGATGAGTTTTATCCTTTTAGTATCACTAATTGGCTGTATCCGATATTAGGTCATTCTCTATCATGGGACCTATTTCTCTTGGCTTTTTCAAGAATGTTCAGGTTTTGTATATGGCATAGGTTATTGATCTATAGCATGATTTTTAATATCTGTGTAGAATGGGTTACGGTTAATATAGAGATGCCTATTGAGCACAATATCGTAGTGTGGTCTGTTATGGCTGTTACTCTGTTGATAATCATTGCCTCTATTGTTTTAAGATTTAAAACAGGATGTTTTGAAAATGAAGGAAATTCTGACAGAGACGCTGCGTAAAAGTGGTGCGGCGGTATGCGATAAGATAAAGGAGATGTTTTTAAGCGGGGAATGCGATCATCTTACAGCCAACGATCTTGAGACATGGACGCAGCTTGCTAATCCGGCTAAGTATTATACCGGGGAAGAGGCTGTTTCTTATCTTAATGTAACTTCTAAGAAATTTTATGAATATCGGAAGGCTAAGTTAGTTCCTGATCCGGTTAAGATAAAAGGATTCCCTAAACCTTTATATACGAAAGTTATGTTGGATGATGCTATAAAAACCATATCCGGCATGAGCGAAAGAGAGATTTATATGAGGATCTTGAATGCTAAATCAAGAGAATCCAGAGCAAAAGAAAGGAGGGGAGTATGATTACAAATGGTGAATTTGTATCAAGAGTCATAAATGGCATTCATGCCCTTGATAAAGACTCCCATGTTAGCCGGAGATGGATATTGAATATCGGTAGAACCAAAGCCGAATCTTATACAGCCCAGAGATGGGATGATGGGACGTTGCTTGGCGACCACCGGCTCCTGACTTACGTTACTTGTCTGGAGATGATTGAAGTTGATAAAATAGTTTGCTGCGATGCCGAATTTGCGTTGTGTAATACACTTATGCGTTCAAAGCATAAACTTCCAGGACTTCTTTATTCTGCCCTTAGACCGGCTATTACTAAGGTGACTAACGTAGATAACACTATATTTTTTAAGTTCGCTGAAATAAAGTCGTATCGCAATGAACAAAAAAGACCGTATGCTAAATACGTTAAAGAACGTCGTCCTTTTTATTATGTAGAAAACGACTATATTTATATACCGGATTTTCATATAGAGCTTATTAACGTAGAGTTCTCCACAACACGAAGAAAGAAGGCGCTGGAGTTAATGGCCTGCGATCCTACACCTAAAGGGTGTGAATCTGAATGGGAATACGAATTTATCTGCCCTATTAAGTTAATTGAGTACGTAGTGGCAGAGACGATAAAGGAAGTAGCATTCAGGCTACAGATTCCTGTTGATGAAAATCCGAATCTTGATTCTAATCAAAAAAGTCAAATTGTTCAATAACGAAACATTTTTATCCTTATTTGGGTCTTAGTTGTGAAACCAAGACCCATTTTTTTATAATTTAGTGACATGAAAAGAACATCAATACAATCACCGTATTTTGTAGCCTACTACCATCGTCTTATGAAAAGAAAGAATGGTTTTAAGAAAGGCATGATAAGAGACAGAGGAGAGGTTTTAAGACTGTTGTCTATTATATGGAAAACCGTATCAGAACATTATGTGGAAGCTGATGCCGGTGTTTACGTAGATAACGTAGGATACTTATGCCATGTACTTATACCAGGGCAGCGCTTTGCCGTCAGGCGGGACCTGGACATCGTGAGCAGGCTCGGCACCAACGGCTACCTCTACAACCACCTGGCTATGGATTTCGCAGACTCCAAAAGATATTACCATTTTGTAATACAAGATAGTTTAAAAAAGAAGTTAAGGGTTAAAATGAATAAAGGACGAAGATACCGATTTATGTACAATGAAATACTTGCTAAAAGAAGGGTGTTTAAAGATTTCCAGATTAAGAGAGTTTTCGAAGATCGAGAACTCAATCATAGGAACATGTAAAAAAAATATAGCGATTACCCTTTATTGATATAGGTTAATCGCTATATTTGCATATCCGTCTACCTTCTCAGGCTGGCGGATATAAAAAGTAAAATTCCTATTATGGGAACAAATGTAAGCAATTTTCAAAACAATGCGAAGAACAGTAACATTATTTTGACGTCGGAATCCAACGAAATGGAATTTAGCAAAGAGGTTAAAACCGTATCATCTTTCAAAAATTCAGATTTTGGAGAGCTAAAAATTATTATTATTGACGAAGAACCGTATTTTATAGGATCTCCTATAGCTTCATTTTTAGGGTACACTAATCCGAGAAAAGCGATAAGGGATCACGTTGATGAAGATGATAGACTAATAATGAAAGTACCTGATACTCAAGGGTGGAACGAAACGTTCCGTCCCTACACTCCAAACACTAAAATACTGATAATCAATGAGTCTGGATTGTATAGCCTAATTTTTGGATCAAAGATGGATTTTGCTAAAAAATTCAAGAAATGGGTAACATCTGAAGTTCTTCCCTCTATAAGAAAAACCGGCTCCTATTCTATAACACCGAAAGACTATCCATCTGCATTAAGAGCATTAGCTGACGAGATTGATGCCAAAAATAGAGCCATAGCCGAGAGGGCGCAAGCAGAGGCGGAGAGACAACAGGCGATTAAGACCATAGAAGAGCAGCGTCCTGATGTGGAGTTTGCAGAATCATTTAAGAAAGTTGACCATGAAAATATGTGGTTGATTAGAGATATTGCGAAGAAGCTTGAACAAAATGGGATCATTATTGCCGAAAAGAATCTCCGTATGTTTCTTGAAGAAATGAAATTCATGTTCAGGAACGGGCAGGGTAAATGGGAACTATACAGTGATATCGTTAAAAATAAGTTTGGTGTTTATCGATCTTACTTTGTGGATAAGTACTCCGGGGAAAGAGTTAATCAGCAAACAATATACATGACTGGTGCCGGATATGAAGTTACGCTCAATGGTATAAAAGGGAAATGTAGAAGCACGTTTCTAAAGTACGGTAAGTTTGAAGATCCTAACTTTTAAAACAGCAAAATAGGGCATTAATCAGATTATTAATATCTTTGTGGAGGTCAGGTTCGTTTCCTGTCCTCCATATTTTTTTTTTACGATGACTGTTGAGGAATATATCATAGAATTAAAATCATCTTTAAGATCATTTGACAAGCGTGATCTGATAGATGAGGTATCCATCTACAAATGGGTAGAAATTGCCCTGAAGAAGTTTGGAGGCGATATTACTATGCGCAAAGAGGCGGTAGTGGACGTCAAGCGAGGACAGGCTCGTATGCCGGGAGATTACTTTGATCTTATTCTGGCATTTAAATGCGATTTCAAGGGATATGAGGTACCGGAAGGTGATAAGGTGATACCAGAGCTTCAAAATACAATAGCGTGGAAAGAACGTACCGAAAGAAGTTATAGGTGGTGTTCTTGCAATGAATGTTGTAAAGACGAATGCGAGAAGGTGATAGTTGAAAAATTTTATATCAACACCCACGATCGCGATCATGAAGTTCGTTGCTATTATGACCGGCCTGTGATGTTAGGTCTTGCTAAGCCTATGCTTCGTGATTCTTGTTTAAGTAAATGCCGGAATAAGGTAGTAAAGGATAGTCCGTATGAGATAAATATCGTAAACGGATTCCTGTATGCTAATTTCGATGGTCCTATTTACATGCAGTACCGGTCTCTTCCTTTTGACGGAGAATCTAACATAATCATACCAGACACGCCGCAGGGTCTGGTCCTGGATTATGTCGATAATTTTGTGAAGATGAGATTCTTTGAGGAACTGATGTATAATGGAGAAGCACAAGGAGCAGCCGATTTGTTCAAGTTGTATGCACAGCAAGATTTGGTTAAGCTGAAAAATGCTAAGACCGAACTTAAGATGATGGGTATGACATTGAAAGGCATGTACGAACCTCTTAGACGGCGCCGTGCTGAGTTTGAGATATATACTAAGGCGTATCCTGTAATCGATAATATACTTAAATTGGTATGACAGAAGTCGTTATATTCATATACTTGCTTGGTGTTATTGCGTCTATGATTGTTTGGTCAATCAGGCAATTTAAAGGAGATGCGAGTTTGGTAGAGACAATGTACTGCCCGATAGTATTTTTGTTGAGTTGGATATACGTATTCGAAATATTTAAAATGAGATAAAATGTTAGAAGTTAGTGCAAGCGAAATAGTAACCGCCGACAAAATGAGAGGCGTGGGGCCGGCAAACATCCTTTTCACAGCCGGACCGAATCCGGTAGCCGAAGATCGCCGTGGTGTAGCTAAGGTAACGGCTGGTGGAGAGAGTAAGAATGTTACAATCACACAAGCTGCCGGAGAGCAGGTTGTTGTAATTCCTGAGTTCGATTATCTTGTTCTTAGATACGGATGGGAATCGGAAGACGGTTCCGATTTTGATACTGCAACCGGTTTTACTAACACAGGCATATCAAATGTGGATAACAAGTACGTTGGATGGAGTAAGCAGTGGGCCACCACCCAACAACAGGTAGGTGATTACCTTGTTTATGGTGGTGATAACATGCAGTCCGGTCTTGAAGGGGCACTTATTAAGATGAAGACCTTGCTGTCAGCGCCGGGCATGGACGAGTCAGAACCTAATATCAATGCTGATATCTATGGTAATTGGTATGGGAATAGAGGGCGAGGAAATGTCGTTGTGTCTTTTACAGCCTACCTTGGAGGAGAGATGGTTAAACAAGGATTTAACTTCATTAACGAAGGTGGTGAGGAGGTTTACTCTGACAGCATCACTACCAACGTTTCGGCTCATGGTGAAACCAATTACCAAAATATAAAAGGTTTGTACACTAAGATGGGTACGATGGTTTATAATAAGGAAAAGCGTGATTGTGTTATTGTTATAGGTTAAGACATGGAAAGCCTTTGGAATAAATACAATAAGATCAAGGAGGTGTTTTACCGAGATTTCGTTTACGATTCCAGTTACACAGAGCAGGCCTCGTGCATCCCACTGTCGTCGGTGAAGGACGGGGTAGGCTGGGTCGGCGACGGAACCATTAACCTGGCTCAGTATCTCCAGTTCCTATACACGGAAATAATTCTTGGCAATAAGACAGAAGATGATGTTCGTAATGCCATACTGGTACTTACTCGCCTTGCCGATACTACTTATGATCTATTTTTTAATAGTAACAAAGGTATTTATTTCAAATTCGAAAAAGGATTTTTCTTAAGAGACGATATCCATAGCGAAGATGCCGATAAGTTCGGTCTTACTAAGATAAGTTCTGGATATACTAATGGTATAGAGTTAAAAGACGAAGATCCATGTTTCTCCCCATTTACTTCACAAGATCAGATCTGGAATCTGGCTCCGATATTAGCTTTCTTATCAGAAAAAGGATTTGAAGAAGCCGGGCAAGCAGGATACGATATTTTTGAGTACGTTATTAGAAACAGACACAAGATATACAATCCTTATTACAGCGCCTTGCTTCATCATTGGACATTTCTTCCTGATATGGACACCGATAAGGTTAAGCCGTGGGATAGGGTTAGTAATCGTAACAAGAATCTTAAATACAAAGTTAAGGTTAAGAGAGGAGCTAATAACTGGTATTTTTCTGGAGGGTTCAGATGGGCTTTTAAGAAGTTCGGAGGCGAGTGCAGTACATTCTGGCATTGCCTATGGTATAAACCATTTATATTTTTAGCAGATAGAGTATATCATCCATATGTATGTAAATGGTTTGGCATTAAAGTCAAAAATAATTCTTACTATTGTCTTGGATCCACAAATGAAAAATCATGGTACGGTCCTGGATTTAATAAGAGGCTGGTTAAGTTCTTTAATAAGTCTTTGGAAGGATCGGAGTTATTTATGCCTCATCTTGTCTTCTTGCAAGAAGCCGAATGCGTTGAAGGAGATAAACTCAGGGCCTTTTTAGATAAATGGGAATGGGATGGTGTTAATTCACCTATTGAGTTTTTGATATTGTGTAACTGGTACAAAATTAAATTCGGAAAATGAAAATCTATTACAATTCTAAGATAGCTAAGTTATTTACGTTCATTGACGGCTACAAAACAATTATGTTATTTGGAGCCGTATTTACCGAACGTGATAGTATATCATTGAGAACCGAATATCATGAGGAGGCGCATTGTAATCAGTATCATACGTTATTTTATTTTGGTATGTTTATATCATTGCTTACAATAGGATTGTGTCTCTTATTCGGTAATGCAGGATGGTGGATGTTATGGCTGTCCCTTATTCCAATATTTTTATACTATACATGGTATTTAATTGAGTACCTGATTAGGTTGTGCATATATCGCGATCATGATAAGGCATATCATAATATCGTATTCGAAAGAGAGGCTTTCGACTTAGAAAAGTATTGGAATAAGCATGATGTTTTGAGGAAGGAGTCGGAAGGGTTTAGTTTCCTCGGTTATTATAGGAAGGAGTATCATTATGAGTAGGAGAAGATATTTTGAGGAACAGAGATCTGGTAATGGAGCTATTTATTATTGTGTGGAAACAGAAATCGAGCCTGGAGATAGAATCAGATTATTTAATTTAATGAATAAAATCAAATCCGATACAATTAGCCAGGATAAGATAAATAGTGTACTGAATCAGCTTAGAGAAGGAACAGCCTTTAATATTCATACTCAGAGTCCAGTTTCTTTTTCGTTTTCAAGCACCTCTACCGGTTACGAACCAATGGCAATATGGATTAGATTTGACCATTATCCTGCTCCAAGTGAACAACAGGGTATTATATACAAGTTTCAGATAAATGATCAGAGGTACGTTTTTATGTTTTCTAATAGATACGATGGAATGAGAGATCTTATTAATAATGCAGATGAAGATGTTGATTGTGTTACTTCTGCAACAGAGAGTAGTATATATCACAATGATTCTTTTTATATATTTGTGTAAATTATGAGGAGGAGATTCGAATATAAAGACAGGGAGCTTGAAGACTTTCTTATAAGGTTTTATCCGGCTGGCAATTACACATGGATAGTTCCTGAAGGCTGTTTTTCCGTAGACGTCTTTTTAGTTGGTGGAGGTGGTAGTGGCAGCTCTGCCGGCGGTGGAGGTGGTTATACCAAGACCTTCAAATCTGATAACAAAGGCTGGAAAGACGGAGAAGCTATTGCTGTAAAACCTGGTCAATCTATTTCTATAACAGTAGGAAAAGGAGGAGCAAAGGTTTATCAAGCCGAACAAAATTCTCCTGGTAAGGATGGTGGTTATTCTCAATTCATGAGTTCGTCTTATAGAGCAAATGGAGGAAAGGGAGCTAATAAGTGGAGGGGAGGAGATGGTGGTAGTGCCGGCAGTTCGTCATATACGCAAGATGGTGCTTCGGATGGTGGAGACACCAATGGAGAAGAGTATGGAGTAATCAAAGGTCAAGGTCATACTACCAGAGATTTTGGAGAATCCGGCGGTAAAAGAAATGCCGGTGGCGGAAGTGGAGAAACTAACACTGGGGTAGTATTCCAAGGAGGAATATCTGATTACAGTGAAGGATCTGGCACAGGGGGATCAACAAACGGATCTGGTAAAGGAGGAGGAGGTTATGGCGGCGGAGGAGGCGGCGTCAGATACTCTATGGTTTATGCCGGAGCCGGCGGTGATGGTACTGTGTTAATTAGGGGTAGAAGATATAAATCGTAAGTAGATGTTATGAGACGAAGATTTGAAAATGTTAATATGGCTATGGGTAATTGTTTCTCTCCTGTAATGGAAGGGAGTCAATTTCAATGGAATAATATTGTAGTTAATAGTCCAGTATATATAACTCCAATAAGAAGAAAGAAATTCAAGATAAGTTTTGGAGAATTTGATTTATCCAAAGTTTTGTCTAATGTATCATCTAATCGTGATATTATAATAAGAGATAAGTCTGCATATACGTTTCTATTGTTACTTCTGTCTGCTGATCATTCTAAATGCAGTTTGTTTAATAATCATCTAACAGTTAATACCCAGGATTTACCAAGATATATTTTTTACATTGATTCCGAACATGAGGAACTGTATTCATACAAAGACGGGGTTTTAGAAAGTAATGTGACGATAATGGATCCAGTTGATAATTATTTCTATAATTATATTGATATTCAAATAAGAAATTTCAATGATAATCCTATCCCCGATTTTTATGTAGGTGTGGTCGATAAAGTAGGAGACTGAAAATGTATTTCTTTTCTTCACCTACTTTAGAAATCCATGATTAAATCTCTTTTGCTATCTTTGTGACAAACAGTTATAAAATGGCAGCAGAAGATAACAGAAACATAGCGGTTCCTCAAACAGGTATGAACCGAGATCTGCATCCGTCGAGTCTTACGGATCAGCATTATACGTTTGCCTTGAATGCCAACATCGAATCCGAGGATGGTAATGTTGGGATGAGATCTAACGAGCACAGTAATCTTAAATGCATTGATTTCGATGGGTTTAAGGTTATTGGTTACAAGAATGATCTTACTTCGGGCAATATCTATTTTTTTATAACAAATCCTGAAACAGGCGTATCTAAGATAACTTATTTCAAGCCTGAATCCGATACAAGTATCTTATCCGATTCCGATATAGAGTCTATGGTAGAAGGATCGGAGTCGTTGTGTTCTGGCATGAAGACCTTGCTGGAAGACAACGAGCAAGATCCGTGCCTTAAGTTCTCTATCTATCATCCTATAAAAACCATAGAAATAAAGACAGAGAAATGTGGGAAATGTATTTACTGGACTGACGATTATAATCCTCCCAGGTATGTTATTGTAGACAAGGCTCTGACGGCGGATGATGAAGGAGATATTTGGTATCATTATCATGGGTATAAGATATGCGATAAAGAATATGATAGAGACAAATTCATGCAGGAGAATGGTTGTTTTCTGGCATGTGAGAAACTTAGGGTGTTTCCGCTACTGGACCAGCCATGCGTAGAGCCGGTACAGATAGAGTACGGGGGCAGCCTACGTGCGGGCGTGTATCAGTTTGCTGTGGCCTTGTGCGATGAATTTGGTAACGAGAAAACTAACTATACTTCATTGACTAACCCTGTTCATGTATTTGATGAGCAATATATTAGGATAAATGATGGTAAATGGGGAGAAAGAACTAATCTTGGTATAAGACTTAAGGTGTCTAATCTGGATAGGCAAGTCAGCCATTACAAGGTGGCTGTTATTCAGAATACTGTAGGATACAATGGCGAAACACAACCTGTAGTGGATTATTTTATAGAAGGTATTCATCCTATTACAGAGAAGACCATATACTATTATTCTGATCTTAATAATAAGAGGACAACATTTGAACATATTTCTTTAAAAAGAGCCATATATAATACATCAAGAGGAATAGTGTCAGTCGGAAACCGTCTTCTTCAATATGGTCTTACGGCAGAAAAAGAATGGAATTTACAGCCTGTAGTTTCCCTCATGGGTCATTTCTTGAAATGGCAGGCGTCTGTAGCCCACGAAGATTTATATAAGGATGGTAATGCTTGTTCGTTGTATGTGGGATATATGAGGAATGAAGTGTATCCGTTTTCTATCTCGTTTAAGACATCTACTGGTTATAAAACTCCAGCATTCGTTCTTGTTCCCCCACCTTCTGATAAGGCAAGAGAGGAAATGAACAAAGACAGTATCCCATACCAGTCTATAAACGCATATGCTCCGGATTGCTCAGGTGTTGATAGGAAATATGTATGGCAGTATAGCAATACGGCAGGAGATGGGGTATTGATTGACGACGATGCGGTTGTTATAGATGAAGAACAGTAAGAAAGAGTGTAACAACCCGGCTACTGTAGGTCAAACTGTTATAGTGGAAAGCAATTTCGCTACTTTTAAAGGGAAATCAAGATTTATTATCGATTATGATGATATTGTAGGAACCCCTATAAATTATTTGTCTGAAAATATAGGTCTTGTAGCTTGTAACAATAAGGAGAATGGAGACAATGAAAGACAGATATGCGATATAGCTACCAAATACAGAGAAGACGGAACACAGGATTATATGGAACCAATTGATCATATTGGGTTGCCAGAAATGGAAGGAGACTGCGAAGTTCCCCATCGTCAAGAATCTATATTGTCTGCTCCAGTTCCACTAATAACAGGCCTTGTAGAAGATTATATCTATAAGGTTCTTAGCGAAATGGAACACGTCTCTACAGATTATCTATATACCACAGGAGGAGAAAATCAGAATAAGTATTCTGTGTTGTTTAATTACGAGACAATGGATTCTTTATCTGAATGGATGGAGGAAGCATTTTTTGGGTATAGCGCTGGCAGCATATCAGGTGATGGCAATCAACACCTTTGTTCTGAGTTTTATCCATACTTACAACCTGGATCTGTTTTAAAAACCGTGTCTGATGCTATATACGTATTAGATACCATGCCTTGTACATGCGGATGTTATATTGAGAGTTATTGCTCTGATCCTACTGTGTCAAGAACTGATTATAACAACTTTCAAAATTATAATTATCTTCTTGGAAGTTATATTCTTCATATAGATGGATGGAGCCAAAAGATAAATGATGTAGGAGATTGGCGAGCCGGTAGATCTACCAGTACAGTCATAAATAATCAGTATAGATCAAAGAACGGACCCAGGTATTGTATTGAGCAATTTTGGCCTGAAGCTTCTGAGAAGTTGCAAGATATGATATATAAAAATTCGGATACCGGTATAGATGAAACTGATTGGAAATTTGAAGGGTATGTAAACAATGCTACATTTAATAATCCTACAGGGGATAAGCTTAATATTGGATTCGCATCTGAATTTGTGGTATGGAAGTTTGTCAGAAATGTAATGACAAATGCAAGATTTATTAAGATTAATAGACCAGAAGAGTGGGACATAGAAGGTTATAAAGACGAGAACAAAGTTCTTTATCTTGAAGCTCTTGGAAAGGTAGATGGCATAATGGATGCTGTGTCTACCAATTACGTTCGTGTTTCTTTTTGGAAGGATGTTGAAACATGGTCCCCTCTTGGAATAGTACCAGTTGAATTTGATAGACCTGAGTATGAATCATCTCATTCCGTTATTGTTAACATAGCAAGACCGGCTTTCGGAGAAATAAATGAAGAGTTTTTTGATTCTATAGGTCAAAATTATTTTTATGTTACAATAGAATCTCCTATTGTAGCAGTTCCTTGGATAATGACGTTTAGACAAATTCAATTTTGTTCTTATAAAAATTATGATACCCCAGAAGAAGAGGAAGAAGAAGGAAAGAAGCCTTCCCGTGCTATTCTTGGAGTCGCTTTTGCTACAGGTAAAACCATATATCCTTATATTTTTGGTGTAAGAGAAAAAGAAATAAATAAGGTTGATTTGTCTGTTGATTCAATAATATTAAGATCGACGGTAGTATTTGCATCAAAATGTCAGACATGCGGAGATAGGCCCATCAATTGCAAGCCTCGTCCTTATAAATACGGGGATTTTGCATATTGGGAATCATCTGAGAAATATCCTGCTAATTTTGAACTTTATGATAGTAGTAGGATGAAAATAGACACAGGCAGATCTTATGATGATCCAAAAAAAACAGAAGCTTATTCTAATATTATGAATAAGTTAACAGAATATTATGGTGCTCCTTTGTCAGACAAAAATGGATTATCTTATTTCAAGGGCCATTCTTATGGAGGGATAGATACTTCTACCATATTTTGTCAACAACCTATACGTCATTACCGGTTTCCAGATAATAAGCATATACCATTCATGAACAGTGATGAACGTGGATATGACATAGCTTCTGAAATATATCCGGTAGGTATTATGGTAGATGAGAACACCATACAAGTGTTTTTGGATTTTGCAGTGGATTCTGGTTTGATTACGCAACAACAAAGAAATACGATTGTAGGATATGAACTGTATCGTGGAGATAGGAGACTAAATAGGTCGGTTGTGGCTTCAGGATTAGCCTATGATATGCTTAGATACATAGGAGACGATGGTAATGTGAATATCTATCCTAATTACCCATATAATGACCTGTCACAAGATCAATATAATTATACGTCTGGCAAAAGAGACGAGTTTATATCCCATCCTTTCGACAAAGGAGGAAACGTGTGGTATTCATTCTGTTCACCTGATATTTATTTCAACAAGCCCGAACTTCCAAATGAAGTATGTATAGACGGGTTTCAAAGAGGAATGTCTGTAGGCAGTTTTATACCTGTCGAAGATCATCCAAAATGGACTATCTTAGGTCCTGCCGCTTATACGATGGCTGCGTCACTTGCCGCAGTTGAATCAAGTGCCACAATAGCCGCTATGATAGCAGAAGAGCTTCAGATAAGGGCTCAGTCTGGATACATAGGAGGGTCGGCTGGTCTTACCGGAGGAGGATTCCTAACGAATTTAAGTGTGGCCATGCTGTTTTCTTCAATGGTGTCAACCATCAGTCAAACTCTTGCTAAGGGCCCGATATTGTACGGTAAGTACCGTTATGATTGGCTTAATACGTTTATAAACAATGGACCAAGACGTAATCATGCATGGTATTATACTTCTGTAGGATTATATAATTCAATGATAGGTATAACGGACCAGGATAAGTATGAACGAAATTTTGCTCGTGGTTTATCTTCTGTTAAGTACATGAAGTCCGGTGTATATCCTATGATGGATGCCAGTATGTCATCTAAATGGGGAACCGGTAAAAACGATAATGAGGGACGATTCTTATTTGTTAATAATATAGATCGTGAATCTTCGTTATTTTTATCATTTGGTGATCCAGGTGAAAAAGGAGATGGTAAATCGAAATATTTATTGGAATATCCGAACTATGTCTACAACTACGACAGTAGCCGTATAGATGATTCGGTTATTGCTGGAAGAGATGTTGTAGCAGGAAGAACATTCGAGCAATCCAAAACAGTATCGTACATCTGTTCTCCGTATATGAGGCTTATGCGATATAGGCCGGATCAATATGGTCAAATAGAAGATATAAAATGGATTTCCATAGGTGGATGTGGATTTTTCACTAATGAAAAGAAACTGATGTTCGGTGGTGATACGGTGATAACCAGATTTTCATTAAAGAGAAAATTTCCTGTTTTTTATAATAGTGCTTTTGGTATTGGAGATATGATACCTTTCCCTTACATGGATTATAGAAATGTAGGATATCCAAGATATTTTGTTAATTATGATACAGGGGAAGATGCGCTTGAAACCACGGATAACGAACGTTTCAATAGTTGGACATCGTCTAATAAAGGAAGATATGCTTTTTACCCAAACAGGAAGAGCTTGTATGAATTGAATGGTGACACCTCCGGTAAGTATGTAGATGGCAGATTTTATACATGGTTCTATGGTATTCCTCAGTTCCTTGTAGAGTCTGAAATAAATTGTAATTTCAGATTAGAGGGCCCTCAGCCTCATGAATTATTCTATCCAAAAGTAGGAGATTTTGTTTGGTGGACACAAGAAAAGAACGTATCTATCCATAGGGACAATGATTACAAGATAAGTCCTATATACTCATCAAGAATGACATTAACACCTAATGTATTGCCGGCAACATACGAACGTAGTTTTTATGACTGTGCTTACCAGCGCCCTAATGGTGTTATATGGAGTAGGGCCGACGTATCTGAAAATAGCCAAACAGATCCGTGGTTGACGTACAAGCCTATGGACTATCATGAGTTCCCAACCAGCAACGGGAAGCTTATTCACATGAAGCGTATTGAATCCGATCAGATTCTTGTCAGGTTCGAGGATCAGGTTTCACTCCATAACGCCATAGACGTAATCAAGGAGCGCACCTCCCCAGGGCAGGCTGAGATGGGCACCGGCGGTCTGTTTGCGTCCCGGCCTCTGGAGTACAACACGACCGACCTTGGTTATTCTGGAACCCAGAGCACTGAAATAATTAGTTCAGAGTTTGGTCATTTCTGGGTAGATACTAAAAGAGCACAGGTGTTTATGACCGATCCGAACGGACGTAATCTCAAGGAACTTAGTGTAGGTATCAGACATTGGCTTAAGCGTCATCTTCCGTTTAAGATCCTTAGATACGGAATAACTAATATCTTAACTGGTACAGAAATGACAGAAGAAGATACGGATAATAAATTTATCGGTCTTGGTCTGTCTCTTGGATGGGATAATAGGTATAAGAGGGTACTTATCACGAAAAAAGATTATATACCTGTTAAGAACCCGGCATATTACAAATATGATGGTGGAAGGTTCTTGTACAATGAAACAGAGGTGTTGTCAAACGATAAGGAAATATCCTTAAAAGACGAACAGTATTTCAAGGATGTGTCGTTCACTATCGGATATTCGTGTCTGAAGCAAGAATGGATATCGTATTACTCATTCTGCCCTGACTATTATATAGAGCAGCAACAATATTTCCAGACAGGAATAAACTTCCCGGCATCAGACAAAGAAGGTGGTTTATGGAGCCATTTGCTGACGAATAAGAGCTTCCAGACATTCTATGGAGCAACATATCCATTTATATTAGAAGTGCCGATAAAAGAGAAATATAATGGCTCTACGCTGGCTTCTGTAGAATACGAGCTTGATGCAAGGAAATACGTCGATGATGTGAATTACACTCTTGACAGGAAAGTAGGTTTAGATACGATAACTATCTACAACGACACAAACAACTCAGGCGAAATTCATCTTGTTCCAGAAGAAAAGAATAATTTAGCACAACGTATATCGTATCCGAAGATCGTAGGCGACTATACTGAGGTCCTGGATACTGAGGTATATAGAAGACATAAGTTAAATGAGTTCTTCAACAGGGTGGCCGATGACCGATCTGAAACACCTATCTGGATCAAGGACGATAACGATATAAATAAGTCAGTTAATCCTGATGCTCTTAATTTCAGACGGTCATGGCTGGATAGGTTAAGGGGAAGTTGGATGCTGATGAGGATAAAGAAAGTAATTAGTAACCGGAAAATCATATTCCAGTGGTTGATTTCTGAAGATAAGATTAAGAATAGATAAATTACAATATTTAACAAGTTGAAAATAAGTAGTTTTTATTTTGTGATTTAATAATAGTTGAATATATTTGTAGCGCCTATCGATCCATCGCGGACAGGTAGGCGCTTATTTATTAACAATAAAACGGTGTAAAATTATGAAAAGTAACGTATTATTACAATCAGAAAGTAGAGAATTATTAGGTAGAAACATTTCTGTTATGTCAAAAGATGGTTTTGTGTGTATAACAGAGGTTATGGATGTATTGTCACAGAAAAGAGCGGCTATGGGGTTGGAGCCTAAAAGACTCGACCATTTAATGTCTACGTCGTCTTTTCAAGAGAAAATGAATGCATTAATTAAAGAATTGAATATCAATGAATTGTCTTGTACTGTACGATATCATACACTCAAAGATAATTCATTGAATATAAGTAAATTAACTGATTTGAAGAAATACGGAATGGCATACAGGAGAGGAAAAGGAAAAGATCAAAAATGGTTTGTTAATCCGTATTTTTTCGTCATGATAGCCTTAGAGTTAGATCCTGAAATATATGCTAAGGTTATATTATGGCTTACCGACAACTTTATAGAAAATAGAAATATAGCTGGTGAAGCTTACATTAAGATGTGCAAGTCTGTTTCTTCTTTAATAAAAAACAAAAGCGAATTATCTGATAAGATAAAAATAGTAGCCAAAGCCATAAATTTTATTGTTTTCAATAAACATGAAGATGGGATTAGAAATTTTGCAACGAAGAATGAGTTAAATGAAATAATATCAATAGAGAATGCAGTCGGAGCTATAATCGATGGGGAGTTTGTTCATTCATTCGAGGAATTAAGAATGTATTTAGGTAAAGAGTGGAAAAAGAGATGGGGTAATCCAATTATGACTCTAAAATAATTTATCCAAATTAATACATTTTAAATCATTTTAATTTGTAAATCATATTTTAGTGTCTATATTTGCATCGTAATCAAGAGAGATTATAATATAAGACAGTGGTGATGGAAGGTGATACTTCGGTTTGTGTCACAGGTTCGAGTCCTGTATTTTTCATGCAAGAAAGATTAGATCAGTTGGTAGATTAAAACCTCCTTTCAAACACCTTCCAAATTATCCCTGTTTTAACAACATATACAGATGGTGAGGAGTTCGGTTACTTCGAAAATTAGTGTAGTGGATAACACGGCTTTAGGTAAAAAAGTTTTTCATTGGTTCGAATCCAATATTTTCATTTTAGATCCGGCTCCGCTTTTCCTCTGTTTGAAATATATAAAAACTAATGAGTGGTGATGGGGTTAGTTACTTCGAATTTAGCTCAGATGGATAGAGCGATACTCTTTTAAAGTATAGGTCGATGGTTCAAATCCATTATTTCATTGTTTACACTAACTTCAGCTTTTCCCTCATTGAGTATTCATTTTGATATATTTTTTTCAAGCAGTGGTAGTAATATCACTGCTTTTTTTTGTATAACACTTTAAAGAAAACAACAACAAATGGGAAAGTTTAACAAAAAGGATGAAGGTGTTAAACCTACGATCGTGAATCACATGGGAGAGAAGGCGTATAAGCCTAACGCAGAAGAAGAGTTGGTGTCTACGGTAATGACTACCATGTTATCTGATTCTTATTATGAGAAAGAAAAAGATAAAGTAGAAAGAATTAAGAGCCTTATGGATCAGGTGGATCCGTATTTCTCAGCACAAACAGCATTGTATGTCAGGAAAGAAGGGAAACTTAGGTCAGTAACGCATCTTATGGCTTCTGTCCTTGCCAGCAAAGCATCGGGTAAGGAATGGGCTTCAAGGTTCTATAATAAGATCGTTATGCGTCCTGATGATATGAGCGAAATCCTTGGCTGTTATGCGGCTCTTAACGACAAAAATCCAAAGAAGTTAAGAGGTATATCCAGCGCTATTAAGAAAGGATTTAAGACGGCTTTAGAAGGTCTTGATCCGTATCGGATTGATAAGTATAAGATGGACAGTAGGGTTATTACTATGGTTGACCTCGTAAACTTATTTCACCCCAAAGGCAATCAGGCTAACAAAACGGCTTTCCAGTACCTTATAGAAGGTCGATCTTTGTCTGGATTATACGAAAGCAAGATTCTTGAAAAAGAAATGTCTAAAGCCGGACAGGATAAGAAAGACAATAAGGAAAAGAAAGAAGCTTTAGGTGACGCTATTCGGGACGTGGTTTCTAATGTGAAAGGCATGCCTATTTTTAATATGGTTCGCAACCTTGTAAACATAATCAAATACGCTCCTGATCAAATAGATGAAGTTTGTAGGCAGCTTACAATAGAAGAGAAGGTACTTAATTCGAAGATGCTTCCTTTCCGTTTTGCTTCAGCTTACAAAGAGGTTGAAAATATAGGTGCTACCGGTTCCGAAAATGATATTGTATTTGAGTCGGATAAAAAACGAACTAAATTAACAGCGCGTAACAAAGATAAGATTTTAGATGCGTTGGAGAAAGCCATAACCATCTCCTGCAAGAACCTGCCGGTATTGGAGGGGCGGTCGGCGATCCTGATAGACCATTCCGGTTCTGTACGTGGAGATATGGGAGGATCTTCTAAGGTGTCTGCCTTTAGCAAAACAGATACGGCTGTCATCGGTAACCTGTTTGGCTGTATGATTGCATCCGTGCTCCCTGACGTATTTATCGGTATGTTCGGTGATGAGCTTATCAACTACGAATATGACAGAAGTAAAGGTGTTTTATGGAACAACAAAAAGTCTTTTGCTGCCGGAGAGGAATGCGGAGAATCTACTGAAAACGGTCTTTTTATGTTCTTAGGAAAGTGCGTTAAGGATAAGATCAAGGTAGATAACTTGTACGTTATTTCAGATATGCAGGTAGGAGATGGTGAATCTGTTGTATGGGAGAGAACCTCCGGTTATGGATATGGTAAATTCGCCGAACTTTTGAAAGGGTTCAAGAAAGTAAATCCAAATTGCAAGATCGTTTCTATTTCTATTCAAGGATATGGAAGTGAGATGTTTTACAGAGGATCTAATATCTTGAACATAGCTGGCTGGTCAGAATCTATCTTCGATGTTATTAACAGCAAGTTCTGCGGATATAAGAATATGGTTGAGGAAATTAGGAAGATTAAGATTTAAATCTTACATTCGTACTGTTTTCATAAGAAGAGATTTATCATAACAAGCCGGAGAATGAATGGTGGCATTCTTCGGCTATTTTATTTACATTTGTTGAAAAAAAAAGAATGAAAGAAAAAGAATTTGATTTTGTGATATATCCACTAAAGTTGATTATCACCGTAGGGTTAGATTACAAAACATTGTGTGATCGTTTCGAGAATGCAGAATTGGATCATGAAGGAGAATGGGGAGATGAAGGCGATTTAGATTCAGAAGTATCTTTTATGAATCTTGTTCGTGATAAGAGAGATGATAGAGCTTTTAAGTTATTATGGAATTTTCAAAGTGAGAATGATATGACTATACAAAACATATGTCATGAATCATTTCATGCAGCTATGTCGGTATGCCAACATTGTAATATGTCTCTTGGTTTTAAAGTGGGAGAAGATGAACACGCAGCTTACATAGCTGGATTTGTTGGTAACTGCGCAGGTGAAATGTTTGGATTCTTAGAGGAAGAAAAAGATGGCAAAGAAAACTAAAAATTATGTAAAGGACAAACAACCAAAAACATTATGGAATAAAATTGGTCCGTTTGTAAAACTTAGAGAATATCTGGCATCTAATATAACACCTGATGTGTATGCTAACGAAAGAGGATTAAAAACCAAAATAATGGAATTTTTTGGTCAAGATGTTCCGAAAGCCAATGTAGATGATTTTAGTCAAAATCTTTGGTTTAGATTCTTAAACCAACCAAATAACCTGAAAGAGGAAAACGGGATTGTTAGAATACCAGATAATATCAAATCCATTATATCTGACAGGATAAATGGTGGGTGGGAGAAAATGGCTAAAAAATATGGGAAGGAGCTTGATTCCTTAGATAATAAGATAATTGATGGAAAAGTTGCAGGCAAGGACGTATCTGATTTGGAGGAGTTAAGGGATGTAACGAGCAGGAAACTTGGAATGGTAGAAGAGGGTATAGATCTCTTAAAAAAAGCCAGAACCGGGGAACATCAGGTATTTAACGAATATAATTTTATACCGGATGCTTACGGAGATTTAAATGATTTATCAGGCTTATCAAGTTTTACCATGTACCGTGATGATAGAGGTAGGATGGTTGTGAAAGATAAGTACGATTTTTATAGAAGCGATCAACCTTTTGGTGTTGGGGTTGTTACTAAGACTCTTGATACAATAGGATATCCTTTTGAAATAAGGGATTATGTAGAAGATAAAATCCCATACGAAGAGAATGATCCAAACAAGATCCTGTTTAGATCCATTATTGATTCAAAGAATGATTTGGATAAAAGGATGGAGATAAGATCCAAAAAACAAGGAGGGGATTCTTCTAAGCCGGAAATAGATTGGGATTTATTCAAATCCAAATATGAAAATATGAAGCGTGTGGGTAAGGGTAAGCATCGTACTATGGACGTAGAAGGGATGAATATGATCTATGATGCTTTATATGATAAAGGTTTTAATCAACGCCAGATAGAAGCCGTACTTGGAAATATTATTGAAGAATCTGGTGGAAACCCCTACGCTGTATCTGAGGATGGAAAATTTAGGGGACTTTTTCAAGAATATTACAAAAGATATCCGCCAAAAGAGTTTGAAAGAGATAAAGAGAGATTTAAGAGCGATAAGCGTGGATATATCAACTATATGATAGACAGATTTTATGATCATGTTCAAGATGCTGGGATGTATAGTATAAAGGATACTAAATATGATAAAGCCATTCATGCAGTAAACGAATTTATGTCAGAAGATCCAGATACAGATTATTCGTATCCACTTGTATATGCTTTTGAAGCTCCATCAGATAAAGAAGGAACTTATAAAAACAGAAAGAGCGTATCAAACTTGATAAGCCAATCTTATGTTACGGATAATGTTAATAATTCAGATGATGCTGATAAAAAGAATAATAGTATTATTGATGCTATTCTTGACATAAAAAACGATCTTGAATTACAAGACCCGATTTCCACTACAAGAGGCGAAGCCTTTAAAGAAGCCAGGAAAAGAGGTCTTAAGGAATTTACATGGAATGGAAAGAGATACAATACCAATATAAAAAAAGAAGGAGGAGCCGTAGATGAAGAAAACGGATCTAAATATAGGTACATTGCATCTAAGGATAATACATCAGTAGGGTCAAGCGGAATAAATGAAAATGCTAATTATGGTACGATCCCTGTTGATGGTGTGAATATAAACGAAATTGTAGCTGGAGGCGTTCCTGTAGTAGGTGATATAATGGACGTCAAGGATGCGTATGATTCTTTCATAGATAGAGATGCGCTTGGAATGGTTATGGCCGCTATGGGTCTTATTCCTTTTGTAGGAGGTATATCGAAAAAAGCAATGCAAGCGAAAAGAGCTACTAAAAAACTATCTCAAAGAGATAAAGAACTTTTAGGATCGTTGCCTGAATATGCTAAACCAGCATCTCCTATAGGCGAGGCATGGGAAAATCATAAAAAGCGACTTTTCTCTGGAGCCTATGAAAGACTTACTGGGGAGAAGTTAAGGATGAAAAATGGGGAGCCAGATCCGGATATGCTTGATACCAACATATATGATTGGGATGATCCGAAAGTTTTCAGGGATGCAAAGTATTTTTTAGGAGATGAATACTCTGATGATGAGATAAGGGAGATAATAGATGAAATATCTGGATATGGGGTATTAAATGGAAATATAATCAGGTCTAAAAACGTTGATAAGTTCATTGATTTATTTCTCGAAGGAAACCCCAATATATCTAACAAGGATGTAGAGAATTTTGTGAAAAGTCACGAAGTGGAACACAAAATTCATTATCCAGATTCAGGCGCAGATAAAAACGGATTTGATTTGAATAAGATAGATGATGATGAAGTAAAAGATTATTTCAAAGAGGATCATTTTACGGAAATGGCGGCCAGAGGAACTCAGATTAAAAATTATTTTGGTTTGACCGATGATGCTCAAGAAGTGACGCCTGAAATGTTAGAATATGCAGCCAGAAATTACTTGAAGGATTATGGGTATGATAATGAGATGAAAGAATATTTTGAATCCATATCAGACTATAAAAAGGCTGCCAAATGGATAACAGATCACGCTTCAGTCGGAATAGGAGCCTACTATGTAGGGGATAGGATTGCTAATCCTAAAAAAGAAAAGAAAAGAAACGGAGGGAAGCTTACTCCATACAAGGTTGGTTTTCATTTTATTGATCATAAAAAAGAATACGGAGATCCGAAAGATGCATCACATAGATTACCCGGTAGGAAATTCATGTATTTCTACGAAAACGATAAGCCGAGTAAAAGCATTGTGTTTGCTGAAGAAGGTGGCGTAATTGGCAAGCAGCGTGAAGCATATGATTACTTTACTAATAAGCGAGGTATGTCTAAAATACAGGCGCTCGCCATCATAGGTAACCTCATGGCTGAATCCGGTCTTAAAGATGACATATACGGAGACAACAGAACGTCATACGGCATACAACAATGGCATAATGAGCGCATGGATAAGTTGTTCAAGCACGCCAAAAAGAAAGGTCATTCTACACCCACATTCAAAGACCAACTTGAGTTCTTAGCTGACGAATACGAAGGGAAAACCGGATATTCTAATTTCTTATACACAAGAAAAGGGAAAAAAGGACCAGGGTATTACAACTACAGCCGGCAGGATTTTATGAACGCCGATAACCTTAAGGATGCTGTAGTAGCTTGGAACCAAGGGGCAGGACGCCCTCATAAAAGTGTGATACGAAACGATGACCGTTATAACTATGCTATGGAAGTTGCTAAAAATCTTGGTTTGGATATTGAAGAAAATTCCGTATCTTCGTATGGTCAAATGGGATTCGGAGATGATGGAGAAATAGCAGCATCGGTAACACTTCCAGAGGTAGAAGTGGCAGCCGCCCTCCCTAACCCGGAAGCTCCGTCCCCGGAGAGACAGTCCGAGGAAGAGAGATTCCGTACATGGACTGAAACGTATGGTAAGGACATCGTAAATCATTTACTGACGTTAGACGGGAAAAAGGATGGTGATGACAGTGATTACAGCATGATGTATAAACAGCATGAAAAAGAAAGCGAAGAGGATAAGAAAATGGCTTTGATTAATGCCGTGCTTCCCAATATACAACTTCGCATTAAAGGCGTCACTGATAATTAGAACAATATTATTTTATTTCTCATATTAATAAAGCGAAGCCGGATTTGAGACTCGTTATGCGGATACCGAAGGTTGAAGAACGATATCAAGATAATCCGGCTTTTTTGTGCGATTTCGTGAAGGATGGAACTATCATCGCCTTGGTTTAACAGAACAGACCTACGTACTTCCACTGTCCTGACGGGCATGGGCGCTCGTCTCGCCTACCAGCCTGCCTAATTCTCCACTGGCTATCTAATATAATTATTAACGTCACTCCATCACCTATCTCCCTTCAGTCGATAGGTTCAGTCGTTTTTAAATATTATAAGTTCTTTCGCATCGTTCCCTTCGGTCACGATACTCAATCTTTTAACACAATTAGGCGAACAATACAATGACGGAAAAAGTAATTTGTCAATCCGTTCACTCACTTAACTCCCTTCGGTCGTTAAGTTCATTCACTGTAAACAATTATATGAATAAATGGTAAAGTATATAAAATAATATAAATAATATAATGAGTAAGATCATTGAAAATGGTCTTAATATTAAGGAAAACGGAGACTATTCATAGGCGTAGTTTTAATTCAAGATTTGTTGTCCCACCCCTGACGGTCAGGCGGTTACGTTCAGAGTCGTTTTCCCGTCTCTTATCCAAACCGTCATAAAACAAAAAACCTTGTATCCTATTTCTCTCAAACCGGATACAAGGCAGTGCATTTTCTTCTTTTTATATAAAATCATATATTTGCACTAAACAACAAAAACAATATGGAGACAAAAATAACTGAAATAATGAATCCTCACAAGTTACACGACAAGCTCTTCAAGAAAGAGCAGGTCTCTCCGATAGAAGTTATATACAATAGCTTCAGCAACTTAGGGTACAATGTAGTACGCCGTCCAGCCGGTCAGTGTTTAGGCAATTTGAGATATTTTAATCTATTTTATGACAAACATACTCATCATTTCTATCAGAAAAACAGGAAGTTGAGATATTGTAGTAATTTTCTCATATCTGATTACTGGAAAGATAGAGTGCGATGTTTCATAGTTTGGAACTTTGGATTTGGAAGATTCTTTCCGTACAATGACTTTATTGAGGCTATGGTTTATGATTATCTTCGATATGGGAGAAAGTCAGTTCCTTATCTTAAAAGCGTGCAAGAGGCTGAAGAAAAGTGTGTAAGGTTCTATATCCGGTCTCAGATAGATATGCTTCGTAAGGAAGGATATGCCGCTTATCGGGCTAAGTTCAAGGAAGAACGTCCTCAGTATTTCATCGGAGACGATAGGACGGTGTTTAGATGCCTTGACAGCTCTTTAAAAAGAGAAGAGAAGATTGCTGCATGCGTAGCCCACAAAAGGGCCTTAAAAGAAGGGATAATGACTTCCTTCATCAATCACCTTAAGAAACATCCTACCACTTTATATTCGTGGTTTTCATCAGAGGTAGATAGCGAAGGAAAGAATAGGCTCTGTCTATCTGAAAAGGCTGTTTCGTATTTGAATAAGAGACTGGTTCGCAATGGGTTAAAGTCTCTTTCTGCATCATATCTTTTTAGAACGTTTAGAAAAATGGTGAAGATCTTGTTCGGTTCCAATGTCAGGTCGTTTTTGAATAGCTGTCTGATGTCTGTTTCAACAGAAGAGGTTTTAACCAAATCTATGAAGAAAATAGTTTCCAAGACAGTGCTGTTTTTGTACAAGAGAGCGCTTAAGAACTATCGCCTGGCATGCGGTCTTAAGTACGACCCTGATTCGGGTGGTTTGTCTGCCGTACATGATTGATTTTTAAACGTATCCCATAACGTTGGATTTTCTCGTTCGTTTCTCTTATCTTTGTGAAAAAAGATAGTATGAGATTACGAATCATAAAAAATCGTCCGATATTCGCTCCTGGCGGTAGTGTTCAGGATAAGAGACAGGATATTAATGTATCCTCTACTCAGCCTATTCTTGATTATGGAACGCCTGTTAATAAATGGGGTGAATCTGATATTCAGAATATATATATGCCTTCTGATGTGACTTTAGAAACAGAGGAGGGGGAGATAAATCCATTTAGTAGTATGCCTACATCCGATCCGTTTTTTGAAAACAATGATGCAGGATATGCAGGATATCTCGCTGATAATAGGGGTATGGTTAAAAACGTAGAGAAATCAGTCGTTGATAATGCAATGAATGTAGGTGGTGTTGATGCTGATTCCTCTAAAGAAAAACGTTCCCAAGATGGTAATCCTCTTGATCCTATGACTACCCCATATTATTCACCCGATCTAACCGGCAGAGCTCAAATGTTCGGTACAAGTCTTGGCCGGATAAGAGCCGGTAATAAGGTCGGTGCTAATGTGGCTCAAGCTGCCTTGTCTGGTGTTAGTTTAGGATTAGGTCTTACCCGTAATATCATGGGAGCTTCATCTGCTGCGTATGCAGCCAGCAGAGACGAGCAGGCAGCGAGGGAAAAACTTGCCAAGGAGCGTCGTCAGCAATTCATCAAGTGGGAACGTGAAGGTGGTGGCGTGAATTTAGGTAACGGTCAGAAGATAGATACGTCTGATATGACCGGCGAATATATTTATCCTCTTCCCAAGTCTATGGAAGATGCTGCGAATGTAGAGATAGAGAAAGGCGAGTACGTGCTGACTCCTGACTCCGTAGGGCCTATGGAAGCCAAAGGAAACAGACATGAAAATGGTGGCACTCCGGTTGATTTGCCAGAGGCTTATATTGTTTCCGATTATCGTAAGATAGATGATGAGTTTGCCTCTTACGTTAGAGAAAATTATGGTATTAAGGCAACGTCAAAAGATACGTATGCTACACTCCTTGATCGATATAAGAAGAAGATAGGTTTGTCTGATAAGTACGAAGATCAGGAGCGTGTATATAAGAGATTAGAGAAAAATGAAGATGTAAAAGACAAAAACACATCTAATCTTAATGCTTCTATTCTTTCCAAGTACGTCAATGAAAACCAGAAAGAGATAGACGAGCTTGAAGCACAATTTCGTTCTTTCGCTGAAATCGTTTATGGCAAACAGGAAGAATCTAAGCGTAACGAGAGGATGGATGCTTTTTTCAGGGATGGCGGGGTTGTTGATCTGAATCAGGTAAAGAAACAAGCTAAGGCTTTTAATATTGCAGAATCAGATGCTAAGAACTGGATATATGACGAGTATGTTAAGCAAACCAGAAAAATGGCTGAAGGTGGACCTACTCAGAAGGAGCTGGAGGAACTTAGAAAGAATGCTATCGGCTACAATAAGCTTATCAATCAGTTATTTGGACGAACTCTTAATATGACTGTATCTGATGTTAGTGGTCGTGAGCAGATCCTTAATCCTGATTCCAGTGTCAATGCCAACCAGAATCTCCAACATAGAAGCAATTTAGGATACGGCAGGGTAAATGATAAGGCGGTATCTAATTTGCTCGACATAAACCGATGGGCTAACAAGTACAATACGGATGGTGATTTTGATACAGAAGGTTTCCAGAAAGGATACAACAGGCAATTAAATGCATTGTGGGCGTTAGCTGATGTAGGCGCTATTACGAATGCTGATGCAGCCAAGAAATTCAGAGATGAATACGGATTCTGGGGCCAGGACGCCGGAAGCTACGGAGGGAATCAGGCTTATAATTCATTTGCCGTAGATGATAAGTTTGGTCAGACAACAGCTACTCGTTCTTATTATGGGTTGGACGTTGTTTCGGCAGAGCAAAAAAGATTGTTAAACGAAAAAGGGATAAAGAATTATGTTGACTTATTTGGTGATAAATCTGATGCCGCTAAGAAGATTCTGGGCTCCGATTATAATAAGTTTGTTGCTTTAAGAGATAGTGGGTTAATGCCGGAAATAGACTTCGTTCTTGAGTCTGTTAAACCAGAAATGAAGCCTATTGAGGCCGGTCCCATAGCACCAGGCCTTACACCGCCTAAGATTGGATCTCCTGGAGGGATAGAGGTAAAACCGAAAGCAAGTACGCCTACGACTGCAACCGACACCGATACAGAGGAGGTGGTTGAAGACAACGGACCTAAAGGACAGGACAGACCGGCGGCGTTCGGTCCTATCTTCCCGGAGATGCTGAGAACGCTCGATACAGGCTTGGAGATAGAGGGATTGGAAAGGCATCAGGCTCCGAGAATAGATCCGGTTCTGCAATCTGCTGATCAGTATATCAACGAGCTCAACCGCGCGACATCGGCTCAGTTGGACGCAGTAGGTGACGTGCCCGACTCCCAGCGCTCTGCTATTCTGGCTAATATGAACGCCATAGCCGGAAGCAATATAGCCAAGTACATTAACGAAGTAAATTTCAATAACGCAAGGCAAATAAACGAAGCTGATAGATTCAATGAAATGGCTTATGTTCAGACAGACGATAAGAACATAGTGGAAAGGCAACGTTATGAATCTGGGTTATTGAAGGCTATGGCTATAAGGGATGAAAATCTTGCTCGTTATTATGACAGCATAAACAGTGAGATACAGAATAAGTTCAATGTTCGTACATCGTTGAATACCATAGCTTCCATAGCCCCGAATATAAGAATGCTTCCAAGTGGTCAAATTATTTACGTTCAAGGCAATCAGGATGTGATGAATATGGGTGATTATTCTACACCTTATTTGAAGAGCTTGGAGGATGATGAAGAAGATAAATATAAAAAGAGAAGGAGAAATAGCTGATGGCTTCACAATATAGTATTTTAAGGCAATATGCCCCGTATGTTAGTCCTTACAACATAGATCTTGTTAAGGACGTCATGATGTACAAACAGCAGAAGGTTGATGCTGCTCGTGAAAAGATCTATACCCAGGTAGATTATCTTATGGGTCAAGAGATAGATAAGCCTGAAGCCCGCGCTTATATGGAAGATAAGATGTCAGGTGTGATTGCTAACATCAATCAAAAATTCAAAGGCGTGGATCTTTCTTCTGATGGTGTTACGAGAGCCATACAAGGAGAGATCAGTTCGGTGTTGGATGATACGGTCATTAACGCGATTGCCGGCACAAAAGAAGGCAGGAGAATGCATAAAATGCTATCTGATTTACAAATAAATAATCCAGAACTTTATTCTGCTGCGAATGCTTATGCGGCTTTAAAGCCGTATAATGAATGGGTGAATGATGGAAAGGCTGGTTCCCGTCTTGCTCCTCTTCAATATACTCCTTATACTGATTATAATAAGGAATTAAAAGATAGGATAGATTTTATAAGCAAGCTTCATAAAGGAGCTAAAGTTCAGATTCCTATTCTTGACAAGGATGGTCATCCTACCGGGGCAGTACAAGAAGTAACTAAGGATATGCTTACTCCTGAACAGATAGCTTCTTTTGCATTGTCAGGGTTATCAGATAAAGCAAGGCAGCAGATGCAGGTGGAGGCTATTTACATGGTAGACTCTAATCCCTCTTTATATTCGTATGATTCTGTTCTTGGTTTTATGAATAAGCAGATAAGTGATAAGCAGAGGTATGTTGATGCTCTTACTGCCGATCTTTCCGGTTTGGGTTCTGATCCTGCAAAGAAAGAAATGGTTGAAAATGAAATAAAGAGAGCCAAATCTGAAATAGCTTCCATGAAATCTGAATTTAGCAGAATGGATGAAAGGGCTTACGATCCGTATCTTGGAGCGATGAAGGTTATTGAAAATAATTTTATTAATAATGCTGCTGCTTCATATGCTTATGATAATTCGTCTTTCATAATCAAAGCCGACGAGCTTTACTGGAAAACCAAAGAATATAATCAGAGGGAAAGATTAGCTAATTTGAATTTCGAAAAATGGAAGATAGAATTTGAATATGAAAGAAATAGGGATATTGCAGAGTTTGAATATGGTAAGAATAAGGATGAAGCCAGATTTGGATTAGACGAAGAACGTCTGAAGATGCAGAATAGGCTTAATGAAGCCAGAATAGCAAAACTTATGTCCTCTGGTGCAGGAGCGGCAGGCGGCAGAGCTGGAAGCCGAGCCATGCAGGTGGGCGTTGGCACAAACTCTGGTGGAACTATTTCAGCTAATCCTATCGAAACTAAAAATATTAGCATATCAGAAGAAACTCATAAGAAGTTTAATAAGGCATATACAGATCTTGTAACATCCGGAAGTAGACTATCTACAGCCCTTGGTGCTGAAAACATGAAAAATATTCAAGCTGCCATATCAAGAAATATGACGGATGAAACATCAGGATACAAGTATCTTATGGATGAAGAAAAACTTCTTAAGTATATAAAGGACAATGGAGGTCTCTCTAATGATATGTTTGACAAGCTACCTATGGCAGATAGAAAAGCTGCCACAGATGCTTATATGCAGCTTAATAGCGCTGTAGACAAGATGGATATAGAGAATGATAGAATTAAGAAGGAGAATAAGATTTATGATAATATTGTATCTGAAATAGCAAATGCGATCGCGCAGAAGGAAGGAGGTAAACCCGAAGAATATATAGCCTATGCTACAGCGTTATCCCTTAATGATATTTTAAGAAAAAATAGAGGTACAGTCGGCGATGTAGAATCTGGAGTAAGATATTATGAAAAAGGATTCTCGCCTGCTGATATAGCTACTATAAGAAAGAGGGTGAAAAATGATGGCATTGATTTATCTAAAGTATTTGAGAGGGATAGCAAAAGTGGCAGGTATTTCTTAAAAAAATACGATGATGTAAAAAATAGTTTCTCGGATGGTGAAGAAAAGGTGTTTTTTAATACACTGTATTCTATTAGCGGAATGGAGAGCGTTGGAGGTGATGTAGTAAGCGATATTAATATAGCCAATCAAATAACTAAGGTTCAAGATGATGGTATAAATGAGATACGTAAAGAATATCTCGAACTGTATTCACCTAACACAGTAACGTATTCAACCAAATTAACCTCCAAGGAGGCTGGTTATAGAGAGATGGGTGTTCTCAGGGATCTATTTACTAAAAAAATGGCAGAGCATCCTGTTGGTAAATCTAAATCATCATCGGCAACTATTGAATCATTTTCTTTGACAGAATCGGGAATAGCCGACAATGGAGAGAAGACTTACAGTTTGGTTGCTAATCATACTGGTGAAAGAGAGGAAATAGATATTGTTGAGGTATCTGAAACAGAGTTGATAAATAATGGCATAGATCCTGGTATTAATACTCCTTCCGTCGATATAGGTGGATATGAAAGTGGTATTATAAGACCTACATTTGGAAGTGATACCAATATGTGGTATCCGAAGATGCTTGAAAATTCAGATATATCACCCGCTTATGCTTCTGTATCTTCAATGATGAAAGTGTTATCAGATATGATAAATGAATCTGGTAATAATTTAGATGATATGCCAGAACAAAAGGTTTGGCTTCTTAATGCAGCTAAAGATATATTGGATAACAGTGGAAAGCTTGGTGTAAAGGTTGAAGGTTATGATCCTAAGACAAGTTACGGTTATGGATATGAGACAAGGCTTTATCTTATGGAGAATGGTAAACCTGAGTTAATAGATTCGTTTGATACTCCTAATGTATGGTTTGCGGATAATGTGTCTAAAGAACTTGCTGTTGCGCCTCAGAAAAAAATAGTTGATTTTGTTGTGGCAGGCATAACAGAGGAGATTAAGGATATGGTGGCGGCAAAAGAAGGAGGTAATTTACCTGCGTCTTTGAATAAAAACGGCAAGTTGATGAAGTTGTTGAATAGTGTAAATAGGGAATAATATATGGAAAATAAGGAACAGACATTGGTAGAGAAATCAGGTTTCTTACCATCTACTGGATTAAGAGGGTATAATGCCGTAGTTCCTACGCGATATGAAGAAGAATCTTCTCTTATTGAGGGAGCAAAAAGAGAGATGGAGAGGATGAAAGTAGGTTCATATATTCCCCCGGTATCAGCCATAAATCCTGATGATGATTCAGAAAAAGGGTCTGATATTAGCGGAATAGATACTTCTTTTGATGTAGACACATCTTTTTCTGGACTAAAATCGGCTCTGAATGGTGGAGATGATCCAAGAAAGAAGAAAGAGGAGTCTTATAATAAGTTAAATTCCATGATAAAATCTATTCAAGATAAATCAAGGAATACTTATTCTGGTAAACAAACGTCTTATGGTGAGGTTATAGCTGGTAATCAACAGTCATCTGCTGTTGATTTTGGTGTATTTGGTAAAGGAAGAACTATTAAGTTAGATGAAGCATATGACTTTTTATCCGATGGGAACATCGGTCTTGCAAAGTTTAAAAGTTATATGCCAGGAAGGGATAATGAAGATTATTACGGAAGAAGGCAAACTACTTGGAATAAGGCTGTTAATGGTATAGGGAAACTTGTCACAAAAACAGCATTATATGGTGTATCAGGAGTAGTAGGTATTATCCCGGCTGCGTATAATCTTATAAAGACTGGTACGTTATCTTCTGCATTTGACAATGATTTTACACGGACCATAAATGATATAGATGAAAGAATAAACCACTCTCTTCCTCATTATTATACAAGAGAAGAGCGTGATATGGGATTTTTGCAGAGTCTTGGAACTGCAAATTTTATTTTTAATGATGTTATTGGAAATGGTCTATCGTTTACGACAGGAGCTATTCTGTCTGCCTACCTTACAGGTGGGATGGGCGTGTCAAGTCTTGGAGCTGTTGGCGCTAAAGTAGGAATGAGAGTGGCCGGAAAGATGGCGGCGTCTAAGATTGCGGCAAGTGCTGTAAAATCAGCTTTTGGAGGGTATAGAGCAGGAGCGATGTACGGCAGGGCTATAGGTAATATGGCCAAGGTAGGAGTAAATACGTTCGTGGGCGCCGGCTGGGAGTCTGCCGTGGAGGCTCAGTCCTTCATGAAAGACTCTGAAAGTAAATACAAGGAATATTTTAAAAATATGTATGGTCGGAATCCTAATCAGTCTGAGATGGCTGAATTTAAGAGTTCTATTTCCGATACGGCAAACAGCATATTTTTAGCTAATATGGGTATAGTTGGATTATCCAATTATCTTCTTCTGGGAAAATATCTTGGAGTAGACACTGGTTTTGCTTCTAAATACATACCTGGATTAAAGGGTGTATCAAACACATATAGGGGATCAAAGAGTTTTGTAGATCGCTATTTGTTTGGATTAGGGACTAAGAAGGTAGCGGGTGATGCTGGAAGATTACAGACGGTAAAAGCAAATTTATTCCAGAAATCCTTAGCTACTATTTGGAATGTATCTAAAAGACCCATATCTGAAGGTGTATGGGAGGAAGGCATGCAAGGTGTTGCTCAGCGCATGGGAGAAGATTTTATTAGATCAAGATATGATAAGACGTATCTTGATGCTACGTCTTCTATAGTTGATTCTTTTTCTAAGGCCATAGCTGAACAATTTACAACCAAAGAAGGATTGAAAGAGATTGGTATAGGATCCCTGATTGGTGGTTTATTTGGAGCCAGAAATGGTGCTTTTGGTTTATATGAAAGGAGAAATAAAGAGCGTACTATTAATACTGATGTTGAGAAATTTAATAGTAATAATGCTTTTACTTCTCAATCTGTAAAAGACTCTATGCGAAATTTAGCCGAATTTAATGCTCAAATGAATGATCCTGAATCAGATTATTATTCTAAATTTGAATTATCTGACAGAATGGGAATGTTAGAGGATACGGCTAACAATTTCAGGTCAATGGTTAAAAGCCTTGACGAAAGTGAGTTGGCTTCTGAAATGAAAGTAGATGAAGAAACTGTTAAAAAATACAAGGAAGATATTATAAAAGATTTTGATAAGAAGTTAGCCAATTATAAAAAAGCTTCTTCTTTTGCTGAGGCTATTACTGCTGAGACTTCATCTGATCTTTATCGATCTAATGTTGCTAATGCTGTGTTTAAGGGGTTGGATGCAGAGGATATAGCAATGCAAGCATCAAATGATATTGCTGATTATGTAAATGACAATAATTTGTTTGATGATATAAATACGTTTTATTCATTATCAAGTCAAGCTTTTGATACAGCTAATCAGTTAAGGGAATTGCGTAATGAGATTAATGATCTGAATGCTGAAATAGAGAGGTTGGCTACAACTCCGAGAAGAGTAGAGGATGGCAATGATACCGAAGCAGAGGCTATAAAACAAAAAACTATTAAATACGATAATCTTAATAAGGAATATAGAAGGTTGTCAGAAGATCTTCTTAGTAGTTATAAAGAAGTATTTTATTCTTTTGATCCTGGAGTATTAGCTCTTGAGTTGTTTAAATCCGAAACAATAACTGCTGAAGATATATTGAAGGCTTATGACTCTGTAGCTTCTTTAAGTACTTATATTGAGAATAATAAAGGAAAGAAAGAAGCAGAGGATTTAAGAAATATGGTGGTGAAATACCAGCAAGCCATTACCCAATATAAGGTTTTACGGTCATTTATGAACTCCATACAGGATAAGAAATTCATGAGACATGATTTTTCTTTATTTTCTAAGTTCTTAAATGATATGGTATCTTCTAATACTAAATCTATAGAAAGTGATCGTTTTTACCAGACAGAGGATAATAATATCAGTTTGGATGAAAAAATAGATGAGCTTCTGAATAATGGAGAAATAAATTCAGATGAAGCATTTACCATGAAAGTATTTGGTCATCTAAACGATGGTATAACTCAGAAGCCGAAAGAAGATATATTGTCTGATTTTGATTATGAGTCGGCAATGGAAGATCTTTTGTCTGCACCTATAGAGGTTAAAGAACGTATCGTAGATAAGATATATACAGGTAATCAAGATCTTTTATCTCCAAGGGAGAAGGAGATATATGAAAAGTATAAACAGGATATTGATGATTATATATCAAATCTTGGTGATAGTCCGGCTAAGATGATAAAAGATTTATCAGATAAAGTTAGGAGACTTACTGAACCTCGATCTGTGTATGAGGATAATAAAGCTATTATTGATATGGCTAAATCCAATTTAGAACCAGATCAAAGGAAGGAACTTGATGATGCTATTTCTTCGTATGTTGATATAATGAACAGACGGGATAAAGGGGAGAAGGTTGACGAAGATAAGCTTGCTGATTCGGTATTTACCATAGAAGATCTTGGTCAGGTTGGAAACATCACAGATCTCCTTCCTTATATTGAACAAAACAGGATTATTGACAAAGGTCGTATTTCCGAATCTACGTTAAGTAATTTTGGGGAGGATGATGCTAATATAGATTCTCTTGTAAATGAATTAGACGAATCTGATAATACACCTGGAGCTAACATAGATAGTGCCCAGAATCCAGAGACGTTGATGGTAAGAAGAATCTCCAATGATGGCAACGAAAGGTATGAAATTGCGGGTCTTAGAGCTGATAAATTTATATCTTCTATAAAATCATTGGTTCCTATTCAAATAAGCTCTGAAACGAACGCTAATGGTACTAAAAGGTATTCTCTTAACATAGGTGGAGAAACGGCTACTATAATTGAACTGCCTTATCATGCGAGATGGTCTATAGACAAAGAATCGGCTCGTGTTCTTAACCGTTACACAGACGTGTCTATTCAGGACGTGGGTAATTCCTATTCTTTGGTTTATAAGCGTCTTGATTCAGATGAGTTGGTTCCGTACAGAACGGGTGTTGGATTCGGAGAGAATGAGGTAGATAAAATAGATCAGGAAGCATTATCTTCTTTGAAAAAAGGAGATAAGGTTAATCTCGAAATAGATGTAAATGATACTTATAATCAGTCTCTTTTTACCGAATACAATGACGCTGTTCAGTCCGGCGATAAAAAAAGAATAGAATCTGCTGAGAATAAACTGGTGTCCAATATGGTTATCAAGGTCATGAGTGGGAACAGATTCGTTTCTGTTGTAAAAGCTGATACAGGAGGCATAGATGGTATAAGTAAAATAAGAAGAACGGCTTTTAACAAGTGGAAGAAGGACGCCGGCCGGTCGGCTACCATCGGCGTCGGCACGCATGTTGTTGCCCAGACCCTTCCTGGAAGACCGGTGTTTAACATGAGAGTAAACGGTCAAGGATATGGTCAGGTAGAAAATCTCCCTATTACCGAAAAAGGTGCTGAAAAAGTATCTGATGTTGGATATGTATTAAATGGCAAAGTCGTGCTTAAGAACGGATCTAAATACACAGGCTTCCCATTTGCTTATTCTATATTAAATGACAAGGGGAATAATTACAAAAATGTAAGAGTTCCGGTAGTCGTCATCAAAGGTAAAAACGGTCTTAATTATCTTTTCCCAGTTAGCCTACGTTCTGTAGAATCAGAGGAAGGGCAGAAATGGATGTCTTTTATAGATATGCTGCTTGAATCTGGTGATTCTGAATTGCTACAGATGGGTCAAGATGACATACAAGATCTTAATGCGTATCTAACCAAGTTAGGTCTTGATCCGGCTTCGTATCAAGTATCGTATTTGAATCCTATTTCAGGGCTTAGAAAAGCTCGTGAGGCTATAGAAAAATTATCTACGGTTCCTGATGTTGTTAAGTGGGTAGAAGATGGAAGTAGGAGCGTGAAAGACATTGTGACGTCTGAAGTAGAATCTGGAATAGATTTCGAAGGTGAGATGTTTGTCGCTCCTAAGATCAGGATTCAGTTTGGCAAATCATCTTCCAGGCCTAAATCGCTTATAGAGGATGATCTTCCTTTCTCTGATGAGGGTAAGACCGTTACTTCTAAGGTAGAAGATGTGGAAGTTTATGAAGAGGAAATGCCAGAGGAAGGGGCTGCCCGGGAGACTCAGCCGGCGCCATTAGCTCAGCCGGCTCCTGCGGCACAAGATGCGCAGTCTTTACCTGGCAAGAAGCGTACCTCCAGGAAAAACTTCTCTCTTATGTTAAACGAAATAGAATCTCATATAGAAAAAGAGGGATTGCCGCCTTATGCTAATATTTTTGATTTTATAGCAAGGAAGATTGTAGGAGGTGATTTGAGGTTTCTTCGTGAGAGAGGTAATCCTAAAAGCCTTAAGGAGGAAATGGGATTAGAACCTAAAGGAACAGTAGGTGATAAAATATCCACTCCTTCCGGTAAAGGTGGTAAGACTTTAGAAGAATACGTTTCTTGGCTTCGTTCTCAAACAGATCAGGTAGTCGAGGATTATGTTGGGCCAAGATCTGACGAACAAATTATATCAGAGTTGAAAAACTTTTTGAAATATATTAATTTTGTTCCAAGCAAGGCTTTGAATTATTCTCTTAGAGTCAATGGCATGGATACCCTAAAAGAATATGGCACAAAAGAGGAAGTAGAAAAAATGGAATCTGATATCAATAGTTTGGTTTCTAAAGTTTTGCCTACGGTGGACAACCAAACTATAGAAGATGTTTCTACTGTAATAAAATCAAACAACTTGCCCGCCATATGGGGGCCCGTGGAAAGCCTTGATATGACAAACGAGGAAAAAATAGAGTTTTTGAATAACGTAGCAGATTTCCTTAGCGGCATACCAGAGTATGATGCTGTCGTGGAGTCTATAGAGTCAGAATCAGATAATATTTTAAATGATGGAAAAGAAGGAAGTGCAGAAGGCGGTGCAGTACGCACTGAGGAAGATGGCGATAAAAAGGGAGATGGAGAAGGCAAAGGACAATCCAGAACAAATGTCGAAGTTGAAAGAAATGTCGAATTACCTGGATCTGAAGAAGGAAGAGTAGATAACTATAGGAAGAACGGAGATAAGTTCTCTGACATTGCTGAAGTTACTTTATGGCTACTTAGAAGGGCTGCCGGCATAACCTCTATCCCGGAAGGAGAAGAGGTTTATGTAGAGGGAGATGAGGTTAATAGTATTATGACCGATATGGAATCAAGGTATGGTATAGACACCATCAATCACTCGCATACGACTAAGGCTATAAGGGACCTTAACGGCGTATCAGGTTATAAAGTAGAATACGGCTTAACCTTTTTGACATACGATCCTTTTATTAGAATATCCAATCTAAGGAAAGGATCTAAGGCTGCGAAAGACGAACCTCGTATATCCGAAGAGTCGCTTACTCACATATCAAGGGTGACAACCCCTTATTTCCTGTACGGCGGCGATGAAGCATATACATCTGTTCCGGCTAAGGTAGAACCTATACCGGAGAAGATAATGGGTCGTAATGGCATTAAATTTGGTATGAGTGTAGTCGAGTTAACCAAATTAGGGTACAAAAAAGCTGGTGGAAACTGGATATATAAATTCTATATGAACTCAGGTGTGTATGATTTGTATAATATCAGTACCGGTGAAGCGTTTAGGGCAAAACCGGATCTTGGAGTTAAGATAAGTTCCAGCGCATTCATCCGTTCTTTATCTCAATCTGGTAGAAAAATACAAAATATGATGAGTAATATGAGCCAGGAAGAGATAGATAGGAATAAGAATCTCGTAGAAGGTTCTGATAATTCGGATTCGATAAATGAGTTAAATAAGGAGTGTTGAGTATGAGAAGGAGATTTTTTTAATGCTGCGGATAATTTCGTGGGAGGATGTTATAATAAGTTATCCAATGAAGATATAAAAAGGCTTGGAGGAAAAAGACCTTATGTATGTCAGTTTAATAAAATTCATATACATATAGGACCTGTATTAAAAGATCATGATTCTGATGTTAGTTACATAATGTTTAATAGTAATTGGAATTATGGTGGTTATGAATCTATGGTTTATAATCATAGCAATAATGGTATTTTTATATTAGGTGAAAACAAAATTGGTAACATAGAAGATCATATACAAGATCTAACATATTGGTACGAATATGATCCAAGCATTAATGAAAATTATTGTTATTTTTATTATGAGGCTAATAACAGCGGAAATGCTATCAAGTTGAATGGTGAGTTTGGTGATACCAGTACTGTTTTCAACATTCCCAGCTTGGAAGTCACCACTCTTCGTGATGGCAGTTTGAGTTTTCCGGAGATTTATATAGAAGGAATTTGGGATCCGTCATTGTATAAGTCGGTTTTATAATTAACTTTGCAAAAAAGTTAATTACAATGGGTGTCAAATGTCAGATAGAAAAAAAGGAAAATGAAATAAAACGGGTTAAGGCTCCTAACGGGGAGCCTTCCGTTCTTTACGAAAGTGCTTTAAAAGTATTAGGAAACAGCGAGCGGGCTCTTCAGGTATGGGCTAAGGCTTACACTCCTGGTTTTTTGTCGTATTACGGTCATTGGAATAACCCGGCTCCAGGAGAGATGTTTAATACCGATCCCAATGGTGAACCTCTTTTAGAAGACGTGCTGTCGTATATGAAGCGTCAGACTTATTTTGCTGATCCTTTAACGGCTCAGGATGTTAAGGATGTAAGGGATTTCCTTTTGTCTACTCATTATTTTTTCAATGCGTCTTCATTGTCTAATGCTATTCTCTTCGATTTTTATGTAGATGGCAGTTTGATACTGAATGAGCAGAAATTAAGGAGATCCGGTTTGTATGATGAAACAGAAATAAGTCGTATTTTATCCGATCCTTCTGTTTTAAACGAGGTTTCGACTTCCATGAGAAAGTTAATAGATTCTTCTATTAACGAACATGATAGGGAAAAAGATAATTATTTTATGTCTATTGACTATCAGTATGGTCCTATTGTTTACAAGGAGGGAGTGTTTAACCAATTTGGTAAAAAAGTACCATATAATCCTTCTGAGCTTTATTATGCTATGCGTAAAACAGTAGCCGGCATAAAAAACTTTTCTGAATTTTCATCTGCTTTTGAATCGTTGAGAAATTCATATCCTGAACTGGTTGAGAAATTCGTTTCTGATAAAGAATTTGCCGAATCTATGTTTGATGAGTTCTCATCTACGAATAAGATTCCGGTAATAAACATAGAAGGGGATGATGTGGTGGAAGGCAAGAGAAGATCTTTGTCTAAGCTACAAGATCTTTCTTATTACAATTCCGGCAAAATAGAGTTCCTAAGAGCTCGTATATCAGCTTATTTACATAGGGCTAATGCCGACACCGAATCCGATTTAAGAAGCATGATATGGGATATAGAAGAGGCTTGTACGTGGTTTGGCATAGATATAATAGGGACATCGGAAACTTATGATGGCACAGAAGAATCTTTGAATAAGATAGATAATTTGATGCTGGATCTTGATATTTATGTGGCCAGGCATAATGATGTAAATTATGCTCCAACGCTGGCATCTTCTATAGATGATGTTCTTGGTGATAGTACAGACTATTATTTTGGATTATTGCCGGAGTATATGGATAATTTGAATATCGTTTATTCTGAATCCGATATAGACCCAGTAGAGGCATTTGAGAAACATTCATTGCTCAAGGTAGGAGATAATCTATATCAAAGGATCAGCAAAGATGATCTTAACGAGATGTATCAAATATCAACAGTATTAGCCAAGCACAACCTAACTCATTTTTCTACTAAAATATATCCTGAATCTTGTTTTAAGAACGGCGTTTTGGATAAAGAGAAAGTACGGAACGTAGATAATAATACGCTCATGGCTTCCATTAAAAAATACGTCAGATCGTTCATGGATTCTCAGAACACAGAGGACATGATAATGACCAGGATGGCGTTTGGGCACCCTGCGGTACTTGACGTTCCTTACGTGGATGTGGATCGGGAGTATAGTCGATACATGAACAAAAAACAAGATAGCGAAAACCCATTATCCTTATTCGATTTATACCAATCTTACCTTGACAACAAACTCCATAAAACAAAATTATATGATAATGCCTATAAGTATCTTGACTTCAAACCTGGTCCATCTTTGGGTCTTATTTCTGATGATCCTGATATTTTGAAATCAATAGAATTATCTTTATCTGGAAAAGACAGGTTGATGTTGTTTGATTATAGCATGACCAGTACCGACCCTTCTTTATCAGAATTGTTTTATTTGGAGAGGTATGACCCTTCGTATGCTGGGAATGATTTTGAACACTATTTTTACACCAGGCACCCGTATTTGTTAAAAGAAAAATCGGGTTCTAATATCGTAGAGCAAGATGGTGTTATAACAGCAGAAGGTATTTATGATAATTTTATAAGAGTAGGTAATAAGATATGGTCTAAAGTAAGCGAGAGTAGTTCCGGCTCTATCTACCAAAATCTGACAGGAACCGAATCGGAGGTGAAATACGATTCTACTCAGAAGGTAAAGACGGTAGAAACCGATTACGCTCCATACCAAAACAGATCTGGCTTGACGCAAGATATGATCGTAAGCAAGTCTGAATTGGATGATCTTAACAAATTAGAATGCAAATAATTTTTGTACACATATAATATAGTTTTTTCATAATTACGATTTGGGAAGTGGGGCTTGTGAAAGTCTCACTTTTCTTATATATGCACGTATATCAACAACATACAAGAAAAGTTAGATTTTCATTGTTTATGGATTATTTTTATTAAGTTTGCGATATTAGTTTCAGGAAGGGATTATAGAAAATAGGAAAAAGTAAGAACCGAACGTAACTAATAACAGTAGGAAATGAGAATCAGTACCATCAAACGTAACAACAGCATTCATCTTATGTATAAAAACATTATGAATGATTTAGGTCAATTAAGAACTGTAGTTTCAAAATCCTATATTTATAATCTGATACAAAATCAAACCGGATTAAGTATCAGAACTATATCCCATGTACTTAACCATACCAAAGAACAGGATACGGATTCTTTGTGAAAAGCATGTATTTTCATACATTTGTTCGTTCTTTAGTTTTAGTAGGGAAAAGTTTTTCATGGTATTTTAGTTTAGATTAGTTGAGGCAGGATTCGCAGTGATGCGGATCCTGTTTTGATTTACAGCGCTTTACCCAAAAAAAGAAAAGCGAAAGTTGCTGATTATCAATTTTTCCCCATAAATGGGGAAAACTACTCGTTGTATATTATATTTCCGTTTTTACTGAAAATCCTTCCATTTTATCGGAAACAAACTCAGCCTTGTTCCACCCTGCAATCATGATCTTTGTTACGTGCTTCATGCACGTATGTTTAACAATTAAATACTATAAAATTATGGGTGGTGATAAAATCGTCCTTTTAGATGGAGCCGGGGCTAACGGTGGTGGTGCAGCCACTAACGGTCTTCTTTCAATGATTCCCGGCATGTTTGCTAATTTGATAGGTGGTAATAAAATGGATCCGAATCTGGTGGCGGCTTTGATGAACGGTCGTAACAACCAGGACGGTTTCGGTGGGGCTAACGGTTGGTGGCTCTGGATAATTGTTTTGTTCTGGCTGTGGGGTGGACGCGGCTTCGGTAACGGTTTTGGAAATGGCGGTGATTGTTGTGCCAATGGTTTGCCGGCTCAGTTGAATAACGATTACGGTCGTGAACTTTTGATGCAGGCAATTCAAGGTAATCGTAGCGCCATAGATCAGATTGCTTCTGCTTTGAACTGTTCTACTACTCAACTTCAGAACGCTATCTGCAACGTACAGGGTGCTATTGATAAAGTAGCTGGTCAGGTAGGTATGACTTCTCAGGCTGTTATCAACGCAGTTCAACAACAAGGTTGTGAAATAGGAAATCAAATCAGCTCTTGCTGCTGCAATCTGAGTTCGTTGATCAATCAAAGCACTTGCCAGACTCAGGGAATGATTACTCAGCAAGGTTTTGATAACCAGCTTCGCACGTTGGAACAAACCAATGTCTTGCAGAACGGTCTCAACCAAGGTCTGGCTAACAATCGTGAGCAAGCTACAAGCCAATTCAATATCTTGTCTGCGAAACTTGACGCCCAAACCGTTATGATCAACGACAAATTCTGTCAGTTGGAAATGAGGGAAATGCAGAACACTATTGCTCAACTTCGTGAAGAAAAAGCGGCTTTGACAGCTTCGGCATTATCTCAGCAACAAACCCAGAATATCGTTGGTCAATTACGCCCGACGGCCGTCCCGGCCTACCCCTCTTGTTCTCCTTACCAGGCTTATACTTGGGGACAGGTATTCGGAGGAGGTTGCTGTAATAACGGATGCGGATGTAACAACGGATGTTGCAATAACAACGCTGCTGTCTGATTTTATTAAGAAAGGAGGCTAATATGGCTTGTGTTTCTAAAATAGGATCGTTGTATGAGATGGTTACGAAGAATGTTATTGTCAGTACGACAAATACAGTCTTCGGTATTAACCCACGGGCTTGGATCGCCCTTCCGTGTGAGGGTCTTATCCTTCTTAAGATAAGGCAAGTAGTCCCCACAGCCGGAAGTGCTCTACCGGTACAGATTGCGGTCCCGGCAAACAGCACAGTTTCAACAGTAGGAGCCGACACCTGTTGCCCGGTTACGGGAGTGAATGTCGTGAACCCTATTAACGTAGCTGTCACGGGTGCTGCTATGGTAAATGGCACAGAACGCCTTCTGTACTTCAATAAAGTTCGTGGCGTGTTAAGATTAATGGATTGTTGTGTTCCGACAACAACAGCCCAGGCGTCTGAAGTTAAAGCAGGTAAATGATTTCAGTAGGGTGATGAAGATCATCACCCTATTTTCACCTAACTAATATTTTGATCATGTTTTCAGATTTGAAGAAAGGGTTTCAGGTACATACCCTTGATACTAATACAGTACCTAAATACGAATTGGGAAAGGTAGTAGCCGTATCCGAACCCAGGTATCTTCCTCCTCAGCCAGGTCAGTATCAGGCGATGCAGACCCGCGTGGTGGATCTGACGGTAGAGCTCACTGGCGAAACCAAGACCTATACGGTCCCGGAATCCCAGAATGTGGCTAAGGCTATGGGCATAACATTATCTACCAGCATAGATCCGATTATGAACGAACTGAATGCTATAAAAAACACCAGTCAAGACATAATAAACAGCGTAGATGCCCATCGTGCCAAGATAGAGGCTTGTGAATCTATATTAGAAGACATCAATCCGGCATTCAAACAAACGAGAGAGCAGGATCGTAAAATAGCTGGTATAGAAAATAAGGTGAATGACCTTACTGATTCATTCGAAGATTTAAAGAAGTTAATTGTAGAACGTTTGAAATAAGTGTAATATGATAGTATATGATTTAAATTCAGGACACAGAGAATATCCTGGATATGACGAGATAGAAGACAGACGAGGTGGAGGCAGAGGCAGAAGCCGGCGTTCTGATGGGACGTACATGGGGTACGGTGGTGGTATTTACGACCATTACGGTATGCATGAGAAGATGAAGGAAATGGAAGAACGCGAAAACGAGCTGGAAGAAAGGGAAAGAAGGCTTGAAGAGCGCGAACGTCGTCATGAAATGGAGGACCGGGAATACCGGAGGATGGGTTACGAATCCTACCCGACCGATTACTATGGAGACGACAGATACTACGGTGACGGACCTCAGATGCGTAGAGGTCGCGGACGTGGCAGAGGTCGTTCTTATTGAGGAGCAGACGCAGAGGATCCAGCTTATCAGAAATATGTAGATACTTACGGCTACCATTTTTCTAATGCTCTCGCTGATGAGGCGGTAAAGAAGATGGTCAACGTCGATGGATCCAAGAGGATCTGGAAGCAGCCGGAAATAAAAGATATTTTTGAAAAGTGCGGAGCGAAGAAGCCGGATAAAGCGACATGGGGCGATGTCCAATATGTCTTTGCAATGTACTATTCGGATGGTTTTCCGAAGGTCTTCAAATGTGAGAACGAGTTGGTGAAAGCTACGTTAATGTATTTGGATGATCCGGATGCTCCCGAAGGAGTAGCCTTTATAAGATGGCTTGCCGTGCAAGATTACCTCGGCGAAAAAATAAACTGGAAGGATCTGACCTGAGATCCAGATCCAGGTCCTTCCGGTGGTGCGGGAGCCATAGTAAAAAATATGATTCCCGCATTCCCGTTTTTCCCGTTTGGAAAAAAAGGAATAAAAATATTATACCGGTCGGCGGGCAATAGAATACCCGTGGCCGGTTTGTTTCACATAACTTTTTTTGGGATATGAATATAGCACACGAATCTAAATCGAATAAAACCCCATTGTATTTAATAGGAGAGTTGATTGGCGTACCGAATACGGTTATGGACTCAGCATTGCATGAACTGAAAGATAGAATAGACAAAGACCCTAAATGGGTGATTATATACCACTTTACACCAAAAGCGTAAAGTAATACACATTTATACGGAAATTCGTACCGGGTTACACCAAAACCCTCTACCTTCTGGTAACATCGTTACATCAAAGGATTCTTTTTCCGATTTACGGATGATGTTAAAAGCACCATTGATATCAGCATTAATTGTCTTACCAGAAGAGGTTTTAAACAATCCTCGTTTAATCCTTCTTCCTTTGTAAGATTCATGTTTGCAAATCCGTTCATTATCTAAAAAGCTACATTTTGAAGTATAAGATTCTTCAACGATCTTAACATTAATACCTTCTAATGTAGCTTTATACGATATCATACTGATAAACGAATTAAAAGGAATAGATACAAAGTTCTGATTATTACGCTTTCCAATATTGATCTCTTGTTTCCAGCACTTGTTATGACCGATTATGATCGTATTAATACCATTGGAAACTACATGATTAACCAATATTCTACTTGCTTTATGCAGATAGTCTTTGATCTTGTTATTCCTTTTGTCGGTTAATGACCTTATTTGTTTTGAAATCTGTTTATTGTCTTTTAACTTAGATTTTAAGAATGCTAACCTTTTGTTATAATATTGGTTAATAGACTTTAGTGGTCTACCATTGATGATAAAACAAGAACCGGTGTTTGAAACACAAGATGCTAAATTATCCAATCCTATGTCGATGCCAAGATAGTTCCCATTATCGGACATAAGATTCTTTTCCTTCTTATTGTAAACTATTTCAAGAACAATATACCCATTCTTAGGAACGAATCTAAGTTGTTGAATATTTTGCTTGTTAGTTCTTGTTGTAAAGGAAAACTGTTTTGGTAACTTAACAATGCCTTGTTTTATCCATTTTTGAGAAAAAGCATTTGTTGCAAAAACAGCAGGAAACAAACCACCCTTGTTGAGATACCTTGGCATTCTTACTTCCTCAGAATACTCACCTCTATTCTTTTTATTAAAGAGATTGAAGAAAGATTTAAAGTTTCTATCAACCATCATCAATACTTGTTGAGCAACCGGTGCTGGTAAAGCACGATAGTCAACATCATTTTCTGTTCTTAACTTCTTTTCAAGAGAATAGTAGTTTAGGTACTTATACTTTACAGTATTATCATCCTTGTATTGAAAATAATACTGTCTAACAACATATAACCCTTTATTGTATAAGTTTTTACACTTATGCAATAGATCATAAAGTTCATTGTAATAAACAGAACTTGGTTTGATCGTATGTTGTTCGACTAATCTCATGACACAAATATAGAAATTATTATTTATATATGAAAACAAATTGGCGTATTTGTGGTGTAAAGTTGTATATAATTACCTAAAGATGTTAAAAATTGGCTCGAATCTTTACCCAAGATCTGAACCTATTTTTTTTCAATACCGGGCCCGATGCGATTTTAACGTATCGGGTTTTTATTTTAATTCATATTGTTTTATTTTAAATCTAATTAATTCATGAATGTCGTACTTTTGTTGAAAAAGTATTCTATATGGAAAATAAGGAAGATTACGTTGGTTACGAAGATCAAGAACTGTGTAACCGGTATTACAAAGAGGCTGAAGCCATGAGGCAAAATCAGGACTGGCCTCGGCTTAGGGCTGTCCCTGCTCCGGCCAAGGGAACGCCATCGCCCGGCTGGGGTCAGCTTGGACGTGGAAATGATGTCCGTGTTAAGTATGTTAGCATCAATTCAGGATTAGGAGGGGACAGATTATGACTGTAGAAGAATTGGCTAATAAAAGATACAGTGGCGAATTTGTTTTCATGCTTGGTCATTTGGAAGGTATAACAAGATTCGTTTTTGAATGTTTTGATCCCAGACCTGATCACGAAGGTAAAAATACTTATATGGTTTCCTATTTTGATAAGGGACTTCGTAGAAGAGATGTGGTAGATGTGCCATGTTATATGAATGTTTTAGCAAAATAAATTAAAATATTGTAAATATCGTGGTTAGAATCGCATATTTCGGAACCGATGGCTGCCCCGGTCATCACGTTATTCCAATACGAGGTAAATTCACAGAAGAGGATATTAAGGTAATAGAATCTGTAGATTGTGATGATTTCTATAAGGTGTTTGACGTTATGCGTTTTAAGATAGCTGAGTTTAAAGGATGGACGATATTGGGAATCCCGGCAAGCTTAGACGATCATAGACTTGGAAGCAAAACCGTTATCTTCATAGAAGGTAAAGCTAACGAAGCTGATTTTATAGAAGTCACACAAGAGTATTCTTTTCTTAAAAATAAGGTAAAGAAACTTGCCGAATTGTATCATGATGGAGAATGGCTTGCGACTGGTAAATTGAATCAAGATCCGCCTACTAACAAGGAGCGGTTTCAATTCACGTTAGACAAGGATGATATTATTAACATGATTAGGGGAGTCGATTTAGATCCTTATTCTGATGTGGCGAATGAAATGGAGAAAATCGGATTGGGATCATCATCTGATTCTTCATATGAGGGTCCCATATGGTCTTGGTTTGTTAACAAAGTAGAACTTTGGCAGAAGAATAATGTATGGGATAGTTTCTCCGCTGAGTTTTTGTGGGGTTTGTATTGTAGGATAAAGAAAGTATAGTAACAATTAATTTAAAACAAATCATGGAATTAAAAGATTTTAAAGATGTGGTTAGAGTAATGACAAAAGAAGAGTTCGAATCAGCAATCAACGAAGATATTAAATTCGTTGAAAGATTTAAGCATTTTTTTAAACATGATGATGCTACGAGGATAATAGAACACGTAAAGTCAGTGTTAGAAGCATCAGTAGATTACTTCTATCCTAATCATCCTGAAGTAGAATTTGAAAAAGATTTTAATATACAATACGATGTCAATAATATCTTGAACAAATACGGCCACACCGAAATGGGTCTGTATAAAATACAGCTCTATGTAGAGAAGATTTTGGGTAGTATTCAAAACAAGAAGCCTGTAGACGTGGGAGAAGTCTCTGACGGATACCACACTTTCAATGAATTGTATCGGTATAGCATGTTGTATAACGCTGCCTTCTTTAATCTATTAGCCAGAAGCGGACAGGTTGAAGTTTGCAAATCAAGGAGACACAGCGACGGAGAAAAATGCTTCGGTTCTGATGATTGGTTTATTGTGATGGCGATCCTGCCTACCGGTCAGGTATCTAATCACTATGAAAGCAAATACTGGGATTTGTTTGATGTTCCTGAAAGAGAAACCGCTTTCGAATACGATGGCCATACACCAAATGAAGCTGCCGACAGACTTAAAAAGTATCTCAAACTGCCTCGTCGTGGCATGACATTCGAACAGGCTTTAGAACGGCTTAAATTAGGTCGTAAGATAAAAAGAATCGATTGGGGTAAAAAGTATATCTGTATGTTTGACGTAAATATATTGATGGTAGATACAGGTCAAAAAGTAGCATCAAATTGGAATCCAACCGAACATGATATTATGTCTAATGACTGGGAGATTGCGGGATGAGTTTGTTTGTATGTTCAAAATGTGGCTGTATAGATAATACAGCCACATCATATTACTGGGCTCTTATAAGACCTTGTAAGAATCGTATTTACGATAAGTCGCTAAAGGGATATGAAGGCAAGCCTCTTTGTTCTGAATGTGCCGCTATTGAATATAGTAAGGGAGGCGAAGTGGTGGTAGTTCCTGGAACGTGGCACGGTAAGTTCAAGAAAGAATGGCCTACTGAAGAAGAAAAGAAACATATTGGTAAAAACGGAATATTAAATTTATAGTCATGTGCAATAAAGAAATCGTGATATGCGCTGCCATCTGGGTGCAGGACGGCAAGAAGCGTCCCTATCAGCCCACCAATATACCATCCGGAACCGTGTTCTGTGGATTGAGACACCCCTCTATACTATCTCAACTTGCGGCATACGGTATAGCCCATAAAAACCGCAGTGTTCAAGGATTTTTGACAAGCAAGAATCGGT